GGGATGCCGACTATATCAGCGAGGTTCTAGGTGTCTCTCATTGAAGAGAATCAGGTTGCTTCGGTGGCAGGGCACGGTTTGTTCCGGGAACTCGACCGTGACGATCTCACCTTTGACCTTGGCGACCCTTCCGTTGATGGGGACATCAGTATGGATCCCGATGTCCCGCAGGAACTGCGCCTTGTAGGTCACGATGTCGCCGACGGCGAAGGTGGTGGTCACAGCCGCACGATGCCGGCATCGGTGCAGAACTGCTTGATCCGCTGGGTCCTGGGAACCCCCATCGCCCCGAGGGCACGGATTGCGTTGTGGGCGGCCATGTTGAGTTGGCCCCGAAGAGCCATCCGGCATCCCTGAAGGAGGGTCCCTGCCACCTCGCGGCGAGTCAGGTCCGTGGCGGACTCATACTCGGCTTCGAGTCCATCGACGATGTCGATGCCGATGCCGGTTCCCACGATCAGGGAACCCTGGTAGGTCGAGTTGAACTTGTGGCAACCCTCCAAGAGGGTGCTGATGGTCGTGGCCTTCATTGCGGCCGAGGTCGGATTGCGTGCCATGATCAGGTTCCTTTGGTGTTCCAGTGTGGATTCAGGTGTGTTGGGGCGAAGAGCCAGTCCTGAAATCGGGCTCCAGCCCTTGGGGGGATGAGCAAGCCCTCATCCCCGATGCTCGCACAGAGGACACGAAACCACCCCCCTTTGGAGATGTTGGCAGGGGAGTCCGCTTGAGGAACCACAAAGGCTTGGCGTCCTTGAATCTTCGTCACCTTGGCGGGGATTCCTTGTGGGGGAGCCATGGAGTTAGCGTCCTTTGGGGTGGAGGTGGCGGTAGGCTTCGAAGCATTTCCCCTCTTTTCCAGACCATTTGAAGGGGTCGGCGTTGGGGTCACACCAGCGATGGTCCCAGGAGTGGTTGGGCGGTGGGGCATCGCCAACCTCGGTTTGGGAACCACACCGCTGGCATTTCCAGGTGTAACCCCCGAAGTAGAAGCCACCGCTGTCATGGATGCTGCGCAGGGTGTCCTCACCCTCGTGCCACTGGTGGCCCTTGAAGGCACAGTAGATGCGGTGGCGTAGGAGCCACAGAAACGCCAGGGTGACCAGGATCATGATGAGGGCGGTCATGGTGACTTGCTCCAGTTCTTGAACAGTTTGTCGCGCTGTTCCTTGTGGAACATCTCGATGAGGAGGTCTTGGTCTTCCACGCTCTTGCAGTGCTTGACCGTCTCGTAGCCCAAGGCCTTGGCGAACTCGTCAGCGACGAGCTTGAACTCCGCTTTGCGGTAGTAGTTGCGCCAGAAGTCTTCGACGGAAATGAACATCATATCCTCCTGCCTCTACTACGGAGGACTTCACCAACTTGAGCCCTACTCGGATACGGTTTCCTTGCCCGAGCAGCAGAAGATCCAGAAGGTGTACTTCTGCACGAACACATCACCGACCTGAGCGGTCTTGGCCCAGGTCATGATGGCTCCTGAGTTGCAGTTGAAGAAGGGGTCGAGCAGCCGCATCAGGCTGGTCTCGTCTTGAGCCGGGAGGCAGTAGGCCGCCCCACAGTGGTCGGTGTACACCAGGTTGAACATACGCATAGGTACTACTCCGGTTTGCCCCAGAACTCGGCGGATGCTTTGTCGATTTTCTCTTTGAGAAAGAGATCCAGAGCTTGACGTGTGTCTTCTCGGAACTCTGAACCTGCAGCCTGGTAGACTGCGTCGAAGAAGGCCTGCATTCCGAGTTGATTGCCCGTGCGGAAGATCCGCCGCAGTTCGTTGGTGAGGTGGTGGCTAGGCTTGGTGTGCATCGTGTTACTCCGGGTCGATCTCTTCTGTGGTCCACTGATGCCCATTCCAACACTCAAGGGTCGGGGGGACATCAGGGATCTTGATGTCGAAGTGGTGCTGTGTCCTGCATCGGGCACAGAGCTTGGGATCTTGGCTGGAGAGCGGGGCCACGTAGCGGAAACAGCCCGTGGCCCCGACGCTGGGGCCGTGAGACACGGGCACCCTGGCCTCTCGGACGAAGTAGCGGGGGGAGCCCCCGCATTCAGGGCAGTGGTACTGCTTGAGTATCATCTCAGTAGCCGTGAGCGTAGGAGGTGTTGGACTTCTTCCAGCAGAGATCCGAGCAGACCATGTTGCCGGCCTTGCTCTTGAACTTCGGGGCACCACAGTGGCACCGCTCGACGGTCTTCGTGGCCTTCCAGCACTGGCGCATCCGGTCGATGACACGCTCGGTGATGGCCGAGATCTCACCCGTGCGGTTCACTCGCTTGTCAGCGGAGGTGATGCCCCGGGAAGAGCCGTTGTCGGCCTGGTAGATGGCGCAGACGCGGATGGCGTCCTTGCCAACCCCGCGACAGAAGTTGCCTTCGATGGTGGAGTAGATGAGGACTCGTATCTTGCTCCCGGGCACGTCGCGGGCGAACACCCGCTCCTTCACGCCGGGGAGGAAGATCTCGGTGAAGAGCGACCGCTCGAACAGGGCGAGCAACTCGTAGGCCAGAGTCCTACGATCGTTGCTGTTGTCGGGGTCGTACTTCATCGTGGTTCTCCGTGGTTCTCTGCTTGCCCACCTACTACGGATGGGTTCACCGAGTTGAGCCCCTAAAATGAAGGGCTCAATTCCTAGCCTTCACCCGTAGTAGGGGTGGAGGCTAGGAACACAATGGCAGACATCAGCGACATCTTGGGTTACTTGGATTCCCCTGAAGGGAAGGCGATGATGGCTGCCCACGACCGTAGAACGGCCAAGTACCCCCGCGTCATCGTGACGGTGCCAGAGGGGTTGGTTGGTCAGTTCACCAAGGAGTACGAGTTCCTGGCAGCGAAGAACTCCCCCTGGGTCCGCGACTGCGGGGCGGCCAGTGAGGCCGCTTTGGTGCACCGCCTGGTGGCCGCTCGTGAATGTGCTCTGCGAGTCTCGGACGTGCAGTGCCGGGCTCTCTACAAGGAGAAGGCCCGTCTCGCGTGCCAGAAGTCCCCTCTCACCGAGGTAGAGCGCGATCGCCTGCATGAGCTGAACACGGTCCCTGCGGAGCACCCGATTTCGATGAATCTCGACATCGTGATGCTTATCGTGGACCACCGCCTCGACTCGTGCGGCTACCCCGTGGCGGACTGGCTGCCCCTGCACATCGAGCACCAGTTGGCCGAGTGGCGGTCAGAGGTGGGCGAGGCTTACGGGACTGCTTGGGTCGATGAGGCCCTTCGAGGTGAGTCGTGAAGCTCACACACACGATCCAGATCTCGGTCTGGTCGAAGGACGACAAGCCCCGGCGGGGAGACCATTGTGGGTCCGCCCACAATGGGGTTCCAGAGGACATCTCGGCCGAGGATCTGCAAGCCCTGCTCGCCAAGATGGTGGAAGAGGCGGACGCCGACCTCGTGCGGGGGTTGAAGTTCCACCCGGAGTACCCTCTGCTCGGTGAGATCATCAAGACCCTGGCAGCACATCACCTGCCCGTCTATGGGGTGCATCATCCCAGCGGGGAGCAGGTGTCCCTGTCCCTGTCCGGGGACAGTTCCCGAGCGAACTATGCGGAGTACGCCATCCGCCCAGTGGATGGGGAAAACGCCCCTATCGTCTACTCGGATGATCTGGCTGCCTTTCTCAAGGAGGAGATCCAGTACACGATGACCGGCTGGAAGGGAGGCGAGTATTCTATCTCTGAGAACACCTTCCTTCACATCGGGGATCGTGGGGACCGAGGTCACGTCGTGCAAGGCGTGGAGGTCACCATCTTTGATGGTCCTGATGCACGGCCGGAATGGAACCGCATCGAGTTTTGGCTCGGAGACTAGGAGTTGTGATGCAACAGATTCGAATTGAGCCGGGTCCCATCCACGTTGAGTCTGTCCGTGGGACTCTTACAGAGGACACGCTCTTCTGTTACATCAACACGCGAGAGAAAGGTGCAGTGGCCATCACGTATGATGACCATTCAGTGGCGCTATACGTGGGGGAGAACACCACTCAGGATGATGATGAGGACATCCCGATGACACATGAGCGGACCCTCGTGATTTTCCCCGACCACTTTGTGGTGGAAGTCTCTGAGGGGCGTTACTGCGCTCGGGTGATCGGTGTCCGACGTCCGACTGAGGACGGTGAACTCCTCTACGTCAGTCCCCCAGCAGAGGACGATGCCGTCGAGGAGCTGCCACCGGCCCCGGAGAATGGATAGGACCAGCCTCCGTCTCCCACCAGGTGTTGACCATGTCGAGGTCAAGCTGCTCATAGAGGTCGAGGGGCAGGGTGGCAAGACCAGGTTCGATGAACCACTCCCCCTCGTAGGTTCCCTGTGAGTGGTAGCCCTGCAAGGCCTCGTGGACCCGTTTCTCCCGCCAGCCCATCCCCTCGACGACAAGAATCAGTCGGAGTTTGAAGGGGGAGCCAACCTGCAAGTCGTGAAGCCTGCGTTCAGGGTTGGATGACCGTCCCACCTTGAACGCTCCCGTTGTGTGACTCTGGATGACGTATAGGTGTTCTCCGCCCCTCATGCTCGCACTGCCTGAACGAAGGCTTGAAGAAGCCCAAGGTCTAGCTCCAGGTGGTTCAGGCTGACGCCTGTTGCAACCAGGAGCCAGTCCGCCCAGGGCAGGTAGTCTCGGACGTTGTCCGGGGTGAGGCCCGATGCTATCCCAAGGGGCTTGTCCGGCACCAGGCCACGAATCTCTTGGACCTTGGCCAAAGGTGTGGGCTGGCCGGTAGCCGTACCACTGGTGACAAGAACATCAACCAGTGGGTCTGCCCCTGCGACTTCCAGGGCAAGGGTGAGATCACTGTGTTGGTACTTGAACCCGACACCCCCGAGGACAGGAATGTCGAGGTTCAGGCGGTTCCTTGGGATCCCATCCATCCACAGGCCGTTGGCGTGGGTGGCCATGAGAGGCAGGAGGTGCTCAGGTCCACCCAGGTAGTTGACCCCCAACCATAGATCAGGAAACGCGACCCTCATTCGCCGAAGGATGACGTTCAGATCCATCACGTCGATGTCGTGGTTGATCAAGAACACCCCGTCGGCACCCGCAGTGATGGCGTGCTCGATGTTCCTGGTAGCCTGCGGGACACTCACGGTGTGGATGACAGGGTAAACCTTGCTCACGCCCTACTCGCTCGGGGGCTGGAACAGCCCTTCCAGCTTGGCCATCAGCTCGGTTTTCTCTCTCCCCGTGACCCCAACGGCTGCCACGGCACCACGGATGAGGGCATCGGTCTTGTAGCCCTCGGCGGTGAGGCGGGAGAGGACGTGCCGTAGGGCGAGCACCTCGAACTTCGAGAGGTACATCGCGCCCAGGCGGTAGTCCTCGAAGGCTTCCCAGGCCCAGGGGACCCAGACCTTCACGATCTCGGCGATGGCGCTGGCGTACTCCCGGATCTCCTGCTGGGCGTGGGAGTCCATTCGCAGGGAGAGGAAGTGGAAGAGGTTGTGGAGGTCGATGGCCCAATACGCCTCGGTGTAGGTGCTCAACGGAAGGTCCTTGCGGGCGACCTCCTTGGCGACACCGAACGAGAGACGCTCCTCGTAGACCTCGCGAGACAGGTTCTGCGCCTGTCCTTCTCGGAGGGACAGATACTCCGTAGGGGTCACGGGGAGGTCGCTTACAGGAGTGCTCTCAATCCCCATCATCCTGAACTCTGCCGGCCACTCCGTCACCAGCCCGTTCGACCCCTGCTTGTTGTCGGTGCTCTGAGCCCGCCATTCTGTGGCCTTCTGAGCCGCGTCGATGGCCGGGGCGTACCTGGTGCTGGATTCGTTCACGGAGGCTGTACGGTGCCGAATCCACTGCCTCCAGGTGTCCATCGGGACTCGGACCCGGAGCTTGATGACACACATCTCGAACGGGGAGGTGTGGCGTCCCCGCATCAGGTAGCGGAGCAGGTGTCGGTTCTGGCTCTCGGTGTTCTCAGAGGAGTGTCCGAAGAAGCTGACCCGAGCAGCATCCACGATGGCCAGGTCATCTCCCATTACGTCCACAAGTTGGACGTGCCCATCGTCGAGAACAGGGATGGGGGTGGTGAAGGGTAGGAGTCGTTCAGGTACAGGCATGGGCTTCTCTCCCGGTGGTTGTCCTTCTATACCCTCACAGAGAGTAGGATGGACCGTGTAGCAGGAAGGGAGGGACGGGTGAGATGAGAGCCAAGCAATGAGCAAGACCCCGACCAAACGGGAGATCCAGGCGGCCTTTGGGCAGCGGGTCTATGAGTATGTCGATGATGACGGGGTGACGTACTACTCGTTTACCCGATCCCAGAACATCATCTCCCCTCCGGTGCGCCTTCGGCTTCAAGGTCGCGTGGGGACACACGTCATCCAGTTTCTTGTTCGACTCCGGCGAATGAGCCAGGCCCTACAGACACCCGAGGATGATGGGTAGGGTGCGACTGGCAAATCAGCCCCCTAGTCGGAGAAGATCATGAGTGACCCCACACAGACCCCTGACCAGCCCACGATTCTCGGTGAGATCCTTCCCGAGGAACTTGAGCAGCTCACAATGCTCAAGCAGCAGGCGGACCAAGTTCTACATCAGATGTCGGTCCACCACGTTCAGGGGATGCGGATGGACGACCAGTTCCGTCGTCTGGAGCAGATGACGAACCAGACCATCATGGCAGCGGGCAAGCGCCTCGGCATCCCCGATGGGACGGCGTGGTCGGTGACAGCAGACGGCAAGGCCATTCAGGTGGGAGCACCCCCGATGCCCGCCAGGCCCACCTTGGTCCCCGTTCCGGGTGACGAGGACTCGGCCGACCAGGGGTGAGGACGGTGTAGATGACGACCAATGTGCAGTGGCAACACGCAGGGGCAGTACCCCTGCCGCCGAAGAACACCCAGGTCGTCAGTCCGTTCGTGATTGGCACACTTGACCTCCGATGGGAGGACCCCGCTGTCCTGGAAAGGAATGCGGGGTTCTCTCTCGTCGGGGTCAACATCTATCGGTCCGAGGCCTCGGACCGAGGGCCTTTCCGTCGCATCAACGAGTTCCCGATCGGTGGGACCTTCTTCCGTGACCGTACCAGTTACGCTCGGGTCGAGCGGGAGAACGTGGACTGGAACTCCGCCTGGGTCTATCAGGGGGACGCTCCGAACTCTCGTGAGTGGACCTTCCGTACACGCAACCCCATCGCCAAGCGTTTTGAGGCCGCTCCTCACCAGGAGCCCAACTTCGGGGACTCTCCGACCGATGTGCAGCTCTACATCAACGGTGAGGAGGTGCCCGTTGCTCGGGTGTTCGGCTCAACAGGGGACGTCACCCTGGTCAATGCCGGTAGCTTCAACGTAGCCACCGAGCAGAATGAACCACCCATCCTGCCCACGGACAGCGACACCGTCGAGGTCAGCTACTACACCCCCAAGAATCACGTCCGTTCTGGGCTGGACGTCACTCTCTGGTACAGGTTCACCACGGTGGCCCTCGATGATTCCACCCCCAGTGGCTACGTCGAGACTCCGATGGAATGGACTGAGCCCCGGAGTGTCATTGAGGTGGAGTCCCTCGACTACATCTGGCGGGAGGCCATGCGGCGGAACGCCTGGATCCTTCAGCAGGGTGGGGAGCGGGTGAAGGTGTTTGTGAGGAAGTTGGCTGGCATCCCGTGTGGGTGCCAGATCGAGGACCACACCCGTGAGTACGGCAAACAGCCTTCGCAGCGATGCACGAAGTGCTTCGGCACGGGGTTCCTGGGTGGCTATGAGGGTCCCTACGAGATCCTTGTGGCCCCTGATGATGCAGAGCGCCGCATCTCTCAGTCGGTGATGGGTCGTCGGAAGGAGCACACCTATGAGGTGTGGACGGGACCCAGTCCGTTGCTGACCCAACGTGATTTCATCGTCAAGCAGACCAACGAGCGGTACTCCATCGGCCCAGTGCGGCGGCCCAGTCACCGTGGCAACCTGATGCAGCAGCATTTCAACATCGCCTACCTGGACCAGGGTGACATCCGGTACTGCGTGCCTGTGTACGGCACCACCGAGTTGGCTTGGCCAGAGACACGGGGTCAGAACTGCGTGCGGACGTTCAGTCCCCAGCCTGTGGACCATCCTCTTGCAGGCCCTGCACCGTGGCCTGTGGGAGCTGATGCACAGAACCCGATGATGACCGAGAAGGCCGAGATTTGTGACCCGATCGAACGCCGGGGGCGCACGAAGGTTTGGGAAAATACCGAGTATTGACGGGGTATTAGATGGCTGAGATCGGACGAATCAAGGGCATCTACGGAGGTCCCGTATCCAAGACTCTTGAGGTCCCCGTGACCAAGGAGCTGTTGAACAGGCTCGGGGAGTGCTTGGTGGATTCGTTCGTCAAGGAAGCCAAGAAGGACTTCGCCAAGCGAGGTTGGACCGGCATGGCTCGGGACGGCTCATCTCCGATCTGGGATTCTTTCAGCTACAGGATCCGGGGGGAGAAGACCATCGAGGTGGTGAGCACGTTCCCCGACATCGACGTGTTGACCACCCGTGACATCCCTCGACGTCGGATGTCGTGGCTCACCCAGGAGGCCAAGGACAACCATCCTCAGGACTATCCTCTCACGCCACGCGAGGTGAAACTGCGGATGAAGCAGAGCGGCCGTGTGTCCGACGGAGGCCGTCTCCCTCTTGTGGTCCCACTCAAGGGCAAGGGCGGCCAGGTGATCTTCAGAACAGCTCCGTTGAAGACTCCCGACGCTTGGATTCACCCAGGCATTGCCAAGTTCACCTTTGCACAGCGGGCGGTCAAGTCCGGCAAGGCAGGCTGCATCCAGATTCTCAAGGAAGAGGCCCTGAAAGCGGTCATTGCTGAACTTCAGCGGTAGGGTGTGTTGTCGTCCAACGGGAGGATGAGTGTGATCAAGACAGGAGTGCGTCTCATCATCGAGAGCCAGTGTTCGGAAGTCCCTACGGTGATGGAGTTCGATGAACTGCACATCGAACAGGTGGGGCCTCTCGTGCGGGAGTACGGTTCGGACGGTCAGGTGAACCGGGTGTATCCCAGCTCCATTGCTACAACCGTCCTGACCGGCAAGAAGGTGGGATGATGGCTTTGGTCACTGACATGACTCCAGAGGAACTGGTCGAGTTGGAAGCTCAGATGGGTGACCCTCGGAACGTGGATCGACTCCACAAGAAGTTTACGGCTGCCGTGCAGCCTGCCAAGCCCCTTGGCAAAATCCCTCCCGCCGCCCTTCTTCCAGAACAGTTGATGGACCAGCCCACCGGGAAGTACGGACATTGGGAGAACGACGATGATAAAGGAGTGACCATCGATCTTCTTCCGAAGGAAGAGGGGAAGGTGCAGGAGTGCAAGGTCTACCGTCGCATCCCCAACCGATTCGAGGAGGCGAAGTCCTGCCAGCCCGAGCCCGGAACGAAGCCTCAAGGAGAATGGCATGGAGACCCCCCAACCTTCGGGTCACCCACCACGCTCTTCGGGACCATCTTGCGGATGGCGGATGGTTCACTCGTCCACATGGTCAAGAATGACTGCGACGTGATCCTGTTGAGATCGCTCACTGATTCGCCTATCCCCGGCGAGGAGTAGGGTACTTGTCGGAGGCGACTCGATGTATTTCCAGCTCACTGAAGCCGTAAAGAGGCGATTCATCGAGGAGCTGCGTCGGTACTGGTCGCACCACCCGAAGTACCGTGACGATTTGGTGCCGAACATCCAGGGGAAGTTCTCTTTCAAGGAGCGCCCCCAGCACGGCATCATCATCAAGACTGGCTCTGGCAACCGTGTGGACTTGTCGGCCGACAACTACATCGGGGTCATCGAGTCCTATTGCTTGCTCACACGGGTCAAGAACAAGCCAGGTTTCTCGATTGAGTGGGTGCGGGAAGATGGCCGGGCCATTCAGGAGAACAACGGCTACTTCCCCTCGGCTCCGGGCATCTACTACATCGACATCGTCGCAGCAGACTCCAACGCCGAGGCATCCGCGTGTGGGAGAGCAGCCAGTGTGGACCTGGTGTTCTATGTGGACCCTCTCGTCGAGGTCACCCGAGAGGCCGTCACACTGGTTGATGAAATCCACGCTCGGCTTGCTCATCCTCCTGCGCGTTGGCTGAGACTGTTCGAGATGCCCTCAGGCTTCCGCTTGGTCGAGGGGACGAACTACAGCCTGGACCTGGACGGAGCGGGCAACACGACGGGCGGGGTGACTTTGACCACGGCCCTCACAGGGGGCCGCTGGTTGCAGGCGGACTATCGCTACCAGGCGGAGTCCTACGGCCCGTTCCCGATCCGTGAGATGCACGCAAACAACAGAGCCATCCCCGGGGTGGTGTTGGCGTTCGGTCGTCGTTGCCAAGCGGGTGACCAACTTGCGGTGATGGTCAATGACATCCGGCGGCCCTCGTACATGGAATACGGTGGCAAGTGGGAGTTGAGCCTGGACTGCGATGTGATGAGTCGAGACGTCTACGCCCAGCAGGAGATCGTGGACCAAACGGTCGTGTACTTGTGGGGTGTGCTTCGGTCCCACCTGTCGCATCAGGGCATCGAGATCACTGACGTGACGATGGGTGGCGAGTCCGAAGAGATCTACGATGAGAACGGGGACGACTACTTCTACAACGCGAGCTTCTCGATGACCGTTCAGACGGATTGGTCCATCCATGTCCCCATCGACGGCTACCTTCGGATGGCGGCCTCGTTGACCCCAAGCCAGCATCAAGAGATTGCTGGCATGACCGACGATGATCTCAAGGGTCAGGATGGTAACATCAAGGTACTTGAGGCCCTGGGTGTGGAAGCTGTTGAAGACCCCTTCTGGTCTGGACGGCAGGGCACCTTCGAGATGGTGAAATAACATGGATATTCAGTACAAGGACACTCAGTCATGGCTCCTCCACGCACAATCACTGCGAGAGCAGAGTCAGGAACTTCTCTATGTGGATGACCCCCTTCATCGGCGCATTGGGTTTCACCACGATGAGGATTTCCACTACATCAACCTCAAGGACCTTCATTCCTCGTCAACTCTGGAGATGCGCAGTAGCCAGATGGCTACACAGGATTCCCGTAGGAAATTGATCGAGGAGGGCTGATTTTGCCAACCTACACCTATCAATGCGCCTGTGGCGTGCAGTTCGATCAGCGAGCCCCCATCGCAGACCGCAGGAAGGCCAAGTCCTGTCCTTCCTGTGGTGAGGAAGCTCCTCCCATCCCTCCCGCGACGGTGTCAGGGCAGTTCACGAAATCCGTCACGGGTCCGATGCCCCAGAACACTGGCATCCACGACCTCGACACCCACATCGACCGGGTGATCGGCCAGTCCTCTGCTCAGGGCTGGGATGTGGCAGAGGCCCGGAAGCGCCAGAAGGAAGAGGTGATGGCTTCAGCAGGGGTGGACGGCCATCAACTTAGTCGGCAACCTGATGGCAGTTATGGGGTCCTTCGTCCAGAGGAGCGCGCCGTGCATGAGCGAGCCCAGAAGATTCATCAGAAAGCCGGGGAGTGGAAGCGTAAGGAGACGGCAGGCCGTTAGTTTGACTATGCGGCCCCTGTAAACAGCAAAGGGTGAAAACACCCGGGCACCACCTCCTGGCTTCGGGGCTAGGATGGGCACGATAGACAGACCGATGACCTGCACTGGTGCTTCCCCACAAGGGAACCTGCCTCTTCCTGCTCCGGCAGGGGATGGATCCATGTAGAGCGGTTTCCCTCTGCCCTAGCGCAGAGAACGTCAAAACGACCCGCAGTGAGGTGCCCAGATGGCTTTCCCCGGACAGTTCTACGCCCCCCCCAGCGTTGTCACCCAGACCGACTACGACAACCCGCTCCAGGGTGCGATCGAGTCGCTGAAGATTCCGGTCTTCATCGGTGAGGGCAACGAGTACCTCAGCCAGGTGGACCTGGAAGTCGTGCGAGGCTCTTCCTCCACGGTGGACCAGCGCATCGTTGGCGAGGACCTAACCGGCCGTGCGGTCACCAACATCTCGGCCACGGGCGTCGTGACCCGGGGTGCTTTCGATGGTGTCCTGACCCGTGTGCAGGTGCGGAATCTGCCCATCGTGGATGGCTCCGGTCGAGGGACGACCACCAACAGCCGCAGGGATGTGACGGTGACCATCAACGGTCTCCCGACCGTCGTGCTGGCCGTTGATGGTGCTGCCGGCATCATCACTCTGAGCCAGGCCCCAAGGCTCGGTGACCTGGTTCGCATCAGCTACTACTTCAACCGTGAGGACACGCTGGTCACGGACAACCTGTCGGACCAGGTGACGGCGGAGAACGCCATCATCCGAGCGGCTGTGGGTCTCAAGGACGTGAACGCCCCGACGCCGGGAACGGCTGTCATCGACCTGCACGCTGACGTGCTCGGGCCGACGGGGGCCATCATCGTCCCGGCGAACAACGTTCTGAACCTGGTCGTGGATGGGACCACGGTGGCCCTCACGCTGACGCCGAAGACCACCTACACGATGCAGCAGATCGCCAACGTGATCTCTGCCGCTGGTCTGGGGACGCTGACGGGCAGCACTTTCGTCAACAACTACGGGGAGAACGCTCTGGCGCTCAACTCGCAGCATGACCTTACGGTCCTGGAAGGCTCGGCGAATGCCCTTCTTGGTCTGGCGGCCGGTCAGACCAGTGTCCGGCGCAAGACCTTCTACACGTTCAACGGCCCCATCGTGGATGGGAGCAACGGTGGTGTCACCACGACCGACCCGAGCCACGTTGTCGTGAGGGTCAACGGGGTGCAGGTCATCCCGGTGAGCGTGGATGGTGCTTCCCGAGCAGTCACGCTGGCCCAGGCTCCTCTGGCCGGTGCTCAGGTGACAGTGACCTACTGGTTCAACACCTGGCAGGACACGTTCGACTACCTGGCTCACGTCAACGTGACGAGCCTGACCCGTGTTGGTGATGTGCCGAGTGGCAGCCAGTACACCCAGGGTACGGACTTCATCCTTCAGAACGACCGGGTGATGTGGGGCACGGCGGCTGCGGTCGCCTCGGGCACCACGACCACGGGTACGGAGCGGTTCGACGAGACGCAGATCACGCCGACCCTCATCGACAACAAGACCTTCATGTCGGTCTGCACCCCGGTGGTATCGGCTCAGGGGGTGGTGAGCGGGACGAGCTTCCAGCTCCCCATGAACCCGACGCTGGGCAACGGGCGCGACACGAGCCTCGGCCAGAGCCTGTTCCAGAGCATCTCGAACAACAAGATCGGTGTCCCGGTCAACCGTCCCGACGTGGTGGACGTGTACTGGGGCTTCGGTTTGGATGATGCTTTTGCCCGTGGCAAGGTCACGACCATCCAGGTCGAGGGGTCGGTGGTGACCCTCCAGTCGGCGGTCCCTGTGGGGGCGACGGTCTACGCGACCTTCTACCACAACATGATCACGGACATGGAGTACATGCTGGCCGTCGTCCTTCCGGGCGTCAGCGGCGTGGGTTCCTTCACTATCGTGGACTCCAGCGGCAACCCGATCTACACCCCGACCTTCGACAACACGACGAAGTCGGCGGGTCTCACGGGTGTCGAGGTGGTCTTCCCCAGTGGGTCGGAGCTGAGCCCTGATCTCCACTTCGAGGGTGGGTCGGGCATCGACTTCACCGGTCCTGTCGAGGAGGTGGTCACGGTCACCTTCGCGGACACCCCGGACACTCCGGCACTGTTCACGGTCAAGGGGTCGGCCCCCTACGCCTTCATCCCCGCTGAGTCCGACCTCATCGCGATGACGGTCAACGCTCAGACGGTACTTCCGGTCGCTGGAGTGAGTCTCGACCTCATCTCCGGTGGTACGGGCTCGACGGGTAAGGGCATCATGCCCCACTTCGTCGGTGACGCCATCGCCTACCCGAACGGGACCACGTTCCTCGCGGCGGAGTTCACGGGTGGTGCAGAGCAGATTCTTCTCACCGTCGATGGTGTGGAGATCACGGCGACCCTCCCGGTGCCAGCGGTCAGCGCCACGGTGGCGGACTTCGCTCAGGCCATCATCGAGGCGGCCGATGGTCACGTTGGCACGGTGGGTGCCGTCGGTCCCACGACCACGGCCTTCACGGCTGGCCCCAACGTCCGAGTGCCCATCACCGACTTCTACAAGGGTTGGCGGGTCGTGGTGGGGGCGAATGCTTTCGCCATCACCCCTGGTTCGGTCGGCACGGTGCTCAGTTACAACGGGACCTCGGGTCTCGTCACGCTGGAAGGCCCCATCGACGGTGCCAACGTCTTCACGGTCGGTGACGACTATCGGATGTACAACCCGGACACGATGCCGGTCATCAAGGGTGCCACCCGGTTCAACGGCCCCATCGACCTCTCCGGTGGTGCAGGGTTTGACACCCTGACCGTGCGTGTCCTCGGTGACGTGAACGCGGCCTTCTCAGGCAGCGCCACGGTGAACGTCCTCCACGCCTCGGTGGCGGCCCTGGCCACGGCCCTGAACGTCATCTACCGTGGTGCCACCCCGGTCGGTGGGCACACCTTCGACACTCCCCCGGCGGCTCCTGGCCTTCTGGCCCAGGGTGTCATTGGTGCGGGTCTGGAGGGTCTCGATTTCATCTTCTCGGTGGATGGCGACGGCCGACTCCAGCTCACGCTCCAGTGCTGCCCGACCGACCGTGCGTGCTACCTGGAGTTCGTCGAGCAAGGTGCCTCGGTGGACGACCTGGCTCAGCTCGTTGGGTTCGATGTGGATGCCGCAGCGGGTGTCCAGGCCAAGATGCTGATCAGCAGCAACAACGACACGGGTCCGGTCATCGACGCCGGTATCGCGACCCCCTACCGGGTCACGGTCGGTTCCGTCAACAGCTTCGACCGGCTCCTGCTCCGCAACCGTATCCACCCCGGCGGCAACTCGATGTCGGCTCTGGATGTGGTCGGGCAGTGCCAGCTCCTGGTTGGGGCGGGCTCCGGCAACACCAAGGCCGGGCTCTCCAACGGGGACTTCGCCTCGGCGGCCCCGGGGGCCACGGTCCAGCGGGGTACGATTCTTGGTCGCGTCGGGTTTGGTGGTGGCACTAACACGGCGGGTGAGCCTCAGGTCGTGTTCTACGATGGTTCTGGGTCGCAGCCGGCCAACAACGTGTTCGAGTTCACCCTCGACAGCCAGCCCATCAAGGTGACGTTCGCGGCCTCCGGGGCGGGTACAACCACACTGCTCGGCATCGAGAGCGCGGCGGGCACCGTCATCCGGCAGATCCAGACCGAGCTGGCAGCCAATGGCACCTGGGGTGCTATTGGAGCGGTGCAGACCGCTCTCATCTGCCGGCCTGAGGGTGCCGGCATCCGGCTCACGAGTCAGAGCTACTACGACACGGGTCGGGTGGAGATCGGTGCTGGCTCGGCCAACTCGGTCCTCGGGTTCGCCCAGGGCACCGTGGCGGTCCGCACGCTGGTCAGTGCAGAGGTTCTGGCCTCGGCTCTCAACGGCAACCGCGAGTGGTCGGGTGGTAGCCTTTCGAACTTCTACTGGGACTTCAGCTCCACCCAGACCAACACGGACTTCGCGGACCAGGCTCTGGCCAAGGTCGTGCAGGATTCGTCCAACCGGACCTACCTGCACATCATCTCGGCGGACAAGGCGGGGGCGGACTACGGTACGGGCTCGACCATCACCCTGCTGGATGCTACGACCCGTTCCTGGCTGTACGTCGGCTCGGGCATCGACGAGTTGAACAACGCTGGTTCGGCTGGTGACCCCGCGATGAACGGGTACTTCGTCACCTCCTCGAACGGGGCGGATGGTTCGGGTTCCATCAACACCTCGGTGCTCAACGCGGGCACGGGTCAGGATGGGGTCATCGGTCAGACCTACCGGGATGAGGTGACGGGCCTGACCTTCACCATCCTGCCGCGTGGCTGGCACGACAACTCGGTGGGTCCGTGGATCTCCTACCCGGCGGCGGCGACCCTCCAGTTCCGTGTGGCTCAGACGGTCACGGCGAACGCCAACATCCCGATCCGGTCCATCCCGGGTATCGAGCTGCTGGTGGCCAACACCTCGGGTGTCGGTGCTGGGGACACGGCTCTGGTGACGACCTACCCGCGTGGTGGTGAGGAGCCGGCCATCGGCGATCTCTACTACGCGAGCTACGTCTACCAGAAGCAGAACTTCACGACGGCGTTCTTCACCCGGATGCAGAGCATCATCGGTGCCTACGGTGCCATCCACCCGGACAACCCCGTCTCGTTGGCGGCCTTCCTGGCCATCATCAACGGGGCCGTGCTGGTGGGTATCAAGCAGGTGCCACGTGCCACGGACAGCAACTTCGCGGACGTGAACACCTACCTCTCGGCCATCACCGAGCTGGAGGGTGTGCTTCCGGGTCACATCACCCCCGATCTCATCACCCCGCTCAAGGGTGACTCGACGCCGCTCTTCCAGATTCTTGCTCGGAGCAACGACATCCAGTCGTCCATCCGCTACCGTCAGGAGCGGACGAGCATCATCGGGGTGGCCTCGGGGACGACAGAAGCCGGGGTGAAGACGCTGGCTCAGACCCTGCACAGCGACCGGATGCGGGTGGTCTACCCGGACATGGCTCTGATCGGCATCGAGGACTCGAACGGGACCACCAAGGAGCATCTCATCGACGGTCCGTACCTGGCGGCCATGCTCACCGGTTCCGTGGTCTCGCCGAACTACGACGTGGCCTCCCCCTGGACGAGGCGTCGGTTGGTCGGGCCGACGCAGCTTGCTCGTTCGCTGGATGCTGTGCAGCAGAACCAGATTGCGGTGGCGGGTGTCACCGTGCTGACCGACAAGCCGCCCTTCATCCAGGTTCGTCACGGTCTCACGACCGACATGACCAACGTGCTGACGAAGACCCCGACTGTTCGGCTCATCGCGGACCACGTTCAGCAGCAGAGCCGGGCGACGTTGGACCAGTTCATCGGGATGAAGTTCCTGCCGGGCATCCTCAGCCAGATTGAGGGTCGGCTCGCGAAGATGATGCAGACGCTGGTCAAGCAGCAGATCATCGCGATCTACACCGGCCTCAAGGCCCAGGTGGACCCGGAGGACCCGACGACAGCGAACGTGGAAGCGTACTACCAGCCGGTTTTTCCCCTCTTGTATATTGTGCTAACCTTCCACCTTCGGTCCCAGTTGTAATCCAATGATTTCTAGGGTTTAGACCCACATAGGAATCATCACTAGATAAAACCTCTCAGCGTGGGTATGGTGCTCAACACCGGCCCACGCTGAGAGGTTTTCGTGGTTTTGTGCCCCATCTGTTCTATCAAGGTAGCCAACCTTCGGGGGTTGGCATCTCACTTCCGCCACCAGGCAGCTTCCCACCCGGAGTATTTGGAGTGGCAAGAGGACCAGCGTTGGAATGGGAAAGTTGAGGGTGAGGATTACGTCTGTTGCCTTGAGTGCGGGCATCGAGCGGCAACTCTTGCTCGTCACCTGAAGGCATCCCACGGCATCACAGCGGACGCCTATCGGGTCAAGCACCAGGATGCCCTCATTCGCCCCTCTAAGGTCACGGAGAAGCGACGGGAGGCCATCCAACAGGGTCGGGTGGCCTCCGATGCTTACGATGGCACCAAGAGCATCGTGTGCCCCTCTTGTGGGAGGGAGCACGAGGTGCACAAGCTCTCCTCGGTCGTTCCTTGCCCGGAATGCAAGGCTTCCACGGCGAACCTCCTGGAGGTTGCACGGTGGAAGGGCAAGAAGGAGTCGAAGGACTTCATCCGTTGCCTGGAGTGTGGCTACCGTGCGGAGAACCTGACCAGTCACCTACAGCATGAGCACTCAGGGTATCGGGAGCGTCACCCTGAGGCGTTGGTGGTCGCCTTGGACTGTCCTGTGAGGGACAAGAGTGCTTTGCAGGGGCTGATTCGTCCGCCCGATTTCGGAGAGAAAATCCGAGAAGCCAAGACCCTTGGTTTGACCCAAGAGGATTTCACGCCTTTCTTGGAGCCTGATGGGACGGTAGATCACCGGAGGGCAATGCCAGGTTTGGGTGTTGCGTGGCCTACGCTCAAGACCTACTTGGAGTTGTGGGGGCTGAGAGCAACGCCCAAGTACATCGAGCAGGCGGCCGATGACCGACGGGTAGTCCTCACGGTGGAGGAACTGGAAAAGTTCAAGCTGAAGAATGGGAAGGTGAGCATTGCGGCGGCGATGTCTGGGTTGGGGTACAGCAACATCACCATCAAGAAGGAATGTCGTCGTCTAGGGTTGATCTGGGCACATGGGAACGTCTCTCAGAGGCGTTGCTTGGATGCCGTTTCGGAGGCTTTAGACGGGCGGCATTTTGAGGAGGAATGGAAGAGCTGGCGGTTCACCAACCCACCAACGGGGCATCGCTTCCGGTTTGACGGCTACTTCCCTGACGTTGGGTTGGTCGTCGAGTTTCAGGGGATGTTCCACTACACCTTCCCCAACCCCTGGATGGTGGACGAGTCTTACCGTGCTGAGTGGGACAAGCTCATCGAACGGGACCGCATCAAGCGGGAGATGATCCAGTCTGCACCGGACCTCATCTACCTTGAAGTGCGGGAGGACGAGCCCTACACGGACGTGTCCTACTTGCAGGGCTGTCTGGTCGAGCTGGGCGTGTTGGCAGTCAAGCCGGGTGGGTTGTGGTTGGGGGACACGCTGGTACGGGTTTCTGCCTAGTGACGTTTTTTGTCAAAGTGGTGTCAACGACACCTTGTTGCGGGACTATTGAGCCAGGAGAGTCGGCCTCGCACGACTCTCCGACGAGAGCCGGAAACTCTCATGGTGAAGACACCGTAACCAGGATTGAAAGATGAAACCGAAGTTTCAGCGTAATGACACTGTTCAGCAGGCAGAGCACCCTCCACTATCGAGTGCTTGAATCCCGTTTCAGGACGGATGGTGGGTTTGAGTACCTGTGTGAGAACTACTTGTGGCAGCACCCCCGTTACGTGCAGGTGGACCACCTGCACTGGTTGCCAGAGGAGGGCCTGACCTTGATCAGCCGGGTGACCCCGAAGTCCTAGAAAAGAAAGAGGCCCCCGAGCAGACGTTCGGGGGCCTCTTTGCTTTGGTGCTGATGGCTAGTCTTTCACGAGGCTGAACCTGCCACTACAAGCGCTCTTCTCACGGAGCAATCCCATCCGCTCCAGCCATTTGCAGGTGGTGCGTGCGAGGAACAGGGTGCCAATGAAGTCGGGCATCTCCTGCACCTCTGCCACCGTGATGATGTCCCGCGTCTTGGCTTCTTCAAAGACCGCACGCAACATCACCGGGGTGACGAACCCTGTATGAGCCCTCCATCGCTTGGTGGGGTGCTCTGCAATGATTTGGGCTAGTTTGTCCATCTTACTCTCCTGCTTGTTCATCACGTTGTTGGCGGAACCTTGCCCCTGGCTACCAGTTCACCAGGACTCACCTGACTCTACTACGGGTGGGCTCAGGAAGTTGAGCCTTTGGCGCTACCAAAGTTGTTCAGTAGTCGGGCCAGATGGTGGGCTCTCTCCGCACTAGGGTCAAAACCTGCCTCTGACCAATGAAATGGCGGGGGTCACAAAACACTGAACAGGCAGGTAGCACTGAACGGATTCTGATGAATCCACGTATGATGTGGTACACCGATTGACTACTCTCTTTTCTTGGTTTCAGCGTCCAGGTGTTTGATGAGTCTCCTGGCGTGGTAGGCGACGGCATCAGAGTCGAATCGTCGTTTGCCGAGCCAGGCGACTTCTTCGGCTTCTTGGTGGACGACATCCATAAGGGCATCAAGATAGGCTCGGGCTTGTGGGGAGAGCAGGGTGGCATCGGGAATCCCCAGGAACTCTCCGAGTCTCCGACTCAGGTCTTCGATCTGGGCTCTGGAAAGCAGTTCCGCTGCCCCCACGACCTCAATCTCGTAAACCGGAGGCTTCTGCTCGGGTGAATGGAGTGTGACAGGCATCCGTGGTCTCCTGTGATTGAGAATCAGATGATTATATGGTCTCTTGCTGGGAAACACTTGCGTGGCAGGTGGCACAATATAGCCCATCACCACGGTGAAGTAGGGCACTGGTGTTGCAGGTTTGGTGTCTCATCCAGATGACGTGGTCGGCCCGTCCATCCACGATGTAGATGTCTTCTCCGAAGAGAGAGGTTTGCCGCCCGGTATGTAGTACGGCCTTTCGTAGTTCGAGTGGGCAGGTTTCGTCCCTGATGGGACGTGCTTGTTCCAGCCAGGTCAGTGTGTCTTTGCCCAGAGGATATAGAGCATAGCCCACATCATGGATTGAAGCGGCGAAATCCATCCAGGATTGGTTGCTTGCCCGTGCTCTGGTACGCATCTGTTCTACTGTTTCAAGTTTTGTCTGCATTTCTTTCTGGTTCAGAGGGGCGGGAGGACGCCACGGTCATCAGCGTTGGCCTTGTACTCGTCTTCCACCTTCTCCACGGGCGCTCCAGACGCTTTGCGGGTGCTGTAGTCCGCGTTGAAGGCATCCATGGAGGCCTGCCAGGCCTCGATCTCCTGTCGAGTGAGGTGGCGGACTTCGTGGCTCTTGGGGGTGTAGCTCTGGCGGTTCAGCAGCATGATGTACACCTTGTGGAGGTACACCCGCGACCCCTTCAGGTGGTGGTGGAGGCTGGTCAGTAGGCCTGAGAGGAGGATGGAAGCCGAGAGGTAGACCACCAGCCAGGTCGTGGTGCCCCCCTTGTCAGCCTCAGGTGTCGCGAAGTAGAGGATGCCCACGAGAAGTAGGTTCCCCACCAAGGCGGCCATGCCATGCCATCCCTTGTAGTTGTTGATCTCGGATGCCTTCTGGGTCAGCCCCTCGTATTCCTGCTCGTAGTAGAGCGGAAGCTCGTGGGGGCGGTTGGACCGGACGAGGAGGCTTTTCACCGCAGAAGGCAGGGGGGCCTCCTGTACGGCGTTGCAGAGCCTGATGGCCCTGTCGATGCTGTTGGCCATCACGAGCTTCTGGATCTGGGCCGTGAACGCAGCGGCATTGACCCGGTACTTGCGGGACAGTTGTACGGTCATCACCATCCCCAGGATGGCGATGATGGCGATGATGGCGGTCAGAACAGTCACGGTTACTCTCCCTTCACGACGGTGGCGGTCTTGGTGTCCAGATCGACTTCGATGGTGAGGTACTCACCTGAACGGACGATGCCCTGAAGTTTCTCCGTCAGAGCATCTTCGGCGGCGTCTCGCATCTGGCGATCCTTGTCTCCCGGGTTGGCCCACTCCTCATGAAGGAGCCAGCGCTGGAATTCGGGGTTGTCGAGGTACTGCTCGGCGGTGTCGAGCAGGATGTCCGGGGTCTTGAATGTGAGTCGGATCTTCATGTACCTACTACGCTTGGCTGGTCAGAGTTGAGCCCTACTACTCGGCTTCCAGCGTCCAGCCTCGTGAGTTGAAGATGTGTCCAGACCGGCGCTGGTAGAAACGTGCAACGGTGTCCACCTCACCGTCGTTGTAGTTCACGACGATGTAGTTGTGACAGAGGCGATCCTCGTCACTGGTGTTCTTCCGGTTCATCGAGATGACGGCTCGGATCTTGCCATCGAACACCACGTCCCCAGTGTCGATGCGGACGTTCTGCTCTCGTTTGAACTCGATCATGTCCTTCAACATCATGTTCTCCGTGGTGCCTTGTACACACCTACTACGGATGGCTACGCCAAGTTGAGCCCCCTCAGTTCGGTTTTCTGCCTTTGGCCCTACTCGGGTAGAGGTGAGATGTGGCTGAGCAAACAACCAACCTGACCGACGACGTGGTTCTGGTCATCAACGGGGATAAGTTCCCCGCGACCGCCGGCCCCAATCTCCGTGCCCAAGGCTGGCAGGGAGGGATCTGGGTCAAGTACATCCCACCACCGAACATGGTGGATGAGTACGTTGTGGAAGCCTCCGATGGAAACAGCGCCACGGGGTTCTTGGCCTTCCCTTCTGAAGACTATGACCCTGGCTCCTTCTCGGGTCCGGTGAACAACTACACTGGGGTTCAGCTCCGAACAGAGCAGGGCTCTCGTGCAGGGGCCTCTACCGTCACCATCACGGCTGGTGGTGGTCGATTCTTGTTCCGTATCTTCGAGACGGTGGCCATTGGCCCTGGTGGGTTGAGGGATGGTACGGGTGGGTTCATCACCTACAACCTCAACGAGGACCTCGTGGTCAGCGAGAATGGGTTCCTGTGCAACGACCCAGACGTTCGGCTGGCCCTGGTTGGCATCACCACCCCGATGATTGTCGGGAAGTGCTGTGCGGTGCCTCATGCTCGCAATGGTAACAGGCTTGGGATAGACTTGAAGTTCTAGTCCTCGTCGAGCACCCGACTCCAATCCCAGCCCGTGTTGCATTCCCGAGCCGTCTCTAGGGCTTTTTCTGCCCACAAGGCACGTTCGAGGGCATCGTCCCTTTCCTTGGAAAGGCGGGAGAGGATAGCATCCCGTTCGGTAGGTGGGATCGCTCGCAGCTCTTTCAACTCACCTTCGAGACGAGTTGCCCTCATTTTGGCTTCATGGGCTGCGTTTTGGGCAGTCTCAGCTTCCTTCTGAGCGTGCTCAAGGAGCTTTGAGGCTGAGTCCTCTTTGTCAATGAGGTTGACCATCAAACTGTCGCGGAGGGTTCTGCACTCCTTCTCGGCGATTTCCACATTCCAACGGGCGTTCCCTTGTGGGTAATAGACCCCCGTCATCCTGAGTGACTCCACAAGGCGCTGTACCTCATACGTCGCGATGAGGAGTCGATCTGATCGACTCTTCTCCCCCCACGGGGAGACGGTGACATGATCCGAATCCGGCCCCATGTAGGTCAGGTGCGGGTACAGGAAACGTAGTTCGGGAAGTCTAAGATCCGTCCCCCTCTTGCCTTTGAAGCGGTGCCAGTAGGCCAACTTGTGGGGTATCGTGACATCCCCGTACCACCAGTGGCCCCCTTTGTCTTGAACGATCCGATACATGGAGGACCCAGCCCAGCCTTGAAGTGCTGGCCTTGTCTTGGTTGGGGTGACAAGGCCAATGGTGGCCAGGTCAAAAGTCCGAGGGTGAGGTTCTGTCCAGTCGTCTGCTCGGGTGCCCCGGTACTGCTCGACCTCCTGCTTGGTGAGCCACATCTCCATGTTCTCGCCAGAGATGACGTTGAGCATGGGATAGGCTTGGAACACGTTGAGCCGGTCTGTGACGATGAACGTGCCATCTTGATCGGGGTAGTCACCGTGATGGTTGATCCTGGTCACAACCTTGTCCGTGCATTGCTGGAGGAACCCGCCGGAGCCTGCGTATGCCCCGGTCATCCAGGCGATGGTGGGCTTGGTCTCAGCCTGCTCCTTGGTCTTCCTCGGGGGCATCAGCTCACGCTTTGAATGGCGAGGGTGAGGTACTCCACGACCTTAGCCTGGCTGTAGGCGTGGATCACCATCTTGGTGGACTCATCGGCAGCATCCTGGTTGGCCTCGGCAGCCTCGGCAGCAAGACGAGTGATCGTCTCTTCCCAGGCCTTGAACCCATCACCACGAGCGGGCGGGAGCTTCGTGAGTCGCTCCTCCAGCTCTTGCTCCCAGGGGCGCTGAGCCGTGAAGGTGACCTTGTCTGCGCCCGCCAGGGCACGGAGGGTGGCCGTGGGGAACGGAGTCTCGGACGAGACTTCGATGTTGACAACACGATGCCGGGGACCAACGAGAAACTCACCACGACCGATGGTGAATTTCCACCAAGGCTCCGCGTTGGTGGGATCCTTGCTGTACTCGTTGGGTACTTCCTCGGGGGCCACAGTGATGCCTGTGGCTTCCTTCAGGAGACTCCAGACCCTCCCCCAGTAGGTGATCCACCCTTGGCGTAGGGGGTCCAGGGGGATGGGCTGGAGGCCAGCCTGTAGGGGGACGAGATCCCAGATCTTGTTACGGCTCACATAGGCGGTGATGCCATCGGGCACGTTGATGGGGTCAGGAGCCCGGACCATGCTTGGGTGCTCCGGGTTGGCATCCCATAGGGTGTGGCACGCCTCACGGAACGCATGAGCATCGAGATCGAGGCGGTTGCCCTCGTTGTCCAGGTAGTCGAAGTCCCAGGTCTCGTAGCCGAGACCCGTGTCGTACTTGGTCTCCAGCGGATGCCACTCCACACCCTTCTCGGGGGCCAGCCCCCATTCCCGGCAGAGGGCATCGAACAGGACCTTCTGATGCGCCTTGTTCACAGCCTTCCATTTGGCCGCATAGGCTCGGGCCTGGATGGCCAGGGAGGTGTTGGCGTAGTCTTCTAGCACCTCTCGCTGGGTCGTGGGGTGGATGAACAAGAGCCACCAACCATCACGGCCGATGTTGTGGAGGTCCTTCCCACATCGGCCACAGGTGCGACCGTAGTATTGGCCGTTGGGGCTGTAGTGCCCTCCGGCTCCCTGCCAGTCGTTTGCCCCACAAGGGCAGTCCGGTAGGTGATTCATAGATTCTGAACCTTGAACTTCGGGTGGTCGTTGACCCAGGCAGCTTTCATCTCTTCGAGTTCAAATCGAACACTGCGCAGGGCATACAGTCGGGCTACATGTGTAGCATCCTCGATGAGGGTGGGCTGCCGGTCCATCGTGCGGATGGTTTCCAGCGCACGCTCCTCACGGGCTCCTAGCCCGGTGATGATGTGGGCAAGATCCGAGATGTAGTGATCCTTCTCCATGAAACCTACTACGGGTGGTCTCACAGAGTTGAGCCCTCGTTTTCTATCCAATATCCCGGAAAGGTAGAGTTCCGTGGCTACGGATGGAGACAGTCAACATGAGCACGACCCCACTGCGTCAGGAACTTTTGAAGTTGGCTGCCCAGGTGCCCGAGCTGCGGAAGCCTCTGTTGGCTGTGCTGAACTCAACCAAGTTCGTGCCCGATCGCATCGCTCGGAAGATCGATCATCTCGCCTCGAAGTTCCTCGCCAGCACGACACCCCGCAAGGGTGACAAGGTCATGCTGATGATGGACACCCCACTCGACACGGTGAAGGGTCGGACGGTGCGGGTGCCTGCCAACACACCAGGTGTTGTCGTCGGCAAGGAAGAGATGGAGATGCCGAGTGCGTCCCTGATCGACCAGATGGGAGTTGGGGCCTACGACACACCCAAGTTGATCATCCGGTTCGGTCGCTATGGCGACTGTCTCGTGGAGACCTATGAGTTCCAGCACTTCGGAGGTTCCAAGGGACCACGGGTGGTGAAGATGGCCTCGGCGGTCATCGTGGGTGACATTTTCGTCTCGTCGTGGGGATACGACCAGACCAACGTCGATTTCTATCAGGTTGTGAAAACCTTGCCTTCGATGATCATCATCAGGGAGATCGAGAAGCAGTTGGTGCGCGGTCGTGGGGAGCCCACCGAATATGTGATGCCGATGGTCAACAAGTTCATCGGGGTCCCGCTGAGGAAGAAGGTTCAGGATTACCAGGGTCGAGCCTATGTGCGACTGAACAGTTTCTCTTCGGCTCACAAGTGGGATGGTAAGCCGCAACAGCAGACGGGTGGCGCCTACGGGCGCTAGACGTCTGGTGGGTATGATCACAATGGACCAGTCCCTCTACGGACAAGGAACCTGGATCATGAACGACTACGAGGAAGTGACTCTTGCCTCGGCCGACTCATCTGAGGAAGAGTTGCCTGATGAGCAAGTGTCAGTTCTGGGTACAGCTTGGGCGCTCAGCCCGGAGGACCTTGAGCTGGTCCCCCAGGCTGATGCCATTTCTCAGGAATAGAACGAGTCGCCGAACAGGACCTCACGGATCTTCGTCTCGTGGCTGTGCACCAGAGTGTCGAGGAAATCCGGCAGAGTCATGCCACTGGCGGTGGCCTGGGCGTACAGGCTTTCCCGCGTCTCGAAGGGCACCTCGAACCAGGCTTCCCCGATACGGGTGGGGAAAGTATCGAACTCGGTTTCCTCAGCAATGTCAAGGTGCTTCTCGAACTCGGTTTCCTCAGCGGGCTGCTCCACCGTGGCGAAGGGCTTCGGGTCCCAGAAGCTCTCGTAGGCGTTTGTCGGAGGGTTGCTTTCGAGGAGTTGGCTCAGAGTCCTCGGCAGGTGGTCCAGTGGATCATGAGCCAGGAGAGGGGCATCCTTGGTGGGGACCCAGCACTCGTCTTCGCCAGCAGCGATTTCCGCGAGAGTCTCCGCGATGATGTTGGTGGTGGGGTCATCATCGACCTTCTTCCCGAGGTTGTAGCCCTTCCTGGCGGCGTCCTCGATGTCCTCTTCGGACACCTGGGCCTTTTCCGGGGTCGAGCCGTCATCTGCTCCTGAGGGGAGGGTGTAGAGGTTGGGGCGTCCTGACCGATCCTCCTCCACCAGGTGGTCCACCACGAGGTCCGAGAGTCCCCGTCGCACGGAGTCCCCGGAGAGCCCCGTGGCGTCCGCGATGTCATTGGGGGTGGCAGCCCCCTGCCCGAGACGGCTGCGCTGCTGGAGGGCGGCGTAGCACACCATCTTCTTGTAGTTGTCGATGAACAGGTTGGAGCACCCGTCGATGTCCACCAGGAGGTCGGCCATCTGGGATCCCATGGGGGACATCCAGAATTCATTTTTCGTGCCCTGAGAAAGCAGGTCGTCAGGTCCAGCCATCCGGTCCAGGATGCTGGCCAGGGCGGAAGGGGAGATGTACGCCCTGTTGTAGTTCACGGGGCTGATCTTTCGGTGGTTAGCGATGAACTCGCTAATGTCCTCTTGGGTCGTGGTCAGGTCCGCAAGTGCTCGCTCGCGGATGATGCTCAGAACTTGGAACGTGCGTGCGTTGACAGCCATGTTATTCTCCTGGTGGCTCCCCTTCTACTCGATAGGGTGTCAGAGGAACCCCCTGATCAGACCTCCTCCCAGACTTTTCGTCGGGAAGGTTCTTGTCGAGAGGACACCCTTTTCAGGGGTGTTGCTGGTATGACGGTCTCAGGGACCTGCGGGGATTCGGAGGTGTGCCCCAGATAGTTGAGGGCGGCCAACAGGATGTCGGGTTGGTCTCTAGCATTTCCCAGCAGGAGGTTACATTGAAGGCAAAGAAGCCCTCGCAGTTCGCCGGTGATGTGGTTGTGGTCAACTTGACCACCAAAACCTTCCCCGAAGGGGCGTGTACATATGGGGCAGTGGGTCCCACTCAGAAGGTCTACCACTTCAGGGAAACTGAGATGGTGGGTGATCATCAGTTTCTGGGCACGGGCAACAGAGACAGATCCCCAAGCAGTTTTGATGGCTGGTCGCTCACGGGAGCGTTTCATGGCGTTGAGCATACACTCTTTACACTGAGTTTGGAGTCCATCCGAGGCGTCCCGCTTGGAGTAGAACGCCGATGAATCCAAAACCTGAAGACACCGAGAGCATTTCTTTTCAGGCGAAGTTTTGGGTGTCCGCCTGTTGTATCGCTTTCGGTAGGTTTTGGCGCAGCTCTTACACTGGGAGTGGCGTTTCCCACTAGAGACATAGAACTCTCGGGCTAGTTTCGAGAGTTCACAGCGGGTGCACTTGAAAGTCTCAGTGGAGAGGTTCTCTTTTTCTTGGCATCCTTTACAGATGTTTCGGTGCTGTCTTCTCTGGTAGAAGAAGTCGCCGACAGGTTGTTCAACCCCGCATCGGGTGCATCTTTTGAGGGCCACCAGTTTTGTAAAAGTCATGCCGGAACATTACGAAAGCGCAGGTCCTGTGTCCACGTTTTTTACGTTATACCTTCTCCTCTAGTGTGAACGTCGCTTCTACGACTGCCCAGGAGAACCCTCATGGCGAACATGGACAACGGCCCATCGAATGGTTTGGGGGGTAGTTCCTACCTCTACAACATGGGCACGTCGCCCAACACCCGCACGGCAGTGAGTCAGAAGGTCCGCCTGCTGACTCCGCATTACGGGTCGAACCAGGCGATGCACCAGATGGGCGTCGTGTCGAGCTTCAACCCGAGCCAGAGCCGCACGGTTGAGCCGGTGCGTGGTATCGGTTTCGGTGACCAGGTGGCCGAGCTGGTGCCCAGCGTGACAGAGCCCACCACGGGTTCTTTCGAGCGAGCCCTGCTCTACTTGTGCAACCTCTGGCAGGCCACGGGCTATTCCTCGGGAGTCGATGGCCCCGTGCGTTCGCTGGCCCATCACCGCTGGCCGTTCGACATCGAGCAGCAGCTCGTGTTCTCGACCCTGGCGGACATCGACATGGGCAAGCCCAACGAAGGGCACCAGGGTGGCACCGGGTCGTTCGATGGTGGTGTCAAGCAGGTGACCTACCCCAACGTCACGCCGGACTTCGGTCCCTCGGGCAACCCGGCGACGGGCAACAGCTCCGGTGGCAACGTGGGCAAGGCTCCGGGCTCGGCTCGCGGCCACTCGGCCATCATCACCATCTACGAGGCCTGCTGGTTCACGTCGTGGTCCGCCACGTTCGCGAAGGACAGCGGCATGATCATGGAGACGGGCGACGTGACCGTCACCGACGTCCACGACTTCGCCTCGATGTACGGTGAGTTCCTCGCCACGGGTAACGACCCGACCATCGGGCAGCTCGGTTCCATCCGGTTCGGCGAGAGCAACCCGAACTTCAACATGAACCAGTCGGGTGGTGACATCACGGGCGGGAGCCCACAGTCGCCATTCATTCAGGGCTAACCGTCCGTAGCAGTCGGACTGGGTAGGATGTAGACGGCACCTCCCCCGGGTGGGGGATGGTTCAATCGGTAACAGCCGGTGGCTCCGACGACGGACTACTCGACGAATGTGATGACCCCCGCTTGCTCTGTACTCCTCTCCCACCAGGGAGATGGTTCGATGTGCTGAGGACGGATTCGGCCAGATCATGACTTCTCGTGCTGTCCAGAGCCGCCGCTGCTGTTTCCTGACCATAAGGGGAACGAGCAGATGCAGATCAATTTTCAGGCCCTGGAGCAGGCACTTGCTCCGATTGCGGAGATTGGCCAGGGCGAGCTGACGTTCGACGCCGGCCCGACGACCATCACCATCCGTGTCCTTCTCCCTGCCGAGGAGGTCGAGGCACAGAAGTACGCGGCCCTCGCCCTCAATGAGGCTGACGAGGGTGAGCACTCGGCGGTGGACTACCTCGACCGGTTCCGCATGGGGATCCTCTCTCACGCAGTTGTAGCCGTCGGGGATTACGACTTCCGTGAGGTGGACTTTGTCGAGACCGGGGAGAAGCTCGGCAACGGCACCCCGATCAAGATCGCCAAGCACAAGGCGATGCGACAGTTGCTGGCTCGGTGGACCCGTCCGTCGCTGACAGCGGTGTTCACCAGGTTCAGTGATCTGGTTCAGAAGACCGAGGCTGATGCAGAGAAGCAGATCAAATATGAGCCTTCCAGCATCCCCGCTGAGATCGATCGGCTTCAGAAGCGGGTCACCGAGCTGAAGGAACAGATGGAACGTGCGGAGTCCATCGAAAAGACCAAGTTCTCGGACAAGGTAGCCACCCTCGCGGCAACAGCGGACCTCACGGACACCCCTGCGCCGGCTCCAGTCAACCCTGTGGATGACGACGAGTACCAGGTGAACCCTGAGCAGGTGCTCCCCGTCTCCGCTCGCCGGGCAGGCCCCATCAGTCCTTCATCCGCCCCGCCCCCGCCGGACCGCACCCCACAGCGGACGCCACCGGTGTCCCCGTCCCAGGCCCCGGACTCCTCGTTCATCAACATGGATGATGACGAGGGGTTGGATGCAGCACTGGATGCCGAGCATCGTCGCATCGCGATGATGAGGCAGCGTGCCGCTCAGGGGAAGGCTCCTGTGAATGAGGGCTCGGCGTTGCAGACCATCCACCCGCAGCTCCGTCGGCCTCCGCACCTGGCGGCCCGAGAAGCTGAGGATGAGATCGGGGTGCTGCAAGCCTCAGCCGAGCAGGCCCGTCTCCTCGGGGACATGCCGGGTCATCCTGGTGTCCCGGTGTATCAGATGCCGGTCCAAGACCTGGGCACCCCGGAGCATCGGCCACAGGGGGATCCACGGCAGGCTCTGAACGCCCAGCCCGAGGCCGGTGGGTCGAGCAACCCACGGTTCACCCGCCCGACCAAGCCGTGAGGTAGAGCGTGCTCCCTACCACCACCCCTGACCAGCGCAGTCGTTTCTACGAGGACGTAGAGGCCCTGTTGGCACCTGGCTTCCTGACACACCCGGTGTCTGTTGGGGGCGTGCGTATGCACATGCGGTCTTTGAGCACGGGGGACCTGTTCATGCTTCGAGCACGGACAGAGGGTGGCAACAATGATGACTGGCGGCTGTGGGCGATCGCCACCTCAATCTGGATGATTGAGGGGCGAACCGTCCTGGGGCACGATGATGTGATTCCTTTCCTGGCCGATCGGTTGCGGTTGCTCCCTCACACAGCACTCGACATCCTGTTCTCATTGTTGCTTGGGATGTGGAGCCGGATGAACGAGGCTGCGAACTCCATCGAGGTCTTCTGTTTTGAGATGAGTTCCCGTTACCAGTGGAAGACCATGGGGATGGAAGGGTTGCGCCGGTCGGGTGTCCCCGGTGCGGAAAATCTTGGGTTGAATGTGGTTCAGCGGATCTGGGTGGCGTTCAACGAGATGGAGGACACCAAGCGTTCTGAGGAGACCGCTTGGGAAGGCTTCAAGCTCGTCGCCAGCTCGAATGCTCCCAAGGCTATCAAGAAGATGGATGAGCGGGACCATCAGCGAAGGGCTGATGACCAGGAATCCCGGCAGAGGCGTCTGGACCTGCACTACTACAGCAAGCTCGGTGTCGTGGATGGGAACGGCATCGTGCAGGGCACGGATGGGTCCATGCACCGCATCCAAGGGGTCAAGACCGTTGAGGACCTCGAAAATGAGATGAAGCGGTGGGTCACCGAAGACCATGACCTCCATGACCAGGTCGTGGCGGACTACAAGGAGCGGATCCGGGTCCAGCACGAGACGGAAGCACAGGAGCGTGAGGCCCGCCGTCAGGCCCTTCAGCGCAAGCGGGAGGAACTGGGCTGGGAGGATGGCAAGTTCAGGCCTCAGCCTCTCATGGCGATGTCCGCAGAGCAGCTCCAGGCGATGCTCTCACAGCGGCAGATGGGTCGTCCGGGTGTCTCGTTCATCCCGAAGTCCCAGACCACGGAAAAGCTGTTCAACAAGTACATCGGGGAGCGGCCTGATGCTGGGAACCTAGCCGTGGTTGGCGGCAAGGTGGTGGATCCGAGCTTCAACCCTGATACGGACACTCGGACTCTTCATCAGTTGATCAAGGACCGGAACCCGGCCTTCGGGACAGGGGAGTAGCGCTATGGCGATGAAAGATGTCCTGGGGCTGACCGTTGAGCTTGAGGCGGAGACCTCGAAGTTTGTCAAGGACTTGCAGAAGGCCGCTGGCAAGTTCCGTATCAATGGGGACATGACGGACCTGATCAGGGGGTTCGGGCGGGCACAGGGCAAGATCCAGAAGCAGTTCTCGGACACCATCGCAGCAGCAGCTACTCAGGGTTTCGGGAAGACCAACCTGAAAGGCTTTGTAGACAAGCTCCGTCCGCTGACTGAGCAGGTTGAGTCTTCGATGAAGAGGGTCTTTGACCTTCAGGTGGCATCTCGCCGCAAGGGCCTCTCAGAAGCTGAAAAGAAACAACAAGAAGGACTGCTCAAGCAGGAGCAGATCCGGCTCAAGGGTCTCGATGAACAGTTCAAGCAGGAGGTTAAGAATACTGACCGGTTGATGGCCCGTCGCAAGAAAGCGATGGAGGCGGCTCAGAGAATCCTCGACAAAGAGCATATGGCGAAGACCATCAAGGCCGGCAATGCCTTTGGTGACTCCATCAGTTCGGCGTTTGGGAAGGTTCGAAGCGGGGACTTGGGTGGTCTCCTTCAGGGCCTTGGCGGAGGGATGGGCAAGGCCGGCAAGGGGATGGCCAAGAAGGGCAAGGAGAGTGGCGGCGGCGGGGCGCTCACAGCTATTGGAGGAATGCTTACTATGCTTGGCCCAGGCATTGCTGCCATCGGGGCTATTGCTGCGGGGTTTGCGGCTGTAGTAGCGATCTTGGTCTCGGCTGATAGTGCTATGAAAGATTTGAACAGGACGCTCATGGATGCAGGCATCTCTGGGATGGACCTCGTGGACGAGTTTGGGATGATGGGGGACCGCCTCAACCAAGTTCGTAAGACTTTTACCGATTTTGATTTCAACAACCTCTGGGGAACTACGGCCAAGGACAATTTACAGATTCTTGGGTCTTTCTCTGATGCGGGGGTGTCGTTCAAGAAGATGGCTGACGGAGTGCGAGAAGCCGGCAACGAGATGATGCGTCTCCGTGACTACTCAATGACGGTGCTGACCTACTCCAAGATTCTGGGAGCCTCCACTCAGGACATCAGCACACAGATGGCATCTTACATGGAGGAGTTGGGGTTCAGTCTGGAAGGCATCCAGCAAAGGTATTCCGGCATCACCATGGCTGCCAAAGAATCTGGATTTGCTACGAAACGATTCCTGAGTATGCTGTACCAGGCCACGAGTGGGATGAGCATGTACAACGTTCGAATCGAGGAAGCCGCCGGTCTTCTGATTCAGTTGGGCAAGGTTCTAGGGCAGAAGATGGGCGGGGAGATGCTCCAGGATCTGGTGAAGGGGTTCCGTGACCTGGGTACACAAGACCGGATCCTCAAGGCGATGAAGATTGGTCCCTCTGTTGTGAACAGTGTCGCTCAGAAGGACACCATCTTTGCCGCCGAGGAATTCCAAAACAAGATGGCCACATGGGCAGCCAGTAAGGACAGCTCGCCGGCACAGGTGAGCCTGCTTCGGAAAGTGTTGAAAGATGCCGGACTGGACCAGGGGCCTGAGGGTTTTGCGAAAGCTCTGAGCAAGATGACCACCACGGAGGTCGCTAATCTTCAGTTCAAGATGCAGGCTAGTGGCAATCCAGGGCTCAGCCGCATGATCCCAAGCATGTACAAGGGGTCAATGGGATTCAAGGGCACACGGGGTGGGGCGGCTGCCGCCTTGGGTGGTGTTGGGGCGGGTGCCACCTTGTTCCTACGTCTGAATGCAGCTCTCCGTAATACGGGCAAGAGCCTTGAACAGATCCCTATTGATGCAGAAGAATTGAACATGGCTTTCGAGTCCCTGGCTGGTGAGACAGGGCAGTCCGTAGACAAGCTCCGAGAGATGGGGGGGGCTATGCGGGCCGCCTTCCTGATGATTCAGGATGTGAAATCGGGGAAGGTCACGGAGAAAGATGCTAACGTCTTCTTGAAGGAGTTCGGGGTTGCCATGGAAAATGGTAGGGCCTTCCGTGCTACCTTTGACGATTCGGGTCTCCCCGTTCTCGGGAAGGAGATTGGGGACCAGTTGCAGGATGTCTTCATTGGGTTGGGCTCCCAATTCAAGCCGGATGAGACCCAAATCGCTCAGGACATTCTGCTGGCTCAGGAGATTGCCTCAAACACGGATGACATCAGCAATATCTTGGAACGTACCATTCAATCTTGGCTGCAAGACATCTATGATGTCATCCTGGACATTAAGGCATTCTTTGGGGTGGGGCTTGATGCAGATCAGCGGAAGGCAAAAGTGAAGGCCCAAGCTGAGATGGCGGAGGAGATCCGAGCCACACGGGAGCAGAAGACCAAGGTATTTGGGGAAATGAAGGAGTTGGAGAGATCGATCCCTAAGCTCTCCGGGGCAGAGAAAAAAGATGCAGAGACAAGTTTGGCTGCCAAGCAGGGCGTACTTGCCGCATTGCAAAGTCGGGAAGTCGTACAGCGCAAGGGTCTTCGGGAAATCTCAAACATCCGAGAAGTCGCTGAGGGGAATACAAAGGAGCAGTCTCTGGACCCGAAGACCTATAAAAACGAGGGCATGGGGAGTGCAGGTACTCTGCTGACAGCAGCTAAAGAGATTGAGAAGCTCACGGGTGAAGACCTGGCTGGGCCAGCCGCATCTAAAATAGCGGAATCCAACATGCAATATTGGACCGGGAAGACCACCCCAGGCCAACATGCGGAGGATGTGATTTCCACACAAAGCGAGCTGGCCAGTGCTATGTCAAATGTCCTGGGTCTGGGTTCATCCTATGGCGGGGGGTGGTTCAAGGGTCGAACCAGTAGCGGGTTGTCCATGGGATCAGCTAATACGGGTTTGCAACCTACGATGGATAGGTTTAGTCCGACCCTGACCCAGGAGGGCTTGAGTGCAAAAGATTTCTCCAAAGAAACTGAGGTGTCGGTTCGGGAGCAGAAGAGGATTGATGATGAGCGTGCGAAGAAGGGTGTGGAGGTTGAGAAAGAGCAGAAGAAAGAGTCCGACAAGCGACTCATTGATGCGTGGAAAGACGTCGTCGCTACTGAGGAAGAAAAGACGTTGGGGTTGGCCTTGGCCAACTCAGGTGTAGGCGGTGGCTCTGATGAGATCCTTACCATGTCGAAACGCCTGATGGGTGGGGACATCACTGGGGTCAATCTCACTGAGATGGTCACGGATCCAGAAACGGGTCTCAAGGTACGTCGAGGGGATCTGCTCAGGAAAAAGGCTGGCCTTCGTGGTGCTGTAGCCATCCAGAACAAAATCGGTGCTGTCCAAGCTGGTAAGCCGGCAGCCCAGGACTTCCTCATGCAGATCGGTTCCGGTGGGCGGGTCAAGTTCGCCCAGCGCATCGACAAGGCCGACACCGTGACGGCACTGGCCTCCAAGGGGACCGGAGCTGTTCAGAGTGCTGGGTCCCGGAGTGGTGGCGGCGGCTCCTCTGTGGTCATCAACAGCTTCGGGAATGCGGCTGAGGTCATCCGTGGCATCCAGGCTGCTATCGCGGCAGGAGCACTGTAAGCCATGCCCAAGGACCGCACCCCAGTCTTCAAGAGCGCGTTTGTCTCGGCTGATGACGAGTTCAACGGCCAGGGCGTGCGACCGGTGGTGTTCGACATCCTTGGCCCGGACCTCTCGACCAGCATCCTGCCTGCGGACGTGAGGATGGTCCTGCATGTCAACCCGTCGTCGATGGGGATGAACTACTCCAAGCAAACGGAGCGTATCCAGACGAAGGGCGGGTTCGTCGAGCAGCACTGGGGCGAGGCTGCACGGGCCATCTCGTTCAACATGGCCACAGGCGGGTTCAAGAGGCTCTACACGGGGCTTTCAAACGTCACAGGTGGTGGTTTTGACACCGAGGGCACCCGGCGAGAGACTATCGCCTACGACAAGTTCCTCGACATGCTGGCCCTGTTTCACAACAACGGGAGCATCTACGACTCCACGGGCCAGATCGTCTTCCAGGGGATCATCAAGATCACGTTCGACGGAGGGGTCTATCTCGGCTGGTTCCAGACTTTCACAGTCGGGGAGGCCGCCGAGAAGCCCTACCAGTTCGACCTGACAGCGGAGTTCACCGTGGCCCATGAGGTTCTCCGCATCCGCACGAATAGTGCTCCCTCGGGTTCCATCGGGAACTTCACCCAGCCCTCGGCCAACGTCGCGGACGGGATCGGTCTGATCGGCCAGGCTTGGGGTGATCTTGGCAAGTCCAAGGCCAACAATGACGTTGGCGGGGGAGGAACCTGATGGCTGTCTGGGGCAAAGTTCAGAGGGGCTCCGCTTCCCGGTTCTCATCCAAGGGCAACCCTCCTGAGGGCTCGGGCTACCAACCAGACGTGACCACGTCTCAGTTGGAGTCCCCGCCATCACCAGGGGCTTACAACGGGTTGCGACAGGGGCCAGACTTCGGGTTGGAGTATGAGGCCAACCAGACGCCAGCCATCGACGGTAGCAAGGATCTGCTGCGGACGCTGAGCCCCTTCATGATTCAGGTGGAGCCTCCGCTCATCATGGAGGGGTCCCCCGAGGTCTATGGGGGCAAGAAGGACTACGCGGGGATGTTCGATGGGGGGCACAGCGGTGCCCCCAAGGCCTTCAACGCAGCACGCAACCGCATCAAGATGGACATCCCCGCAGGGTCACAGCTCTCGAATGCGGGCTCCGTGGACAGCTACATTAGCAATGGGTTCATGCACAGGGCACCAGGTGGGGGGCAGGTAGGCACGGTCTCTGTAGACCGAGGGGACCTGGGGCCAACGAGGATTGGCACCCCGGCTCTGGCGGATCTCCAGACGGCAGTGGACATCACGATGCAGCTTCGGGCGCTCGTGAACACCCCACCTCTCATCCTGCTGATCAACCCGCAGTCCCTCGCAATGAGCTACACGAAGATCCAGCAGTTCAGTGACCGGACACGCTATGGTTTCGTGTTCCAGGCATGGGGAGAGGAGCAGCCTCGGCTGACGGTATCGGCCAAGTGCGGGGCGTTCATGTCGGGGGGGCGTGGCGTTCAGTTTGCGAGCCGGAGGGATTCCGCCGCCTGGCAGAACTTCCAGACGGCGTATCAGTTCTATCGACACAACGGCTACATCTACGACACCGTGGGCAAGTCGAACGCGATGCACATGGTGGGAGCGTTGAGCATTCACTACGATGGCTGGGTCTACTACGGTAACATGGAGTCCTTCACCTACACCCTGGAGGAGGGGACTCAGAATGGTGGTGTGACCTTCGACCTGGAGTTCACGGTCAATGCGATGGTGGACACCAGCAAGCAGTCCATGGTCGTCACCCCGATGCGTTCCCCCATCCCATCGGCATCAGACCCCCGCTATCACGGGAGGGAGAACCGAGCCCTTCCGAGCACTGGGGACAATTCGGTTGGAGGGCCAGATGGCGTAGCGGGTCTAGTGCCCCCGAAGTCCACAGGAGGCTTCGTGGGGGCAACTGCAGCGGCTGCGGTAGTGGACCAGGCCGAACGCACCTTGTCCCCGTTCCGGTTTGGGAGGTAGTCCGTGGGCATCGAATCCCGTCCCTATGTGGGCACCTGGCAGCTCAATGGTCGTGAGCTGGTTCAGCACACGCCCGATGCCTTGGTCTATCTCAACGGGGACACGGCGCTGCCCGGTTGCTCGAAGTGCAGTGGCAAGATCGACATCCAGCAGTTCTTGACCGAGGTCTCGGTGGATGCTGGGACGGAACCAGGCGGAGCCTCAGCAACTTTCTCCCTGTCCATCCCTCTGCACCACACGGATTCTTTCGCTCGTGATGCCAAGTTCCTGCTCCGGCCGGGGCTGGAGGTCCACGTCTACATGCGGGGCTACTTCCCCGTGGCCGGGCTCTACAAGCATCTGGCTGAGCCCAAGGTGGTCAACGAGATCGTCGGCTCTACGCTGTCCCCTAGTCAGGCTAGCTTTGGGACGGATCCACTTCTGGTTAAGCCGATCCCCCCTACGATTGAGCGCCTTTTTGATGGGTTGACGTTTGAGGGTAAGCCCTTGTCCGCTTCGCAGCGGGAGAACGTCGAGATCATCTACAAGACCATGACGGATGCCGGATTCCCGGCGTCCTTCGGGTTGGCGGCCGTAAACCAAGCTCAGTTCGAGAGTAACTGGACGGCGACGGCCGAATCTAAGCCTTCAGACGAGACTGGGTCTATAGGTGGGGCAACGGGTCTGTTCCAGTTGTCTTGCCCGAATGGCCTGGGTTGCCCTGTGGACTATTTCATGGATGGCCGGGCTGCAGGTTCCCATGAAATAGCCACGAAGTTCCCTGACAGATACTACGATGGGCAGGACCCCGTCATCTGTTCTGCGCGGATTGCTAGTGCGGCTGCAAGATACGGGAGCAAGTTCCGCGATACCCGGATTTCCCCCAAGGAGATGTACTCTCGGTTCTACTTGTCAGCCCTTGGTAATGCAAAAGGGAGACACCTGGAGTACCGCACTGCCGTGGGCGGGCAGCAGTTCGGAGACAGTTGGGCGAACAAGAGGTTCAGCGCCCAGGTGGCCCAGGAGGTGAAGTCTCAGGTGGCGGAGGTCCAGGTGGAAGCCACTCCTGGCTTCATTCCGGCCAACGTCAACGCGGCCGATGTTGCACAGACAGGCCCCTCCCTACTGGGTGAGATGGGACTCGCAGGGCTTGGTATCGAGAACACCCTGGCCTATCCGTACTACCACGTGTTTCATGGGGTCGTGACGGAGGTGACTCACAGCTACTCCGGTGGTGTGAACACCGTCTCGGTCAACTGTTCGTCGATGCTGCATTTCTGGGCGTACCATAACATGAGCACGAACGCCTCGGTGTTCGGTGCTCGGCCGACCAACTCGAAGCTCAAGATGAGCCTGGTGGGCCACAACTTCACGGGGATGCACCCCTATGCCATCATGTACACCCTGTTCCACGACATGGTGGGGGCGGCTGGTGGTGTGGGTTGGGCACTGGCGGGCAAGAGCAATCAGGCGGCCGTGACCGAGGTCGGGGGTGAGTCCCTGTTCTCGCTGAACATCCGGTACTGGGAGCGGAGGTTCGCGAACAACCACACGCGGTTGCGGATGCACGGGGCCACGGGGGACTTGTTCTCGACGATGACGGCGGCTTGGCTGAGCAGAACATCTTCGGCGAACATTCTGAGGTTGATGCGCGGTCGCTACAATGACCCCAAGGAGTCGGCGACCCTGCCGATCACCAACGAGGCTGAGTCCGTGGGGTTCTTCTCGGCGTCTATCCGCAAGGCGAAGGAGGCGGCGAAGAAGGCTAAGGACGATCTGACATACAAGAGGCTCTCGGCTGACCAGAAGCAGGCCGGGGATGCCACGTCCTTTGGAGATCGTAGCAAGGGTGATGGACAGACCAACACCCCGAAGTTCGAGATCAACATCGTCGAGATGCAGGCATTCGTCTCGAACATCGGCAACTGGGGTCAGGTCAACCTTTTCGAGTCCTCCTACGAGACCAAGATGGAGGTCGCCGAGAAGGTGATGGGTATCACTGGGTTCGAGTTCTATCAGGACGTCGATGGGGACTTCGTGTTCAAGCCGCCGATGTGGAACCTGGACACCAGTAAGTCTCGGGTCTACCGCATCGAGGACATTGACATCATCAACATCTCCTTCATCGAGAAGGAACCACAGGTCACCTACATGACCTGCAAGGGGAGCCAGATCAAGAACATTGGTGGGACCGGGCTAGAAAACGAGTGGGGGGTGCGGGGTCAGTTCATCGACTACAAGCTGGTGGCCCAGTACGGCTGGCGACCTGGCTCTCTGGAGACGGCCTACTTCAACGACTCGAAGTCGATGTTCTTTGCGGCTGTGAACCGCATGGACGTGATGAACATCGCCGTCAAGACGGCATCCCTGACCATCCCTGTCCGGCCTGAACTGCGGCCAGGGTTCCCCGTCTACATCCCCTATCTGGACTGCTTCTACTATTGCAACAGCTTCGCACATTCACACGCTGTTGGTGGCCAGTGCACGACGAGTCTCCAGCTCGTGGGGAAGCGTGCGAAGTTCTATGCCCCTGGGCATCCTGCGAGTCGGGTGGGCAATGGTGTCTCCAACGGGATTGAGGACATTGACCTGGGCAACACCATCCTGCCCGAGCGCCCGTTGCGGGTCCTTGACCAAGAGAATCATCCTCGGCTGAGCGGGTTCCCGAACGTGGTGATGGCTCTGGACCCCACGGAGATCAACCCTTTGTTCTTCGTGGTGGGCAGTGACCTGGAAGACCTGAGTGACCTCCGTGTCATCCGCTACATCCTCAAGATCGGGGAGTCCATGGGGCTGGTGCAGAAGCAGGACACCGGGGAGGGTGGCACCTCGGTCTATGTGTTCAACACGAAGTTCAGCACGGGAGGGGATAGCTCTCAGCAGATCAAGGTGCTGTTCTTCTTCCAGATGGATGATTTCGAGGGTCAGGCGACTAAACCCAAGGACCTGATTGACCCGTTCTTGAAGGCGAACGACATCCCCCTGGATCGAGCATTCAATATCGTCGCGGAGGCCCGTAACTACGGGACTCTCCTCAGCCAGAGCGCGGACGCTCGGAAGGCTTCTGAGCGAACGTTGCAGGATTTGCAGGGGCAGATTCTTCAGTTGCAGTCGCACCGGTCCGAGTTGGCCTCCGGGCAAAACAGGGAGAAGGCCGGGACCATCACACAGATCGAAAAGCTGACGGCGCAGATTGCGGTTCAGGAAGCAGCCCTAGACGACCTGGCAGCCGAGATCAACGGCAAACGGCTGGCTCTGGAGGAGGGATGGAAGGACCCCGCTGATGGCAAGCAGCAGGGTGTTGCCTTCTTGCTCGACATGCTCAACCAGGTGGGTGCCAAGTACCGGACCAGCGCCAGTTTTTCAGGACGGGGTGACCTGAGCAGCACCATCAATCTGCTGGACATGCTCTCTGACAAGAAAGCGACCTTCTCGGACGGCAGCCAACCCGGTAGTTACCGCTACTACTCCGCTTCGCACCCCAAGGAGGAGCATCAGGGTCCGAAGGTGGTGGAGTATGACACGAGTAGCAAGACCCTGGTGGTGGATGGACCCCCTGCGGACTTGGATGGCACAGCACCCGAGATCCTGATGTATGCCAAGGATCCCTACTCGGATGATCCTTCGGCGGTGAAGGTGGAGGCAAAGTTGGTCAAGGGCAAGCCCACGAAGGGCATTCGAGTGCTCAACAGCAACTCGGAGTTCCCGATGGGCCAGTCGATGGCGACCAGCGACATCTTGGAGCTGATGTTCAGTGTCCAGCCGGTGACCATCGTCAAGCAGAGCGTGAACAACGCCCCCACCACGAACATCGGGACCCTGGGTAAGGCAGTGCGTTCCAAGGTGAGCAGTTTGTTCATCCAGGCTAGCCCATCCCCCTCTGACACAATCGAAAGCATTTTTGGGCCTCTTTGGACATCTTGGGCGGGGGAGATCAATGATGCCGTAAAGGTGATGGCACTTCAGGCTTCCAACCAACTGAATGGCAAGCCTATCACCTTTGGTTCGATGCCGTCTTTCCCTAGCTCTGTGACGATCTACAAAGCTCAGGTCCCGAAGGACGCAACTTTCGGTTCGCTGAACTATGGTGGGAAAACCGGTGGGATCACTTTGGGGGCTGGGGGTTCCACGGCAACCCTCGTTGGGGTGTCCGCCACGATCTCAGAGGTACTTGCTCAGAGTTTCGTCAATGGGATGGAGTCGCTTCGACGGTCATCCCTAAAAACCTTCGAAGCAGCAGGGGGAAAGAAAGAGGATTGGGGTCCTGTGCAGGCTGTAGTCGATGGACAGATCAGTAGCCTTTTTGGTGTAGCGGTGGCAGCCAGCAACACCGTCAAGAAGATCGTCCGGCACACAGCACGGGACACGAGTTTCAGTCCGGTGTTCCCGGTGTCGGATGCAGCGGGCTACGAGGTTATCGGCAACTACCGCTACGGGCGTGGGGTGAGCATCGAACCTGACGGGGTCTTCGACCAGATCCACAAGCTGGACATCTTCAGTATGCTCGACAAGACCCTGGTGGAGATGATCCTCCAGTTCTTCGTGCAGAACAAGGGCAACGGAGTGATCAAGGTCCCAGGCTACAAGACTCAGACGGTGGCCGGGGTGAAGAAGACCGGACCCGTATCGGAGACCGTGACACTAGAGGGTCCAGCAGCAGCCAAGTATTTGAACGATGAGTTGATTTCTCAACTTCGAGGCCGAGGTCTCACCGACAAGCAGATCCTCGACTATGGGTTCTTGCTCAAGGGTGACGGTGACGCGAGCCAACTTCAGTTCTCGTTGGCAAATATCTTCGCGGACAAGACCTTGGATGGGATCCAGAAGATCCCAGTCATCAACGCGGCCTACTCTCTCGCCGACATGAATCTTCAGCAGGCTGGCCACGTTTGCGATTGCAAGGCAGCGGAGGCCGACATCCACCTGGTGGCCTTCGGGCAAGAGGACTTCCTCCAGTTCTCACAGGGAGGCTCTCCGCAGCACGAGGGGCTGGGTGAGGACCCTGCGGATGAGGGGTCCAGATGGGTGGCTCACACGGCTGCACAGGCCGCTTCCGGGTGGCAGCAACAGCAGCAGGCTCTTCGAGGGCAGGTGATGGACCGGGGAGGGAGCTTCATCGTCAAGCAGTTGGCCGATGCGTTCACCGACTCCACGGGGCCTAGTGATAGTGCTCTTTCGGCGGCTAGTGCCGAGTTCGAGCGACGGGTTGGGGAACTCACTGGGGAGGATAACTAATGCCTGATGAACTCGGTCGAGCTTGGAACACCCTGGGGCGTGTGCATCGCGGAGACCTCAAGAATCAACCTTTCGCGAAGAAGAAGCAGCTTGATGAGATGAACCCCGATCGGGGTGGCAACATGGGGCTGGGTGTGGCTCGCGTGGTCGCCATCGACTACGAGGAGCACTACGTCACCCTCCGCACGGTGATTGGCACCGAGCAGGAGTTCGAGCGGGTGCCTGTTCCTCTGACCTACCCCGGGGCAGGGACACGGCATTTCCTGGGTGCGATGCCTGAGGTCGGAGACTACTGCGTCATTGGCTGGTTGCCTCAGGAATCCTCGGAGAAGTGGGGTGGGTCCGCCACGCCGGTCATCTTGACTTGGGTTCTGCCTGGTGTGTGGCCAGGTCGGGATTGGCTGACTCTCTCGAACTTCACCGAGGATGAGCACGATGGCGGGACGAGTCGGAGCAAGGAGGAGATCCACGGGATTTTCGACCGTATCCGCCACAAGCTCCGTCACATCCAGCCGGGCAACATCGTGGCCTCCAGTTCGCAGGGGTCAGACCTGGTCCTCGACGAGGATGTGCTCCTGACCAACCGTCGTGGCAACCAGATCCTACTCCGGGATGCCGATCAGGCAGTGGTCACCCGAGCACTTCAGCAGTTCACTGCCCTTGCCGGTAGTCGAACCTATGCCGGAATGGTGCAGCGGGATGCCCTTCGCCTGCCGACGACGATGTTCAGCGATGGGCACACGTGGGATGGGGCTATTCAGGCCTACGCAGGGGCTCCGCTGCACGAGAATGACCTGCCTCTGAGCGAGAACTACCCCAACAACCACCTGACCCCTGACCCGATGCTGGCTCGCAATTTCGGGCCAGAGGGGGACCTTTCGGGAGCGGTCTACTCCTACCCGAAGCACCTGGATCCCTACGTGTTCCTGCACACGGGTGGATACATCGACGAGGAAGGCGTTGCCTACGACTCCAGGCACCTCAACGACGCGGTCTACGGTGGCAAGAACCTCTATCGTATCGGTCCGGGGTCTCAAGACAACGCCACGTTGCTGCCTGGTGCCTCTATCCTGACCGAGCATCGAATTGAGGTGTCCCACACTTCGGATGGTCGTTTGCCCGTGACGGAGCAAACGGATGGTTTCGACGCTGAGCGGTTGCCAGACAGTGATCAGAGCACACCGGGGGTCAGTGGCAACCAACCCTTCATCGAGTGGGTGCTCGGCTCGGTTGTGGGGAATGACCCTTTCACGCAACTAGGCCGCCCTCAGTATGGCCTCCCGATGGTCACCCAGGTGTTCGATGGCATGGGGGGCCTGAGCCCCCGCATGTTCCCTGCTCGGATTGCAGCTCCAGGTCAGAGTGGTGGCACACCTCTGGGACAGCACGCTGCTACCTTGTTCAAGTTGACCCCTGTGAAAGGGGACATGCCTCCCACCTGGTGGTCGGTCAACAAGCGTGGGGAAGTCAACATCAGCATCTCAGGCCACACCTCGGGCTACGGGGTGAATGCTGCCATTGCAGGTGGGATGCGCTTGGCCATGGGCGGCGGGCTGGATCTGCAACTCAAGGGTGGCATCCGTCTGGGCACCCTGAGCAAGGACAGCCTCCGGCTCCGTAGTGAGTTGGGTCCTGTGGTCATCTATGGTGGTGGCCCCACTCGGGATGAAGAAGCCGTGATGGAGCGGCTGCAAGGTACGCAGGGTGGGGAGGGTGGTTCCACCCCCAGTGTGGACATCCATGCTCGGACCAATCTTCGTCTCCGGGCAGAGAAGAAGATTCTCGTCAAGGGGCAGGAGATCGAGGAGAACGCCAAGGTGGTCCGGGCCATTGGCCATGACCTGGTGGAGATCACATCGGCCAAGCAGATCCATTCCTCGACGGAGGACTACAAGTCCACGGTGACCGGGAAGCGGGTGGACAACTTCACCGGCCCCAAGAATCTCCTCCCAACCAACGGTGCTCTGCACGAGCGGAGCTACACCCCGAACTTCCCTGGTGTGGTCTGTGAGGAGGTCACCTATGAGATGGGTGACCGTGAGGAGACGTTCAAGCTCGGCAACCACAAGACCAGCATCCTCATTGGCAACATGACCTATGAGACAGAGGTCGGGACCTGGAAAGCACGGGCGTTTCAGAACTCCGTCGAGATCGGAGCTGGGGGTATCACCGCTGATGCTCTGGTGGGCAACGTCAAGCTCAACGCGACGGCGGGGGCCGCTGTCATGAAAGGTTTGGTGGCGGTGCAGATTGAGTCCAATGGCCCGGTCTCCATCCGGTCAGGGACGGTCATCACGTTGGCTTCCCCAGGCAACGGCCTGGACATCGGCCCCGTCATCTGCGCAGGTTCCCGTGAGCCGTTCACCAACCTCCCCTTTGCAACATGGGGTTTGGGAGCCAAAACGGTCGTGGTGACACCCTGATGGCCCTGACGCCCCAGATCTACTACAACGACCTGGCTTCTTTTCGAGCAGCCACCTCTTTCCCGTTTGGGGGCTTCTCGTTTGACCAGTTGGCATGGGCGGTGGCGTCGGCTCTGGCAACTTGGGGTCCTTCGGTGATGCTCCAAGGGCTCGCCGTGGGTACGGCTGGAGCAGGAGCCCTGGCCGTACCAAGCACACGGATGTTCTTGCTGCCCAACCCACCTCTGGTTATTGCGGGGCTCTCCTCGGCAGGGATGGTGGGTCCTTTGGGGGTGGCTCTGGGGACGGTCATCGGGTTGGCAGTCCCCAAGACCATCTCAAGCTGGGCCAACTATGCTGGGGGGGTGACCGGGGTCGGAGTGGGACAGGACGTGTCCAAGGTGACACGAGCTGATGCCACGGGACTCCTGCTCCTTCTTCTCCCCACGCTTCAGGGTCTCCTGGGGTCAGGGGCTGCCTCCCCGCAGCTTGCCAAGGGTCTGTCTACCGGCATCGCCAGCTTGCTGCTGACGGCGACTGGGACGGGTACTGTGGTAGGTTCTCCAAGTATTGCTCCCGCCTCCGGGGCGTCCACGTCGGTGATGGTCTAGTATGGGTTTTGACTTCACAGGCCATGTTCTTCGTGCTCCTCGGGTCGCCCCTGGGAACTCTGCCACATCCGGTGACCCCACCAACGGTGTCGTGCGGGATGTGCGTATCCCCCCTGGGACTCGCACTGCGGCTCAGCCGGTCATTGCGGACTACGCGGGGGACCAGTATCGGGCTGCGGTGCTTCAAGCACCTGGCACCTCTCCACATGAGTACCTGGTGTGGGCGGCGTTCTCCTCTCATCTCGCCCTGATCGATGACTCATCTTGGTGGTCCGAGGAAGGCACAGGCCGCCTGCCTGTGGGCAGTCTGGCGGTGGGGACGTTCAGCGACGGTACACTCAAGGTCATTGTGACGGACGATGGTGGTCGCCGGGTGGGGCTCATCACCCACCTGGTGATTGCTCGGGGGGACGTGGCTCACAGTGATGGCGGTTGGGTGGACACACAGGATCCTGACCTGGGACGCCAAGGCTCCAACCCCTATTACGTCGTCAAGCCCGATGTGGCTGGCCAGGCGGGCGGAGTTGTCACCCTCAACAACTACAACGTCTACGAGGCACCCAGTACCGGATTGGTAGCCAGCGACCTGGCGACGTTGTTCGATGGCAGCCTGTCATCTGACCGTGGTGACCGAGTCGTGGCCGTTCGGTACACGTTGGCCGCCCAGAAATTCTGGTGGACGAGGAATGACCGCTACGAGACGCGGTTCGGCTGGAACAACACCTTCCAGCGGTGGATGCCCTACAAGGGGTCAGGCCCAGTGAACCTGGGTGCACTTCTGTTCGACACCACCTACAAGCTCTCCCCACCCTTCAGCAACCTCCCTGTAGGCTCTGTGCTGCCTGGCAGTGCTTTGGTGCTGGACGGCTACGCTATGCTCCGTCTGGGCTCCTCAGCAGGTGCCCTGAGTAGCCCTGTGGGCACATCTGACCCGGATGGGTTCACTGGTGTGGTGGTGGTTTCCGATGTGGATGCGGAGAGCGCCTATCCTTTTGAAGCAAGCCGCCGCTCAGGGATCGTGGGGCAGACGAATGGGATTCTTCAGTTCAACCCTGCTTTCGTCGAGAAGAACGCGGGCAAGAACCTCTGGTACGTCTACCGAGGGTTCTCTGCTGACGCCGATGGCTACGTGGGGGACATTCAGGATGACCTGTTCATCTCCCCGGTGCCTGGCCCCACGGATCACCCTTTCATCCGCATCAATAACCGGACTCCCTTGGATGTGGAGCTGGTCATTGACGAGGCCGAGTTGGCTCTGCGGGCTCCGGCCGAGGGTTCTTGTGCTGTTGCCCTGACCACGGGGCGGGTGAAGCTCTCATCAGCCGATGTGGCCAAGGCCGACTCGGGGAACTTGGGGGCTTTCAACAAGCACTTCCTCGGGGCACGGATCTACTACGATGGGGTCGCCCTCAACGCTATTCCGCAACCCCTCAAGGGACCCCGTCCCCTTGTGCAATCGGATGGCATCACGATGACGTTGCATCCGGTCGAGCCCATGTACCTGCCGGATGCTCTTCCGTGGCCGGAAGACCTGGCCGGTTCCGACGAGGTGTTCCGGGGTCTGGGGCTTTCTGGTGTGTTGCACATGCCCGATGGGACGGGAGCCATCCCGGATCCCGAAGGTGTGAACCCCGCTTTGGTAGATGACCCCATTCGACCTGGTGGGGATAGCCTTCCTCCCATTGGGGGTGGCATCGCTCCTCAGTCTCTCGGCCTCATCCGTCAGATTTCCGACGGGGTGGGTGACCTCATCCTGTTCGCAAAGGGTGGGTCTGTCACCGAGGTCGTGGTGGTGGATCGCATCAGTGACCTGCCCACCTATCCACATTCAGTCCCAGGGGGGACAGGGTACATCTCGCGTGAGCCTGTCCCTATCGGGCTCAAGGGTGGGGTTCTACACTCGGTTGTGCAGCTCGGCTCGGACTCACGGAAGCGGTTTGCCGGTGAGGTGGTCTACTTCCTCCAGGCATCCTTGAATCCTTCGACGTACACCGAGAAAGCGTCCATCGCCTCCAAGAGCCGTCTCGTATTCAGGTTCGATGGCACCGAGGTGCTCTACTTCTCCATCGACGGGGTTGCTCATGACTGGCCTTCGAGCCTGTTGCTGGCAGTTCTCCCCGACAATGAGTTCTTCGACGCTGGGGAGGTGGCCACCTCCATCCAGGCTCGTATCGTGGCCCAGGCTGGTACGGGCATTTGCCGGGCCTCCGGGGACCGGGTGGTACTGGAAGCGGTGGACCCCGACAGTGGCCTGGTGGAGATCGGTTGGGGTGACCCCAAGGACCTGACGGGCACCGCAGCTCTGGGATTCTTGCCGGGTTGGGTGGCGGAGGCTGGCAAGCCCAACTGGTTGTCCGATGCTGGCATCTCGGTGGGGCTCTCTCGCAGCCTGTTGAACCTGGACCGCAGCAAGCCGGACGCAGACTACATCGCGCAGTACCGTTTGGAGGACGTGGTCCTCGCGGAATCCGTTCAGCAGTCACCTTTCACCTTCCTCGACTTCGCCCCGGTGGAGGACATCGCGGGCTACGATGAGGGAGTGTTTTTCAACCTTCAGACCGTGGCTTCCCAGGGCGATGAACTGCGCATCATCGACAAGCGGTTGGGTCACTACGAGGAGATCGAGCACCGGTTCCCTGAGGGCAAGTTCGCCTGGTTGGGGGAGTCTCTGTCGTCCAACGCTGTGACACAGCGCACCACGACCATCAACCTTGGGAATCCCAGTGTGGTCCCTGCAACGCTGTTGAACGCTCCAGGCATCAATGGGGCGTTCTTGGCGGCAGAGGATGGGGGACGGTTCGTGGTCCAGCAGCAGGGGGTGGACTACCTCCTCCCGGATCAAGGCCTCTCGGGCACGATTCAGCTCACCACCCGCTACGGGGCCTCCGTAGCTTCTGGCGGGCAGGGGTCCTACCAGAACGGTGGCACGACTTTCACGGACGCTCAGGGGCTGTTCCTCATCACCCTCAAGGCCGGGGACCGTATTAAGCTCTCCTCGGGTCCTGCACAGGGTTCCTATGTCATCACGTCGGTGACGGACAACACCCACTGTGAGGTCACACCCCCGTTCATCGCGGATCCTGACCGGGCCACTCCGTGGGAGGCATTCTCGGGTTATCCAGACAGTGTTTATGACCCAGCCGTCGTAGCCGACCAGGTTTACAAGCCGTTCAACCACCTTCCTGATGAGCCTTTCCAGATCCGTGTCCTGTCCCCGATTGGGGTAGTCGCGGGCCAGGACTACACGGCTGGTGTCGAGGACGCCAACGCGAGTGGTCGCTCGGTGAGTTTGCGGTTTGGTGCCGTGCATTCGGGGACGGGGGTCACAGCGGCGCTCTACCCGATCGGGCTCAGATCCATGGGGGACGTAGCCAACGACACCCTGTTTCTGCCTTACACAGTGCATGTGAGCGAGGGAGTTTTTTCCCTCTGGGTGGGCACGGAGATGTTCTCGCCACTGGCAGTGGCGGCGTTCACGGTTGACCCTGTGGGGGTGGAGTACCTGACGGCTGACTGGATGGATGGGGATGGATTCCTACATCCCAAGGGGGAGCTGAAGTTCAACTCCACCCTGCTCACGGATCTGGCTTCGAGCGATGTTCTCTATGTGGAAGAGCTGCGTGATGCAGCGAATCTGCTGGCAGGGGATGCCGAGTATGATCCGAAGACGGGCCATGTCCGCATTTCGGCAGCGGATGCCGTTACACATGCGGGGAAGCAGCTTTACTTCGTCGAGCAGATGGTGCCTGGATCCGATGTGTCGGTGTCCCCGATGGTGGGGGCGGTGAGCTTCCGCAAGCCCTTGACCAAGGGCTGCCTGGTCGAGATGGAATACTGGCTGGCCACAGTGGAAGGTCGGCGAGTCGGTGGGGTGGATGACACCATCATCGAGTTCCTCCCGGTGTTCGCTCGGCGTGAGACCACAACCCGGCTGACCGACCACGAGTTCCAGATTGACCCCCTTGGTGAGCACGTCATCGACACCCGTGTGGAGCCCTTGGTTTTCGTTGGTCCGAAGCAGCAGAACTTTGGTGTGGAGGACTTCACCACGGATCAGCCTGGGAACCTGCTGGGGATGCGGCTGACTTTCAACCGAGATCTTCCCGCTTGGGCTACTCCGGTGGCGACCTACTCGGTGTTCGATGCTCTGGGTGGGGAGAGGGCGTACACGACTTCTCAGAGCCCGGTCTACCGGCCACCGTTCTACATCCCAGCGGGCCGGGACAACTTCGGGCTTCGAGGGAACCGCCTCGCGGACTTCGAGGTTGGCCAGATGCTCCGCATTGGGGCTGAGTGCTTCTACCTCACAGCCTTGACCTACTTCCCAGACCCTGACACCACTCGGGTGGACATCTATCCCCCCACCTCCAGCGAGGTGGGCTCCCGGTCGCCTGGTAACGACGTGCTTACCCTGGTGACATCGAGTCCGATCACGCCGGTGCTTGACCCTGATGGTCTTGCCCCCATTGCTACAACGGCCCCTGCTGGGTTCATGCAGGAGGTGCCCACAACGGCCTTCCCGTTCGAGCCCGTCAACGCCAAGCAGAGCAGCATCACGTTCCTCGGAGACCTCTCGACTTTCGCGGTGCCTGGCCACATCATGGAGATTGGCGGGATGCCATTCACCATCGCCGAGGCGACGCTGAGCGAGGATGGCACCAGGACGAAGATCACGTTTACGTCCCCTTTCCGTGTGGCTGTGACCTCTCAGGGCACGACGGTGCGGCTCTCCTATCGGCCGGTGTACCCGCCGGACACCCGACAGATTGTAGGCATCGGTCCCTATGTGGCTGCCGAGGGTGTCGAATTGGTTCTCTTCGGTGAGGTGTCCCGTGGGGTGGAGCAACCCGGCCGGACGTTGGCCGAGGGGACTGAGTTCCAGATCGACCCTGAGACTGGAGTGGTGCTCCTGACAGAGCCTTTGCAGGCTCCGCTCGGATCGGGTCAGAAGCTCCTGCTCTCCCACACGAAGATCCGGGTGATGGAGCCCTTCTTCTCGGGTGGTTCGGTGCAGTTCCCCCGATGGTTCGCCAAGTACAAGCACAATGTCCTCCCGAGTGCTAGCAATGGCTACCTGGGTGGGACTCTCACCGCGACCTACACGTTCAGTAGTCCCGATTCCCTTTACTACCGGGCTCTTCCCCTGCGCAGTTACCTCGGCGAGGCCGTTACACAGGCTGTCCGAGAGATGAAGCAGGGCCAGTCCTCGGGAGGTCCCCGGTTGACGGTCCCTGCGGGTGACGACAACTGGGACAAGGGCAACCTCGGTATCCCCTCGGAACGTCGGGACCTCCTCGACAAGGACCGGGCAGCCAGGGCACTGTTGGGGTTCTACAACGACTCCGTAGTGGCGTTCGAGCAGGTGCTGGAGTGCATCGACGGCAAGTTCATCGGTGACCGGGATGGGAAGTTCAGGTTCTGGATTGGTCGGGGGCAGGACTACACCCCACCAGGCTATGAAGATGCCATCACGGGCCTGCTGAACCCCTCGAACGTCTGGGACCTGGTCTTCAACGAGGGTGATCCCACGCGGGACATCACGTTCCTTGAGGCGGACCCCTTGGTGAAACCAGAGGTGGCCACCATCTCCGATTTCCGATTGGCTGGGGCTCCTCTCGGGGTGTCACGTCTCCGCAAGATGATGGACCACCAGAAGTTGTTGGTCCGTAACGACGTGGATGACATCCTGCTGTTGGGAGCTTCCAAGCCGAAGCTCATCCCAACCAACTCCACTCCCTACTTCACCTTGGAGTCGAAGGGGGTGTTTGACCGGATGGGTGGGGCTCACAGGTACTCCAGGTTGTTCCCCACGTCCGCTCGGGTGCTGTTCACCCTGTTGCCGGGCATCGGGGCTGACCTGACGGTTGGGGACGTGGGTGTTTACTCGTGGGGCACCATCAACCCTGAGACTGGAGAGAAGGAGAGCACATACGGGACTCAGATCGGCCAGGTGGCTAACCCGGTCCTCGGCGACATCACGAACGTCTCCGAGAGTCTCATCCGGCTACGTCTTCCCCGCACTCGGGTCTTCGGCTACTACCCGGACGGACTTCTTGCTGATGCCCTGTTCTCAGGTTCCCCGGCGGTCACACAACCCTGCTGTGTCGTTTCGATGGTGCCCCTGTCGGAGCTTCCGGCGGACCCCGCAACGGGATACCCGGATGTGAGTCGTTTCATGTCCCAGGACGTTGCTGGGGACATCCCGGATGCTGAGGCTGGTGACCCTCAGATGGCCCTGCCCGGATTCGAGTCCGGTCAGAAGATCGGCTGGGGCAAGCCGGATGGTCAGTTCCTCGCGGCGTTGTTCCCTGAGGAGTACAGCCTTTTCGGGCTCAAACTCTACACCAGTGTGCTCGTGGATGAGGTGCTGCACGGGTGTGTACTGACGTTCAAGAATCGGCTCGGTGTTGCCATCACCAACCCCAACGACCTGTTGGTAGGGACTACGGCGAACACTGGTACACCAGCACATCTGTTCCCCATCGAGCGGGCCGACACCATCTACGTCCTGCCTCCTGACGCCGCGAACCCCATCTCGGATCCGACAACACAGTCCCCGACGATGGAGGTGATGCAGCAGGCAGCCTTGATGATGCCCACACTCCGGCAGGGGGTGGACATCACCGTGGACACGAGCGGTCGGGTCATCGACCTATCTTTGCCTTCCTGGGCGGATCCTTTCCTGTTCCCCATCAAGGAGATCACGGGCCAGAAGTCTCCTATTCCGATGAGCCATCTGGAAGGCTCGGTGGACTTCGCCAACATCGACCAGCTCCCGCTCAATACCCCGGCGTTGCTCGGGCAGCCTTTCGATGATGCTGGGGACCTTCAGATCCCGTACATGGACGGGACGAACACTGAGTTGGACCGGTTTGACGAAATCACCAACGTCCTGGGTCCACTGATGGCAGCGGATCCTGTTGCTGGCGGCTATTACCCGGACGAGATCCTATTCACTGATGGTGAGGTTCTGGCTGCGGCTGTTGCACTCGGGGGATTCTATCAGGAGCCTGCGACCCTGATGACCCAGACCAAGACGGATCCGGCGGCGACCTATGGCGTTGCTCCGGGGCAGGAAGGGGATCTACTGCTGGTGCAGGTAGACCCGGGTGCTCCTCTGGGATGGCAGGGGATCCTTTCGGTGGGTCGGTTGACCAATGCGAACGTGGGCGGAGACGACTGGTCCTGGATCGAGCCTCCACGGTTCGCGACTCAGGTGAGTCAGGGCTCACCGGTGCAGTACGTTCTCGACAACTATTACGTCCATACGACGCCGGGTAACTACCCGGTGAACCCCCAGGTTACCAATCCTCTGGGGGTGCGGTTGTTCGACGACATCGCGGGGGCCACCACGGTCATCTCGTTCCAAGATATGGCTATCGGTCTTGGTCTTGGTCTGAACGACGGGAATGCCATCAACACGGGCAACCTCAACACCATCCTAGCGGCCTCGGCCGACAACATCGTCAAGGTCAACTTGATCTCCCGTCCCGACGACACCGTGTTGAACGGTCCCGCCGGAGCGGTTTCCGTCGCGGACATGAAGGACGGCCGGGTTTTCCTCACCATCTGGATTCGGTCTGGATTCGCACGGGTCACGGATTATCAGGGCAATGACACCGGTTGGGTTGTTCATGCGGGTGTGACCTTTGGTGGGTTCGACGCGGTGGGTGGGGAGCCCGCTCCTGCAACTGTAGCCGAGAACCGCCACATCATTCTGACTGGTTGGTCGGGCCAGATTCCGTTCACGCCCACTGTGGGGACGGAGGTTCAATGGTTCCTGCCTCACGACCACCTGGATCCCGCTGGCCCGAATGACCGGAAGATCAGCAGGTACGGTTGGGAGTTTTCTCTGGATGTGGATACCAGCACGCCAGGGTTCAGCGACTCGGCCTACATCGACTCGGATCGTCTCACGTTCCACGAGGTCATCGACTTCACGGGGGCACGTCCTCGTGGGTTCGAGCACGACAATGGAGTGGGAGCAACCCACGTCTACCAGACGCAGCTCCGGGTCAAGCAGGTCTGGTTGGGGCTCGGGGCGTACTCCACAGCCAACGATGTGGCAGCCGGTCCCTTGGAGTTCGTGAGTCGGGAGGGTTCTCTCACCAACCTGGAGGGCACCTGGAATCCTGCCCCGTCCCCGGCTGAGGAAGGCTCCCTTCGTGTGATGGCCTTCGAGTTCCTGAACACACCCATCACGGGTTCCAACATCACGGCAGCTCTGGTGGCGTCTCAGTCACTGGACACGGATGGTGTACCCATCCTGGTGGGGAATGGCATCGCGGAGGGAAACCAGATCCACACGGTCGTGCCCGTTGCTTTGAGCGGTGATGTCGGTCGGGTGGTGAAGGGGGACCTGGTCTACATTGACCGTTCAGGTAGTGCCCTGCCGTCCTCCGCAACGGAGAAGGCAGGGACGTACATCGTCCGGTATGCCGTGGAGCCCACTGTAGGACCCAACCTCTACAAGCCTGTGGCTGGGGCTACATTGAAGAGTGGTGGGGGGTTCATCACGTCTCTGTTCCCTCGGGTGGTTTCTTTCGATTTTGATCCATTTGTCTTGCGCCTGGAACTTGATAGCACCACGATCTTGCCCGCATCAGGTAAGGTCTATGTCCAGTTGGGGGACCTCAACACCACAGTTGCAGCCGAATACAAGGCTGCCTTGTTCAGCGTGGAGTACACCGCGAAGGATGTCTCTGGCCTGAGCTTGGTGGGAGGCTCTTTCAAGTGGGCCGACGATTCTGCTGTGGTAGATCCAGTTGTTGATTTGGTGGCCGATCTGGTTGGCCTTCAAATTGGGTGGCACGACAACTCGGGCGGTGGGACTGGAATCCAGCAGATCCCCATCCAGATCCGTGGGAACAGTCTCCCTGATGACTCCTCGGTGGTGGGCTACAACGCGGGGGCTGCCTATGGGGTCAATACCCTCACGTTCAGCCGCTATGGTTCCGTGGCCCTCACGTTTGGTGCCTTGGAGATCGTGAGAGGGTTGGCTCCCGCTGCTGGTGAGGCAGCGGTGGCTAAAAGCCCGGTGTATGGCAGTGAGGTCTTTGACCCGACGGGGGAGGAGATTGTCTACGAGGATGTGCCCTACCTGCTCAGCCTCAATCTGGACAATATCCAGGCCACAACGCTCAACGACCCCAACACCCTCAGTGGTGGTGCCGGGGTGGCGTGTCTGCTGCCAGGTTCTTTGGCTGTCACGGACTTCTGGGCCAAAGGCGGGGTGTTCGTAGAGCCCTCGACGCCGAGGGTCACACTCAACCTGGATCCAGCGAGCGACCCCAAGGTGGTGGATGCTTCCCGGTCCCTGACGGCAGGGACGATTGGGATGCGTAACCCCACAGCAGCCGAGGATGTGCATTTCGAGGTTCGGCGGTGCCGGCGGTGGCACGGCCAGCAGAACGGCGTCAACGATGCGTTTCATCCTTTGCAGTACGCCTACGAGATTCGTCGAGGTGTCGTCACCGATTTCAGTCGGAACGAACAACAGGTGGGGACCCTGACGGCTCTGAACTTCGAGATGAACTGGAACGTCGGGACACCTTTCCCCCGTGTTCCTGACGTGTGGAGCGACAACGATGGGGTGCTGTACCAGGGTACGAACCTGGGACCTTTCACTTCCGAGGACGTGAACATCCACCCGGGAGACATCCTCCGCCTGCTCGATGATGCTGGAGTGGTGCTGGAAGAAGCTGTCGTTTCCGAGGTCGTCTCTGATGCTGTGCTGAAACTCCGGGCTCCGGGGTTCGCCACGCTGACTCAGGCCAGTGTGATTGGTCGTCGCTTCGAGGTCTGGTTGCGTCAGGCCCCTGTTCCTCACGAGCAGAGCAATGAGCAGCTCCTGGATCTCATCACCGACCAGGTCATTCACGAGACGGTAGCAGACCAGAGCGACGTTGATCCAAGCAACTGGGTAGGCGGCTACGTGCCCGAGGTGGCAGCACCTGGGGATTGGACGAGCATCGCCAACCTGCTCTACGATGACTCAGCATCACCCCCGGACTTCGTAGCTTTGGGGGTCCGTGCGGGGGACATCGTTATCATTGACCCGATGGGCCTGATTCCTGTGGTGGACGAGCGGGGCAGCCGTCCGTTCGGGGATACCAGCGTTCCAGGTCGTACAGCAGGGGTCAACCCGAGCCCCCATGTCGTGGGTCAGGTGTCGAGCCTGGACGACAACCGGGGCTTCTATCGGGTGCAGTCTGTGGAGGCTACGAACCTCACACTGGACCCCGTGCACAGTTTTGCAGGCACCTTGGGTGCTGACGTGCTGATGGCCACCACACAGACGGACCTGATGTACGCCATCTATCCGACGGTGGGTCTCTCAGAGCTGTCTGACCCTGCCCCGAACACTGGGGAGGGTCAGAACGACTTGCGGCCTACACGCAAGGCCACCGAGATCAGCCCAGGCGTTTGGTCGTACACCGATTCTCTGGATACGGTTCTCGACAAGCACTCGCTGCGGCCGTTCAGCTACCGCATCATCCGTCCGAACGCGATGTTCAGTGCAGAGATCGTGGACGCCGTGCTGATGATGCGGGAGCGGATGCTCTCGCTCATCGAGATGTTCCGGTCGGTGATGAAGGGGACCAAGGGCGGCTACTACTGGGACTGGCAGGACCAAGAGCACGTTCTGGACCTGGGGGCTCCTTTTGACCCTGACTCGGGCAGTGGGTTGTTCCCCAACCGGTTGGTCACGACGTTGGTGGGAGAGGCCGACTACTCGCCCTTCATCAACACCAGCGACTGTCTTTCGTTGCTGGACCGACGGTTCTGGATTCTTGACCGACGGTTGGACACGTTGAAGCCGGATGCCACCAATCCCTTTGGGATGACGGAGTTCACGGCTTTGGATCCGTCGTTCCCTGATGTGGGTGGTCCCTACACGGCCTATACGGACCAGGTAACAGGAGGTTCAGAGGTTCGCCCCGTTCTTCCTGATGAGCTGGGGCTCATCCTCGATGTCCGTGATCGCCTTCGGGCTATCCGGTACACCTGGTTGGCTTACCGGACACACCGGTACATTGGAACCCTGGCCCGTGTGCAGGCCTTTGATGAGGCTCTCCCGGCCAGGCTGGAAGACCGCCAGAGAACACTGCTTCTGGAGCAGACCGCCGAAGGGGTGACAGGGTGAGCAACCAAGCTGACGAGCTGGCGGATGTGCAGGAGCGGCTGAAGGCTGCGGGCATTGATCTCGGGCAGTGGGGAGAGCTGGGGGGCCACGGCCCGAAGACTCCTGGGTTTGCGCTGCGGCTGGCAGGCAACCTTGGGAAGCTCAACGCCTTGCTTGAGGTGGCGGTGCAGGAAAAGGAGGCGGAGGTCCGGGTGCTGGAGGAGAAGATCATCCGGCTTCGGTTCGGTGGGGGTAGCTGATGCCCGACAAGGTCCGAGGCCAGTGGGGCACCGCCACCTTCGCAATCCCTGACTACCTTGAGGGGATTCGGGATGCCGTCAACAACTTCGCCGAGGTGCTGGTCGCCCTGTTGGAGGTGGCCAACCTCGCCTTGGAGTTCGCCAAGGCGTTCATCAAGGGGTACATCGACCCGCTATCCAGCCTCATCGAGGTCATCGTCGCGGAAGTCAGTGCCATCCTCAGGGACCTGAGACAAGTGGGGCTCTATCTCACGGGGGATTGGGCACTGTTGGGATGGCCTCCAGAGGATCTTCGGGGCGGCTATCTTGCCTACGAGCGGAGGATGATCGCTCGTCTCACGGACCGCACGGATCCGACCAGGCCAGACGTGTCCGGACAGACGAAGGTTGCGGGATTCTTCTGCTACCTGTCGGTGGACCCTTCGGACTTCGAGAGGTTGATCAACTTCATCATCACTTTCCTCAAGATGCTCGGGGTGAGCTTCTTCCCGGACACGAGCCGGATGCCTATCCCGACCATCAAGGACACCTTGTATGGGACCCAGGCCATAGCGGCAGTGCCTGCAGCGTTTCAGTTCCAGGGTCTCAGTGCTTCCTTGAAGGCAGGAGGAGGTACACCCCCGAGTCAGTGCCGAGTCACCTGGACGACTCAACCGGCCTCGCAGAAGAGCCCTTTCAACCCGTTGCCCATCCTCGGCCCGTCTGGCTACCTTGTGACCGTTTCAACTTTGGAGCAGGGCCTTGCACTGAAGTACGGCCGACCCAAGCAGAACACGGACAAGAAGCCGGCGGATGGTGACGCCAACAAGAAGGTTCAGCCCCGGGAGTACGGTTCCGTCCTGGGGATGGATCACCAGTCCATCGTGCTGCATGGCGGCGCGGAGATGCTTTCTTTCAACGGCTCCGGTCTGGAGTACAACAAGAACATCGACCCGGAGACCCAGGTCGCGAAAGATAGTGCCTGCCAGGTTTACGGAATGCTGGATCCTGCCTCGAATGAGGTGGTTCCTTTGGAGCTGCTGCTCCGAGATGGGGCCGCAGTTCCTTCGGCGCTAGGGGTGCCTGGTGATGGCAAGGGGCATTTCTTCCGTTTCCAGCGGACGTTCCTGATCGAGTCCGACGTAGCTCTGGCCCAGTGGTTCGCCGGGGAATATGGCGCAGTGCTGGCTCTGGAGGACATGCCCTATGACTCTCGGTTCGAGCGGGTAAATGGGGAGATCCTTCCTGTAGCCGGGCTGGTCGAGAGTCCAGCGGTGAACTACTACGTCCGGGTCTGGGCTGTAGGCAAAGAGATCGCCACGGGCAAGAAGCTGCCTCAGTGGGAGTTCACGGCTACCGCCGTGAAGAATCAGGCAGCTACCTCGGGTGAGCCCTTTGTCGTCGGCATGAAGTCGGGGGAGGCCGCTGTAGGAATGCCCTCGGCCCCTCGGAAGATCACGTTCGCCAATGCCAACACCCAGGACTATCTGGTAGCTTTGCAGACGGCACTGCTTCTTCTGGTCCTGAGTCGGTCGGACTTGCCGCTGCTGGATGAGTTGGGCCAAAAATCCGAGTTGGTGGCCCAGGGGTACAAGGACGGTAAGTGGGCTGGGAGCCAATTTGCTCTCCAGGCTACGGGTCTGGAAGACTCCCGAGCATTGCTCCGCACGATGTTCCCCGATCTGACCGTACTGGAGAGACCCAGCCAGTCGCCTCAGAAGTGGCGAGCTGACCTGTACAGCCAAATCCAGCAAATGGCTCTCGACATCTACGAGAGGACCGGTCCGATGCCCGGGGCGGAGAAGGCTGTAGTCGCGGCCACCGAGGCTCTGCGGACGGTGGACTGGCACACGCTGCTGGGGGTGCAGGATTCGTTGATTCAGCGGGACTATGAGAAGGCTGTGATGGCCATCGGCCAGAATCCACGACTGCCATTGTTCCAGGCATTGGACCCGGACAAGCAGATCACCGGGATGGCTGAGTTCGGGCTGGCTCCGAACGTTCTGTCGATGGGAATCAGTGCTGAGGCCGCAGAGGAGCTGTTTTTCCCCAATCCGTCTCTGACCGCAGCCGGGCTGTCAGAGTTGCAAGTCCTTCGCCTGCGGGAAGGGGAGTATGTCGAGTGGTCCGGTGGTGGGTTGGAGATCACCTACTCCCAGGAAAACCCCCTCGTAGTGAAACTGAAAAAGCGACTTGCTCCTCGGTCTCTGGAGATCATCTACGACAAGTTCACGGACAAGGATGGCAAGCTGCTGATACCACCTGCGTGGCAGGTATACCTGAAGGAAATGAGCGAGCGGGCCAAGGGTCGAGTCTCAACCTCGGGGGACATGACTCCTGTGTTCTACTCCGGGGCTACGGATCTGATTGACTACAAGAAGGGGGGTTCTTCACTGGGAGCCGCCATCTACTTGAGGGGCCTCTTCCGTGAGTACCAAGAGGGGGTGTTGTATCAGCAAGCTGCCATTGCTCTGAACATTGCTTCGGCGGCGTTCACGAGGTCCCCACAGGATGGTGAGTGGGTCGCGTTGCGGTTGTTTGACAGTTTCCCCGAGCTGGAGGGGTTCCTCAACGGCCTGGAGAATTGGGTCCTGGCGTTGTCCGAAGCCACCCGGTCAATGGCGGATGTCATCGTCAAGTACATCGGGTTCTTGCAGGGCATCATCACGGACCTTCAGCAGCTCATCCGGCGCATCAACTCCCTCATCCAGTCGCTCCTGAGTTTCAGCTTTGCCCTGCCTGAGTTCAGTGGGTTGGTGGTGCTCTCCGATGGGACGGATGGTCTGGTGTCTGACCTGGTGTCTGCGCAGAACAAGCCCTCGGACGTGCCCAGGGCCTATGGGGGAGGAATCGCTTTGGTTTTTCCTGTGGGGCCTTCGTTCATTTTCGACCTCATCGATTTGGCTGGTGGGCAGGAGCCGGATCCTGGGGCAATGACCACGTTGGTTCGGGCTCCTGATGCCATTGGCATCGAGCAGGTTCAACCTGCCGCTGGTGCAGCCCCAACAAACGAGCCGGATGTGCTGTAGGAGGTAGGTTATGCCGTCGTTCAGCAAAAGCAGTGTGTTCTCAGTGGGTTACTTCCGGGCCATCACACAGTGGCTCCTTCGGGAGCGCCGTGACGTGGTCGCTCGGATTGCAACGTTGACAGCGGAGATGACTCGTATTGGGTTCGTGACCATTGACTACGCTCAGGTCGATGAGGGGTCTAGCACCAAGGCGACCTATCGCCGGACAGGGTTCAAGGTGACGGCGGGTTCTAGCCTTTGCCGGCTGGTGCAGGCCTACATCGCGACTGGGGGAAACCCGCTCAACATCTGTGGGTTCTTGCATCCGGACACCACGGGGATGTCACCCGAGGAGGGTGGCTCCCTCGCCGTGCAGCAGGCCTATCCTGGTGGTGGTGCTCCTGGTGCGAAGTCGGTGCAGTACAACGACCCTCTGCCAGAGTCGGCTGAGGAAGGTAGCAACTACCCGAAGATGACCGGCTATGAGGGCTATCGAGGTGGGATGATTGACCATCCAGGCTACATCCCCGGCCGAATGGGTGGGCGTCTGGACCGTGGTGCCTGGGACAACAGCACGGTAACTCGGGTGCTGCACGACACCCGGAAGTGGGCGAACAAGGAGATCAAGTCCAGGTTGCAGGACAAGGAGTGGCAGATCATCAAGCTCTCGGACTGCTGGGAGCAACTTCGTCTCGAACGGCAAGAGACGTTGATGGAGGCCTTCGGAGGGTTGCTGGTGGACATGCCCACCCTGGACGAGGCCAAGTTCGACCCCAACCGGCTTGTTCAGGTCGTGATCGCCGAGATGTACAGCCTGCTCTATGATGTGAGTGATTCGGGCCTCCCTACAGGATTCCAGCCCAGTCCCACCCTGGGATTCTTGCGGTTCGCGCTGGAGGATGAGCCCGGTGATGGTATGGGGCTGATGGGCTGACGGTTTCGGGCCTATACCCCGCAGAAGAGGAGGACCGAGGAGAGCGATGTCCATCGAGTTCCAACTTGCCTGGCCATGTCCACACCTGACGGTGGAGGAAGTGGTGCCCTTGGGGGAGGACCGGAGGTCTCTTGACCCTCGGCAGCCTATTGCCGCCCTTGGTCAGGTACGTGTGCTGGCCAACGATGATTTCCTCATCCCTCGTCAGGGCGTCTACTCGGCAGCGGTGCTCTCTAGCTCGGTGTCAGGACCTTTTGACATCATCCCGAACGAGAGCATTTTCACGGTCGAGACGACCGGGGGTTCTGAGACACTGGACTTCGGGAACCGAGTTCTCATCCGGTTGACGACAGACCAGGTGATTCGCCGAGTACAGATCGCAGGCTGGACCCACGTGGAAGTCCGCAACGACAATGGATACCTGGTGTTGGTGGACCCCAACACCGTTGGTCCCTCGGCCTTCGTGAAGGTGACAGGGTCGGTGGCCGGGGGCTTGGGTTTCGGTCAACCGGGTGTTTCTGACCGACCGTGGGCGGCCTACGGGCGTGAGGTCTACCCCGGATGGGACCTGTACCTCCGCCCGGATACTATCACCAATCAGTTTGTCCGATTCCGCAAGCCCCTCCGGTCCAACCCGATGCTCAAGGTGACCTACTCGGTCCCAGTGCAGCGGTGCCTGCGGTGCCAAGCCAGCTTCATCGAGAACGACTACAGGTTCGATGAGAGCGGCAACATGATCATCATCCAGAATGAGGATCTGCTCTACCAGGCGGCCCTCAAGATTCTGCTGACAGATCGTGGATCCAACCCGTTCTATCCGTGGTACGGCACCACGCTGCGGCAGCGCATCGGAACCAAGGCTCTCTCGGGCGTGGCCTCAGTGCTGAGCGAGGATGTGCGGAAAGCACTGGGTCAGTTGCAGTCCCTTCAGGCTGACCAGGCCAAGTACCAGCAGATGTCGTTCAAGGAACGGCTCTACGCTGTGCTCGCCGTCAACGTGAAACGACACGCTCAAGACCCGACGACCTACCTCATTGAGGTGACGGTCCAGAACTCCTCGGGGCAACCCATCGAGTTGAACATCGTATTCTCGGTTCCTGAAGTTGTAGCCCTGATGGGGCGAAATGGTCTGATGCTCGGCACGGAAGCTGCGGGGCTGGGGACAGAGCAACTGTGGGGCCTTGCGGTGAATGACCGCAACCGCCTGACTGGAGGCCAGTGATGGCGAGTTACCCTCAGTTCAATGGTCCCGACAACGTTCTGCGGCAGAACTACTTTCTGTCCACCACGGTCTCACAGCAGTTCTTCACAGGAACGACGCCAGCGGACACAGTGGACATGCAGGTGTCGATCCGAGGGGCCGCTTTCACCAGCGACCCCAACCTGATCACTTTCGAGGGGACAACGTTCACGGTCCCCAACCCCTCCGCGTACCCAGATGGACTCCAGCTTCTTGCTGGTGGGAACAACATTCGGGTGAAAGCCATCCTCACGAATGGCTCCGCCACGCAGTTGGCGGTACTGGATGCTCACCTCTCCACTGAGGCAGACATTGGGGCCTTGGTTGCTTCTCCGACCGGCATCTATCTGGAGCGGTTCAACGCAACCGTCAAGATCACGGCTGAGGGTATTGAGGACAACGAGAACGTCGTCGGCTACCACTTCTATGCTAGCTCCCAGCCAGGTGGCGGGGATGTAGGGTACTTCCGGCTCAACCCCTCGATGGTCATCTCTGGTGAGGTGGTGGAAGCGGAGACAGATCTGGCATCCCTGGTCGTGGACAGCAATGTCGTTCTCGATTCCGAGGGGTTTCATGTGGCTGACCCGATGTACTTTCGTATGCGGGGGTCACAGGAAGACCAGAACGACGTCGAGTTGGGGGTCAGCTTCGACGAGCTGCTGAACATCCCTGAGACGACCGACCGGCTCCGGGTGGAGACCACCATCAAGAGTGTACGGGAGACCCGTAGGTACACTTTCGAGCATGACCGTCAGGCCACTCTGAGTAGCACCTACCCGGCTCTGCCCCACTCTGAGTTGTCAACGGTGCCCGAGAATACACCCTTGTACTATGTTGCCACCGCCGTTCATCTCATTGACGGTGTGGAGTACGAGAGCTTCTTCTCTCCTGAGGTGGTGGGGGCACCGTTGCGGATCATGCCGACGGTGGGTTCTTTCCCCCAGGTGACCCGGCAGCAGATGGTCCGCAAGGCTGTACTATCCATCTACAGGAGCCAGCCTCAAGTCCGTGTGGACCCCGGTTCGGCCTTGCGGGATACGTTCATCGACCCCTTCGCCACCGAGGCCGACCGGATTCGGTTCATCGTCGATTTCCTGCATAACGCTCAGAGCTTCGCCACTTTGCTGCTCATCGACGACCCCACGTTGTCGGGATTCCCTGTAGCGGTGAGTCAGTCAAGCTACAAGACGGCTCTGCGGGAGGCTTTCCACCTAACGAGCGATGACCAAGTACAGACGATCATCGACAACGCTTTCGATAAACTCGCTAGCAACCACGGGGTTATCCGAGAGGGCGGGAAGCGAGCCCGTGGTGAGGTGACCTTCTACGTCGTGGACAAGCCCACGGCTTCCATCACCAAGAGCATCGGTACTCTCCTCTCGGCAGGGCAGGCCACGTTCCGCACAACGTCCACAGCACTGATCTCCCCCACGGGGGTCGGTCGGAACTACAACCCGAAGACGGGCCGGTACATCGGCCGAGCCTTCATCCAGGCGGACTTCGCAGGTTCTGCTGGGAACCTGGCGGGTGGGCAGATCACCGTCATCCGCAACAACGACCTCAACGTTCGGGTCACGAATGAGTCCCCGACGTTCGGGGGTACAGACCGTGAGTCCAATCGTGACCTCGCCTTGCGGGCTTTGCGAGTCCTGGCCGCTGTGGACTCGGGGACCCTTCAGGGCTACGTCAACAATGCCACAAACACCCCTGGTGTCGCTCAGGTGAGCGTCATCCATGCAGGCCATCGCCTAATGATGCGCGACCGGAATGAGACCGGGCGGCACGTGGGTGGTAAAGTGGACATCTACTTGCGGGGGGAGTCACAGGCCCGGGTGACCGACGTCTTCGCTTTCGCCTTCGAGACACGGGATCATCAGCAGTTCGAGCCGGTCGGGGATCTGGCTACGTTGCGGTTCCGGGCCATCGACCCAGCGCTGAGTGCAGACAACCCGCTCATCGAGATGCTTGACCTTCCCACGCTTGACCTGGTGTTCGAGAACGTCACCAAGAGTGCTCTGTTTGACCTGACCGACGTGGAGTACGTCGCCTACAACGAGATCCAGCTCTCGACGGACTACAACGACCCCACCGTCCATGCCCTGACCGATGAGTTCCGGGGCAGTTACCGCTACCGGACCAGCAACAAGTTCGTGCTCACCCGACAGCCCGTCATCTCAGTGTCTCGGTTCGAGGGGGAGCAGACAGGTCTTCTTGCAGAGGGCATCTACGACCTCTACCGGGCTTCGGATCCCTTGGTACTGGGGCGCTCCACGATGGCTGGGGACTATGTACAGGTGACGGAACCACTGACCAGTGGGGCCACCATCCCGTCATCAACACCTCTGACGGTGACAGGGGAGAGCCACTCGATGCTCACTGGCATCGAGTACCTCGACAACCTTGGGGCCAACCACCTGACAGTGAGGGTCTGGAACTTCGACCGAACCATTGAGTACAACGGGCCTCTCTCGACGGACCCCCAGCGGGATTTCACCATCATCTACGGGGATGAGACCACTCCCTTGGGCATCCAGCTCACGGATGCCAGTCGCATCGTAGAGGGGCAGACCGTTCTTGTGGACTACTCCCATGATGAGAACTTCATCGTGGAGTATCTGGTCAACGCAGTTGTCTCAGCCGTTCAGGATACGGTTGACAACGATTCCCACATCACAGCGGATGTCATCGCGAAGTGGGCTGTAGAGGTCCCGGTGGACCTTTCGGCCACGATCGTCCTCCAGCCCAACACCAGTGAACGGACTGTGGACAGCAATGTTCGCACGGCACTGGCTCGGCTGTTCGGGAACTTCGGGCTGGGCACCCCAGTTCGTCAGTCGGATGTGATTCGTGCACTCGATGCGGTGACTGGGGTGGATTACGTGGTGACCCCGCTGGTCAAGATGGTCCGGGGTGACTCCGCTCAGGTTGTCCGTGAGGTCATCACCACGGACACTGACGGGGATTCTTTCCGTGTGGACGGTTGGTCTTCGGCCACGACCAACGTGTACCTCATCAAGAACGCCTTGGATTCCGCAACCTCTGATGCCGGTGGTGAGCGCAAGGAGTTCCGAGGGGTGTTCCAGGATGAGGCATCTCTCGTTCATCACGAGATCCCCCCGAACATCAACGGATTCCCGTTGAGGGCTTCCGCTGGTGGTTGCTTCATCATCGGCGGGGATGGCCTGAACATCCCAGGCTACTCGGACAACACGACCATCGAAGCGAGCTACGTTCTTCCCAGTGACGTGGACAAGCGGGCTGCCGAGATCCTGCGGATTCGCAAGATGCTCACCAGCAATCGTGTCTTGGTGAGTTTCGTGCCGGGTGGGGTTCCACTGGACACCCCGACACTGCATGACTATGCCGTCACCTACGTCGTGATGGGGGATACAGGGGTCAAGAACATCGAACCAGGCCCTATCGAGCACTTGGTGCTCGGGAACCTGAACTTCGTGTACGACCAGGTGAGCTGATGATCTACGACCGTGAAGCCATCAAGAACGAGAAGATCCGGGTCTTTGATGCCGAAGGCCGACAGATCGAACGTCCTCTCCTCATCGACGACGTGCACAAGAGGGTATGGTCCCATCCTCTCCTACGGGGTTGTCCAAGCCGCTGTACCGAGTTGGACTACACCCAGGAGGATTTCCTTTCCAGGGTACGTTCCTGGCAGGACGAGTGGGGGACGGTTGAGTCCACCTACACTCGGATGGAGAAGGGCTGATGGCCGACAAGCCCGCTGACAAGAATCTGCTTCCGAGCTTGCTGGTGCAGAACCCTTCCCCAGTGGGGGGAAGCGGGCAGGGCCGTATCAAGACCCGGCGGGAGCAGGTGGACAGCATCATGTCTGTCTTCCTCCAGCTCCTACCCTCGAACTACGTCTCGCAGGTTCAGGGTCCCTTCTACACTATCCAGTTCCAAGCGGCGGCGGAGGCCATCGCGGACTTCCAGATCACCGCACAGGAAGCCTTCGCGGACTCCGACTACGACTACGTTCGCGGCGAGTTCCTGTTCCAGCTCCTTGGTAGCCTGGTCTTCCCGGATGCCACCACGGATGGTTTCCCGACTCTCAAAGGCGACCTGACCTATCGAGAGTTCCTCAAGCGGATGGTTCAGCTTCTGCTCCAGGGGGCAACGAAGTCCACCATCGAGGGTGGGCTTGAGCTTCTGTCGGCAGCCACGTTCACGGTCATCGAAAAGGCCCTTGCAGCTCGGAGCACTACGAAGAAGGTCTGGAACGTCACAACGGGGCGATGGGAGATCCAGCCTGGTTCGGCATGGGGGCTGGATGACCAATTCGAGTTCGAGATCAATGTCTCGCACACGGATCCCGACACGGGGCTGGAGCGGTTTCCTGAGGACCCCTATGTCCTTCAGGAGAACGTCCGTATCGTGATGCGGGCTTTGAAGCCCGCCCACACCTTGTATGAGTACCGGCACCTGTTCACAGAAGTCTTCGGGCAGTTCTTTTCCGCATCCTCCTCTTGGGATCTGTCGAGTTACTACTACGAGGACTTCCGCAAGTTCTGCTGCGGGACCAAACAAGTCTCGGGAGCGGCGGGGATCACCTGGACCGACCGGACTCTGTTCAGTGACACCACCGTGGAGTTCGACCAGATCTCCGTTGGTGCCGATTTGGTGGTCCTATCAGGACCCAACTCAATCCACATTGGTGGTCTGGAAGGTACAGGTGCCTCTACAGATTGGCGGCAGGTGGGCCGTTACCGGGTCGAAGATGTACTTGCGTTTCCTGTGGGTACAGATGCCACCGCGAGGGCATACACGACGGTTCCGGGCAACCTATCGGGATTTGCTACGGTCACCGGAGATGTGATCGAGGATGCGGACCAAGACTGGAGCTTGGCCGTTGAGGGTGAGGCTCTGACGTTCACCACTGGCCCTAATGCTGGGACCTACCGGCTCAAGTGGGTTCAGGGCAATGACGGTGGGCCAGTTGGTGAAGCCGCCGGACCTGGAACCCGAGTGCGGGTCGCTCTCTGCTTGCTCCGCCTTGATCGTCGAATGAAGGTCGCCACGACAGGGCAGCAGTTCACCGTCTCTGTGGATCGACTCGGGGTGCAAGAACCTCATCAGGTCACGGGAGAGGATGCCAGTCTGTTCTTCGTGGAGGACGGCGGCGGTGTGCTGACCAGGGACCGTCTCCTCACCCAGCGAGGCCCTCTGGTCAAGAACTGGGGAGATGCGACTCCTGCTACTAAGCAGGATGTCACGGTGTGGGTGGACGGCCTTGAGGTCACAGTAGCCTCGGTCAACCCATACATCGGTGAGATCGTTCTGGCAGTCCCACTGGCTCTGACCCCACCGGGCACGGTGGAAGTGCTGGTGGACTACGTCTGGTTCAAGTCCCCCATTATGGAGATGGCTGGGCTGAACACACCAGGCTTGGTGTTGAACAAGTTCGACTGCCGCCACGGTCACCACGACCCCGCAGCACACGGTGATACCGTCCAGACTCTGCCTGCTTTCCCGAAGGGGGCGGTGGACACTAGTCGGTTCCCGATGAACATCGTGCTGGGGCCAATCGAGCGGGTGAAGCCTCTCTACATTGGCCACCGCTACCTGGGTTTTGAGCGGGCCTACTCGGCCCTGATCAACAGCCCCACGACTCTGTTGCTCAACCAGGCTCCAGGCCGTGTCTCCGTGCCTGGGTTCGAGCGCTTTGTAGGGGGCGTCAATGCCGCTTACGAAGGACTGGTCAAGCCTGTAGTTGCAGTGCCCGCTTGGGCTCTGGACGGCACAGACTACGGTGGGGTGGACCACGATTCCGACACGGGCCTGGACCTTGGGACCTACACCATCATCGATCCCCTCCTGGGTGAGGTTCCCAGCACGTCGGCGACGACCTATCATCGAGGGCTCGACCTCACCTACCCATCGAGCATCAACCTGGTGGCTCGATTCCAGGTTGACTCTGTCCTATTCGATTCGGGTCATCCCAATCCAGGCGGTCTGCCTGACACCCCTACGACGGAAGGGGTGTTCACCGGGGTTGGCTTTGGTCTGCATGACAACCGATACCTTTACTTCTGTGGCATTCTGCGGGTGAATGGGGTTGAGCACGTTGGGCTTTTGCTCAACCCGAAGCGGCTTCATGAGTGGTCTGCCTGGGACATTGGCCCCAGAGCCATCCTGACGGCCTCCTCTCAGACGATGGGTGCTTTTCCCACCGTGCAGGTGCCCACTGGATTCATCGTGGGTTCCCGGTTCCAGAGGATGGAAGGAACCCAGATCGGGGTGTACACCGCAACGTCCGTCACTGCTCAGAGCAATGGGACGACGACGGTCGAGTTCACCCCGGCGCTGCCCTCTCCCTGGGACACCTTCGGGAACAAGTACACCGAGATGGTGTTCGAGACGCGGGCGAGCACCAAGCCATTTACCTATCGCATCGACCTGGACAACAGCCAGCAGCTTGCGGAGTTGCGGATCTCTGGTGAGACGGCCGGGGTGGTCGCGACCATCGACGGCAACGTCCCTGCCCTGCCCCCGGCTTCGCAGACGACTCTGCTCCTTCCACGGGAGATCGTGGGTCAGGTCTTCTGGGGTTCCCTGAGTCGTCAGGCGACAAGCCGTGCAACCTGGTCGTTCCTGCGCTACGGCCTCATCCCGGACCAGGTGTTCTTGAAGGGACATTCCGTCTCTGTGAACACCGAGATGGCTGTTCTGCCGGATGACAACTCCACAGCGGATGGTGGGGCCTGGTGGCCATCGACGATGTTCGGGGACACCACTGTGGACGCGGGCTCCTTGCTCCTCAAGGCGACCTCCACGGATGACGCCGTGCTGATGGGGTTGGGTTACACCCGGGTGGAGCCCTTCTTTGCCCCGGACTCCATTCTGGACTTGCAGGCCACGTTCCATATCGACACGGCCACGGATGGTTCAGGGTGTGTCGGGATCGACCTCGACGACACTAACCGTGTGGTCCGGGTTCGTGCCCTGCTCGTGCGGGAGAACTTCTCGGCGGATCCGACTCTCTACCGGAGCCTGGTGACCCTGCCACAGGTGAGCATGGCCGGGCTCGTGCCGCCGGAGCAGATGGACTGGGCTGCCGAGACGGGCTCCACCCTGACTGGGTTGCACGAAGGGGCTCAGTTCGTCACGCAGCAGGACGAGGACAACCGAGGGCGTTGGGAGGCTTTCCTGACCTGGGGAGCTGGTGGGGAGACCATCATCCAGGAAGATGAAGGCCGGATACTGGAAGCCAAGCTCGAAGTAGTGGCCGTGACACCCAATGTTGCTGGGGACACGGGCATCGTGTTCGGTTGCCAGATGGTAGGGACTACTAGCCCCTATGCCGTGGTGCAGGTGGAGATTGGTGGGACCTCGGGCAACGAGGAGGTACGTCTTCGTACTGCTTCTGGGGCCGTGGTTCAGGCGTACCCTTTCGACTGGACGGGAGAGGTACACACCTACCGTGTGCTGGCCGATCGTGTGCTGGATACGGTGACCCTGGTCATCGACGATGTGGTTCAGGCCCCTGCGGTGGCATTCACTCTTTTCACAGGAGGCGTCAACAACACTCAGGCCTTCTTCGGCTGCTCTGGGCGTGACCTCGCCAACCTGTATGACCCCAACCTCACGGCGAGCGTAGAGTGGCATTACGTCCACGTTCACGCTCAGGCCCCTGCTGACCTGGTACGGACCCTTGGCGTCGTGCGGGGCATCAGTGAGCCCTTGGATCTCACTGACATCAACAACTACGAGTTGCCCCGCACGGACGTCACGACAGCCCCCAACTCGTGGGCTACAGGGCCAGCGATCGAGTGGTGGGACTGGCGGTCAGACATTGAGTTGCAAGCCTATCGTGACCCGACGTGGGGTGTTACCATCCTCCGGCCGGACATCCCTCTGGTCCCCGGGGTGGATCCGCCTTGGTATTCGGCGGGTGATTCTGACATAGGGCCTTCTGCCGGCTGGATCAACGTCGAGTACCGAGACCTCCCACGCAGCCCTGGCAACAATCTGGGGTTGATCACTTGGGGGTCTATCAACTCTCAGAACCTCTCTCAGTCCCGCTGGGACTGGGTCCGTTACCAGCTCTTCAAGCACCCGACCGAAGACCGCATTGCCCCGGAGCATATGGTCCTCAACCAGTTCAACGTCATCGCGAGTGGCGAGCTGGGACAGGACCGTGCGTTGGAAACGGTCATCATCCAGACGATGGACACAACACGTCTGAGTTTGATGCCCACGCACCTCTACGCCAAGAGCGTGTACAAGGTCATCGACGGGTCCACGATCTGGACGAGCGACTACTGGAAGTTCGACCCCCTCGCCCAGCTCCTCACCCTTCAGCCGGATCCTCTGACCGGGGCGGTTCGGGAGTTCTCGGCTGAGCACGCCAACGTCACGGTGATGTTCTTGCCGGGTAAGCCGGTGACGAACACCTACCTGGCCCTTCAACCTTTGCTCGATGGCGTCACCCTCCTCAACGAGGGGACACCACCGATTCCGAAGAGTCAGGTTGGCAATGCCGTAGCCACCGTGGTGGACGGGGTGCTCACCTACAGTGATGTGGCCGGGACCCACTACGAGGACTTGGAGTTCATCGAGGTCACTAATGGTGGGTCTCCGGGGCTTCTTGCAGCGATCTGTGAAGGTGGTCCTGGTCTGGGGTTCTCGGGCCTGGCCACTGATGAAGGCGAGGACATCTACTCCCTGACTGGGACTGGGGATCCTCTTGGTGGGGCAGGGTTCATGGCGAACCACTTCGCCACGGGGGACAAAGTCGGCCGAGCAGTCGGGGCCGAGGTCTTTGCCTTTGAGGGCACGCAGTTCTGGCAGAAGGTGGTGACTCCCAAGGATGCGTCCTATGACCCCTCGGGCGGTCTACTGTTTGCCTCTGGTGGCTCCTACGGGCTCGGTGGGGGGACTCTGGGACCGGGATCGGCCCACCTCTACCCCAGCAAGCGTCGGTTGATTCCTGGGCAGGGAGTGGAGCAGCAGGCCAACATCAACCTGAAGCTCTCTGGAGTGACCTCGGGTGGGATCGAGGTCCCGCTGGTCGAGGACAACTCCGGGGCGATGTCGGACAAGCTCTCAGATTTCTACTTGGCCTATCCGGTCATACCGGACCCCATCAGCCCAGACTTTGGCCTGGCTCCTGTTGAGGTCCACATCCCGGTGGCGATCATACCGGGTCCCATCAGCCCGGACTTCGGGTTGGCATCCCCCACTGTGGATGCTGTGTATCCTGACTTCTTCGTGGCCCCGTCGTTCAACGGTAGCAGCTCCGCTATGGCTCCCGATGGATCGGGTGGCTACTACGTGGGGGGAGCTTTCACCTCCGTCACCGATTCCGTCGGAACCTACGCCCGCAACCGGGTGTGTCACCTGGACAGCAACGGATTGGTGACCGCCTGGGACCCCAATTGTGATCAAAACGTCTATTGTGTCTATGTCGGTGTGGATGGGGTCTATGTCGGTGGTCGATACACCACTATTGGTGGAGCCGCACGGTCGAACATCGCTCGGCTAGACCCTGTTACGGGACTCGCTGATAGCTGGGACCCAGGCACCGACAGCTTTGGGGTCAATTCCGTTGCAGAGGATGGGAACGGCATCTATCTGGGAGGTTTCTTTGCGAATGCGGGTGGAGCCGCTCGCAACTACATCGCCCGGATTGACCCCGTAACAGGACTCGCCGACGCTTGGAATCCCAATGCAAGTCAGACCGTCTCGCACATTGTTGTCGATGCCGCTGGCATCTATACGGTTGGATCGTTCACGACCATCGGAGGAGCATCCCGTAGTCGCATTGCTCGGCTGAGTCCCACTACAGGGTTGGCCGATGGGTGGAACCCCAATTCGAGTTATTCAACTCGCCGGATCATAGTGGACCCCGCTGGGATCTACGTCATCGGGGACTTCGCCGCGATTGGCGCAGTATTCAGGAACCGGGTGGCTCGGATCGATGCCGTTACAGGATTGGCGGACTCCTGGGATCCGGATGCAGATGCTACACCGTTACACTTGGTGCCGGATGCCGCAGGGGTCTACATTAGTGGGTATTGCCATACCTTTGGGGGGGTGACTACTCGTAACCGTATTGCTCGATTGGACCCCATCACGGGTGCCCCAGACGCCTGGGACCCGGACTGTGGTTACACCTCCACCTATGCTCAGAAGGTCGAGTGTTTTGTGGTTCGTCCGGGGAGCGGTCGGGTGGTCATCGGTGGAACCTTCTCTGCCGTCACCAACAACAAATTGAGCGGCGGGACGAACTTCGCCGTTCTTTCTCCATAGGATTGAGAACATGGCTGATACATACCTGGGAGGCCATGCCCTCTCTGCACCGAAAGTCATCCCAGCAGGGGACCTTCCCTTTCTTGCAGATGGCGAAGTGTTGGTCTCCCCCGTTGATGCGGGCACCCCTGATGCTGGGTTGCTGGACATGATCACGCACTGGTACGGGAGGGCAACACACCTTGCGTTCTGCACTGCGGACCCCGGAAAGACAGGGGCCAATGAGCAAGCAGGATCCAGGATCGCCATCTCGGTCGCTTACAGCGGCATCGAGCTGGTGGTGAATGGTGACACGAATGGCAACGTGGATGTCGGTGGGTTCACGGCAACACACTTCACGTTGTGGGAAACCATCTGAGCACGGGCTGGCTCTTTGGAAAATCAACTTGATTTCTCATCACGTTATCTCGGCTATGCGGTTGAGAGGGGTAGGATGGACCTGTGCCCCCAAGCCTGTTCCGAACGCTCCCTTGAGGTGAACTGATGGCGCTCCTACAAGACAGAATGCGGCTGCAAGCGGCCTACCAGCAGTTCAAGATGGGGCTGGGAATGTTGTATCCAGAGCAAGGTCCCGGCCCCAAGGGCACCTTCATCTTCGACATGAAGGACGCCAAGACGGGTGAGCAGCTCGTTTATTGGGAGAGGGACAACATCATCACCCTCGATGCAGGCATCGCAGCGGCGGCCCATTTCAAGGGCGACCTGACGGGTGGGCTGAAGATGCTTGCCGTGGGGACGGGGGCAACGGGAGCAGTGCTTTCACCGGATGCTCCGCAGAACACTCAGCGGAGGCTCAACACGGAGATCGCCCGCAAGGCCTTCTCGTCTACGACCTACCGCACAGCGGCAGGCGTCGCTGTTGCGTACCGAACCAACATCGTGGACTTCACGACGAGCTACGGTGAGTCAGAGGCCGTGGGTGCTCTCAACGAGATGGGCCTGCTGGTGCCCGCCTCGCTCAACCCGGCTATCACGAACCCCATCGTCAATGGCCCCTCGGACTACGACCCCTCCATCGACGTGGACGGGTTCGACCTGATGGCGAATTACCTAACATTTTCCGTCGTCTCGAAGCCCGCGACAGCGATTCTTGCCATCACCTGGCGCTTGAGCTTCTAGGAGGCGCCCTGTGGCGGTCAAGGACCATTCCGAATATTTCGACGGGATTCAGATCGCCCCGACGCCGGTTGGCCTGCGAGTACCGAACACGGTATCCAGGTCGGCCGGGACAGGGGAGCGGTCGTTCCTCGCCGTGATCTCCGAGTCTGGGAAGCCAGTGCTCGACTGCGAGCTGAACCTTCACCAGGCCGCCCAATGGATGGAGAACTATCTCCTTCGTCGTTGGGATACTGGTTCTGGTTGGCTCCGAGGTCGGACACACCAGGATGCCTACTGCGACTGGGGCACCGAAACAGCTCCTGTAGGCATCACGGATGACTCCGCCTTGGTGGACATTCCCCTGGGCATTCCTCTCATCCATGCAGACAACACACTGACCAGCTCGCTGGTGCTTCCACGGCTGGAAGCGGTGGTGGCCGGCTACCCCGTGGTGGTGGAGTTCACCAACACCCAGGTGGCAGGGTTCAACCTGATCGGCCTGTCCCCAGCGAAGATCTATGATGGCACCAACGCCACCGTGAAACGGACGGACTTCGTGTTCCTCGAAGTCTGGCGAGCCCTCGTTGCCCCATCCCTACCTGCAACCGCACAGGTGCAGGTCATTTCCGTCGGCGACATCGTGCCGGGCGACATCATCTCCATCAACTCTCTGCCGTTGACGGCCATCGCAGTGGGTCCTCCTGGAGTTGATGAGTTCGTGATCGGTGGTACAGAGACCGCAACGGCCACGAACATCGCGACGGCCATCAACGACGTGGGCAACTCCTTCGCCACCATCGTGACAGCGGTGGATTCTGGCAGTGACGTGAACTTGACGGCGGTAGAGCCCGGAGCGGGCTCTGCCCTCTTGTTCACAGGCAACTTCATCACCTTGTCTGTCACCGTGGGGACGGTGGGGTGCATGACTGTCTCGGGGGCTCTGTTCACCGGTGGTGAGGACCGCCCGAACAAGCCGACTACGTCACAGGGTCAGATTTTCCGGCACGGCAACGTGCTCTCCCCGTCGCCTGTGTGGCTCGACGATGAGATCTTTGACCCAGTTGCCAACACGGAGACGAGTCAGCGCATCCAGCTTCAGTACCGGGTCCGAGTCACGGACGATTCCGAGGCGATCAACTACAAAGTCAACCCCGATGGATTCTCCAGCCGCATTGCTGGTGGTGGACCCCTCGATGCCGCTGTGTTCGCCCAAGGCAACCGTGCGGTGCCTGTCTGGACAGGCAACGGCGTGGACACCTTGTCCTTCCCCTTCGTCCCTGCGGATGGGGCCAGTACCTGGCTCGATACGTCGGCAGTGGATTTCGGGTGGAAGGACGATGGGCTGTACGTGGCTGGTGACGGATCCGAGGCGGCTGCTCAGGCCCTTGGGGCCATCGACGGGTTCGTCTACGCCATCCCCATCGCGTTCGTGCATCGCCACAACGATGCCAGCGACGTGTTGGCCGCCATCCTGGGGTTTGACCCAGTGGCGAACACCAATGGCGCCCCGGTGTACGACCACGCAGGGTTCGTTGGGGTGCTGGGAGCAGTTCCCGCAGGGGCTTCGGACCGACCTGATGGACACTTCTGCGATGTCATCACACAGGAGAACCTGCTCGATCTCCGGCGTCACGTTGTCCCCTCTGGCATCGATCTGGCCACCGAGTTGCAGTACCAGGTGCAGAGTCTCCTGGACGGCAGCCTACGGACCTGGTCGGTGGATACCGCCAGCAAGCAGGTTCTTGGTGGAGCCTCGGGTGACGTCTCGACTCGCTACCTGATCTGCAATGAGATCGGCCGCACTATAGCAGAAGGTGGCGGGGCACCCGGCTCTGGCGAGAGCACTGACCGAGGCGTACTGGTACGCAGTTACGACCACATTGCTCGTCGCTTTGGAGCCCAGCCCGTCGTAGAACGGGTGGTGATTGGGTACTGGCCTGGCGACCGGGATGGGGTGGCTGTCCTGCCGGGCACGAACAACCCAGGCAAGTATGTGACCAAGGACGTTGCCTCAGCGACGACCTGGTACGAGGGCGACGTACTCCATCTGGACCTGGAGTTCCTGAACGCAACGACGCTGGGTGGCCTGTTCGACAGCCGCAACGGGGCGGGTGACGGTGGTGGAGGCTCGGGTGTCGGGATGCCCGACCAGAATTTCTTGGCGCTCGCACCGACGGGCACGGTCATCACGGACGTGCTCAATGCGTGGCACGATGACGGCCACTATGACCAGGTAACCAACCAAAATGTGCAGTTCGGGATCATCAAGGGGTTGGGGACCACGCATCTTGAACTGACCTTGGATGCCAATGACACCCTGACCACTGAGGGGCAACCCATCGCTGGACCCAACATCGAGCACAAGATGGCGGGTTCGGGTGTCTTGGCTGCTCCGGCGGACTATGGTTCTCCTCGTCGCATCTTCTTGGAGGTGGAGATCACCTATCCAGTGGGTGAGGGGACGACGGACACCGTAGACTTCGAGGTGGATCCTGACGTCACCGTCTACTCGGATGACGTGCTGACGGTGACGGGACCCGGCCCACTGGTCGAGAATGACATCCTCCAGCGTCCGGCGGACTATGAACTGTTGCTCCCTGCCCGCTATCGTCTGGCCTACCGGGAGATCCAGAGCGAATACATCGCCAACGACACCATCGCCCACGGTGCTCCTCTGGCGGGAGACCCTGTTGGTACAACCACGGTGGAGCAGATCGTGTCCCTCGACCGGGACACTCTACGATTCCCTCGGCGGGTCTGGAGCAATGGGGCTGGGCTTGGTTTGTCTGTAGAGGACACCCCCATTGTGTCGCCCATGACTGTGGACGTGGCGAATTCTGAGTTGGGCTCCTCCAGCCGAATCATCGAGCTGGATACGGCCCTCACCGGTCTCCTTTCCGGTGTGGGTCACACGCTGTGCACCATCACCTACTTCGCTCAGGACCCCATTCCGAACTACGGGGTGAACGGTGCGGGCTACCAGATCTCATACTACTTCCGCTCGAACTCCCCGCAGACGGCAGGGACCAAGGAAGGTGACATCACCTCGACGGGAACTGGGACGTTGCCCACCACCCTTCAGGTGGAGCCTCTGCTGACCAGCCCAAGTGTCTGGACAGGCCAGCTCGGCATGGGTGGCTGCGACAAGTCCTTCCCGTACAACGCTCCTCTGGATCAGATTCCGTTGAACGACGGGACTGACACCACCGAGGAATGGTTCTTTGCGGCGACAGCCGAGGTTGCGGTCGCCGACTTCGATGCCTCTACAGGCCTGCTCAACCTGCACGCTTTCGTGCAGCAGGACGTGCAGGACATCCTGAGTCTCGGTGGGGCAGGGGCCACCGAGAAGCCCCGGCAGGATGCGGAGTTCCGGGCCTACTACCCGTTCGCCGATGATACGGCCTACCGACCCACCGTGATGGCTCAACCCTTGTCCGGGGCAACCCGACACAAGAGCTTCGTGCCTTTCTTGGCTCGGGCTGTGGCGGATGTACCTGGGGTGGACGGGGGCCTGCTCTTCCGCAAGTCGGAGCTGCTCCTTGTGGTTCTCTCTCGGTTTGCTGAGCTGGACGCTGAGAACAACGTCCGGTTCGTGGACCCCATTGCGGACAACCGGACCCTGGCGGCAGTTTACCGGACCCGCAATCTGCTGCTGACCGTGGGAGGTCGTACATGCCTCGGATCCTGAACCCTGGGACCCTGAACACTGGTCCTGGCAAGATGGCCCCCGATGCCACGACGGTACGTCCTGGGTTGATTGGGCCGGGGCTGGTTGGCCCAGGGCCGAATGTCGGGGAGATCGACAAGGGTGCCCTACCGGGCGTCCCGGGGGCGTCCCTGCTGGACTCTCTTGCCCACCACACAGACCCTCGTACAGCAGACCACGAGAAGCTCTTTGCGGACCTGTTCTCCTCTTGGGTCATCCGGGGTGGGGAGATGACCACGGCCCCCCTCGGCATAGACGACATCCTCGACTTTGCTGAGCTGACCGTCCTCATCGCCGGTGTCCGCACCGTGCTGCCGGCCCAGAGCTTCCAGGTGGATGCCACCCTGGGAGTTGAGGGCTACGTCTATATCGACGGGACGGATCCCTACTGCCCGGTGTACGCTTACACCAACGCCCTTCCTCTACCTCTTTCCAACGATGTCTTGGTCGGGGAGTACACCCCGGATGGTTTCGGGATTGTCCTAGCCTACTACGATCTCCGCCAGCCTTTGGTGGACGTAGACAAGCGACTCGACATCACAGTGGGGGCATACACAGGCCATGACCAGCCGGGGGACGCTCACTTCAACGAGCTGGCGGATGCCGTGGAGTTCGTCGCTCGGACGACGAACGTCTCGAACGGCCAGTTCCGCCGCATCAAGATCATCGGCCCGACGGAAGAGGACATCACCAAGCTCCCGATGAACTTCGCCATCAGCGGCCTCATCATCGAGGGGGCTGGTCGGCGTGGGGATGGATCTGTAGGCACCTCCTACGAGGTCACCTGGAGGGGTGACGCACCCTCTCTGTTCAACTTGAATGGGTGCTCGGACTGGATTATCCGGGATGTGGCTTTCCGGTTTGATGACCAGGCTGCTCCTGACCTCGGTTCCACCACCAACCGGAACCTGTTCGTGGTGGACAGTGGGCTCGCATCGAACATCGTCTTCGAGAACCTCACCCTGGCTGGACCGGCCCACAGTTTCTTGTTCCACCCTGGTGGCTTCGGCCCCACGTTCGGGGTGAGCAACCTCCTGTTTCGGAATTGCACCGCTCTGGATCTGACCGACACCGCGATCTATGTGGACAGTGCGGTAGACACATCAGATCGCGTGCTCATCGAGCACTGTAACTTCACCGCCCGCAAGAGTACGGATGCCCCGGGTCCCGCTCTGGGCCTGATGACGCCCTACGGGATCATCCATGCTGGCCAGTGTATCGGTTGGACAGTGCGGGACACCATCCTGACAGGTGGGGATACCGGGGTCTTTGCAGATGGGTTGGGTCCAATTCTGATCGACAACTGCACCATCTCAGACACGGATGAGCAAGGCGTCTACCTGGGATGTCCCTATAGCAGTTTGCAGAACAGCAGGTTGGTTTCGGTCTACACCCTGGCAGCTCCGAAGATGGGTGTCACAACCACGGGCACCTACGCGAAGGTCCTCCACAACAAGGTCACACTCTCAGGTGGTGTGCTCAATGATCTGGCGATTGACAGTCAGGGTATCGGAGCCGAGATCCTCGGAAACGAGGTGGACTACAACATTGGAGTAGGGGACTACTCCGTGGTGTCCTTCAATCGTGCAACAGTTGGTGGCTACCTGATCGTGAATGGAGATCAGGTTCAGACCAACTCGAACTGGTTCGAGAGCCTGGTCGCTACAGGACAGTACGGGTCCTATGAAGGAGACCAGTTCCTCGGCAACGACCCCATCCTTGTGGGGTCCTTCAACTTCTTCAGCAACGTCACCTTCGGCGCGGTCACAGTTGCTTTCAACGGACGGGTGACGCTCGGGAGCGATTGCTCGTTCATTGGTTGCTATTTCCTTAATGGTTTCCAGGACTCGGGGGTGGATGCTGAGCGCAACCGCTTCGAGGGCTGCCAGATCGGAATTCAGGCAGACATTACTCTCGCGGGCAACTACAACAGCTTCCTTGGGAACCATCTCACACAGTCCGCTGCTGGGTTGATGCTGGAAATCGACGGTGTGGGAACCATCTTCTGCAAGAATCAGGTGTCGGTCACGACCTTGCATTTCACCGATGGTGGGGGTGCCGGCGCTCAGAACTTCGTCGTCTGTGACAACGTGGTTCAAAACGACGGGGCCGATGGTGGTGGGATCTGGTTCGAGGGTCAGTACAGCACCATTCGGGGCAACGTGATTGGTGGCAAGGAGAAGGAGTCAGGTTCTCCCAACATCTACTCCCTCAACTTCTTGGGGGGGTCGAGCGTTTGTGAGAACAACGTCATGAGCTTCTCCCTGTTCGGTCAGGGAGACTACTGCCTGTTCTCGGGGAACCATGTTGCTGGAGATGCTGTGCTGTCCAGTTCCAGCAAATGCAAGTTCCTCGATAATCAAGTCCAGGGGACATTCACGACCTCGGGCTGCACTTCTATCGTGATCCGTGGGAATGATGTCGTTGGGGCCGTGGCATTCGAGGGCGGGGCGGGGGATTTCGTCTACGAGATCACGAGCAATCACTTCACGGGGGCCGTGACGTGGACTCTGCCTTCGGTTTGTTCCCAACCCGTCATCAGCAACAACCACTTCGATGCAGCTACCTCCTTTGGGGGGATGGACAACGGCACCTTTACGGGCAACTTTTGCTTGGACACTTTGTCGATCCAGGCTGTTCTTCGCACGACCGTCCAAGGCAACAGGTGTGCGGGTGCCGTTACCTTGAACAACTCCGACCAGGTGGTGTTCCAGGGGAACTGGGTGGGGACCTCCGTGGGGGCTGCGGCCTCTGTGGACCTCACAGGATCAGACAATTACGTGGTCGTGGGTAACCTGATCACCGGTGACCTTCTGGTAAACGCGGGAGCCGCAGCCACCAATACAGGTGTTATCGTGGGTAACCGGACGGCCTCCATCAACAGTGCGGTTCCTGCTGCTGCTCCCACGGTGGGTCAGGTGGCCGTGGGCAACAAGGTAGACAACTTGGCCACTGTGTTCAACGTTGCCCCCGGTACAGCCACCGCCAACTCCAACAACGTGGAGGACTAGCCCATGAGGCTCCTCGTAGACCTACGAAGCCATCTGGCTGGTGCCCCCGCGATCATCCAGGCACAGGCCGACCCCGTGATTGGGTCCGATGGGGCTGTGTCCATCAACGGGAAGTACGCCATCCCTCTGCCCTTGGATGTGGAGTTCCCGATCACCCTCACCGACTATGTGCTCGATGGGGCAGGGGAGATCGATGGCGGGGACGTGGCGAGCAAGGGGTACGCTCACCTGCTCGCTCTGTATCCGCAGTACGGCAACGTGTACTTCAACCCGCTGCTCACTTCCGACCACGTCGCCGAGTTGGTGCTGGATCAGAGTTTTTGGCTCACGGATGGGGTTGACCTGTTCTTCCCCCGCTTCCAGACCGGGCGTGAGGTTGCGGCAGCACCGGCTGATGGTCAGATGCCCACCCACACGGCCATCCTGGCTCAGAATGACACGATGACACCGGTGAGGCCTGGCCTCATCATCACCAATGAGATCGATCTCAGCCTGTACACCCTCAATTGCACTGGGGACACGGTTGGGGCTGATGAGTTCGCAGTCTACTGGAAACTCTACGATTTCAACGTCACCGAAGACATCGCAGCAGACGAGGGGTTGTACGCCGGGGTCAATAGTCCGGCTCTACGACAGTTGAAGGAGACGGACCAAGAACCTGTGGGTCTCACCGTCTACCTGACCCCCGATAACGGGACTACCTGGACTGAGGTCAACTTGTTGGAGCCTGTCTTCTACGCGAGCAAGACGACCTCAGTAAGACTGGCGTTCCGCAACGACACGACCAGTAAGATGTTCTTGGCCAGCTTCGCGCTGCTGTTCTGAAGGCGGACTGAACATGCTTGACTACGGAACCGGCATTTCACGCACCATGAGCCCGATCGATCGGGCCTGGGCCGCCGTCATTTGGCAGAAGGGCAAGCCTCCGCTGGATGCCGAGCTGAACCTGATGTCCGCCTCCGAGCAGGAGCGCCTGCGGCAGTATGTCGCAGGTCTGATGCCGTCTGGGTTCTTGATGGACCCCACCAGGGCACAGCTCGATTTCAAGTTCAACAAGCTGTGGGCCAACCACTTCCACCTTGGCGTGCCGCGAGGTGCCACGGGGTCTCTTGATGCGAACGAGACTCAGCCGATCGTGTGGGCCAACGTCAACGGCTGGATCATTCCGGTCGCCGGGACGGACATCACCGAGGCCGCTGCTGTCCACAACGTCATCAAGCTCTACCCCCCGCCGGGATCTGATGCTCGTACCGACTTCGTGTTCCTGGAGGCCTGGTCCTCCACGGTGCAGCCGAACCCCTCGACCCTGAACAAGCCCACTGTCGCGACCATCTGGAAGTACGGCAACGTCAAGCACGGAGGCACGAACCTCACCGACGATCTTGAAGATCCCACCGTGGGATCCGAGACGACCAAGCGGGTTCAAGTTCAGTACCGCCTCCGCGTCTATGGCTCCGGCCTGGGGGGTGGCGCTGGCGTGAACCTGGCCGTCCACCCGGACGGGCTCGGGGACCCCAACATTCTTGGCCAGGGAGCCAACACCACTGCCCCTGTGGCAGGGATGACGTGGGTCAATATGCGGGAGTCCCTCGGGGACACGTCCCTGTGGCGTGCTGGGGATGGAGACCCGAATAACGCACTGGGAACCATCGACGGCTACACCTACGCGATCCCGATCTGTGCGGTGTTCCGCCGCAACAGCCAGACTTACATCTCTGCCAAGGCAGCCGGCAACGCAGAGCAGAACGGGGCCACCCTCCGCACACCAGGTGTGTCCACCCTGGCCGGAGTGGTGCCTCTGCTCCAGGCAGAGCTGGGAGCCATGCTGGGGCCGGATGATGGCAAGCTGGCAAACTTCACGATCGCGGTCACGAACCTCAACGGTTGTGGGTTGGAAGACACTGCCCACGTCCTCTCGGGTGTGTTTCTCCGTATCGACGATGAGATCGTTGGCATCTCGGCGGTGGACCTGCTTGGTGGGACCATCACCATCCCAGCCGGTGGGCGGGGACGGTGGGGCACGGCAGCGGTGGGGCACCTGACGGGTGCTCTCATCACTCAGTTCAACACTCGTCCTGACGGACTGTACGCCGATGAGATCGCCTCACAGGATGTGTTGGACCTGCGGCGGGCTGTGAACCCGGGCGACTGGGACTACACTCGGCTGCTGACCCACAACGTAGCAGCACTGGCCAAGGGCACCCTGCGGACGGCCTGGAAGGAGTCAAATCCTGGTGTCACCGAAGGCCCTGTCGTTCATGAGGTCTGTGAGATGTACGCCGGGGGTGTGGATCATCCCAACCAGACCGATCCTGTAGATGGCCCTGACGGGATCCGCACCATCTGGTCGGACGCAGCCACCATCCAGCCGGATGTGACTCTGTTGCTCGACGAGACCGCCACTCGGGACGCCACCGGGCTGGTGGGGTTCACCAATACCGGGTTCGACGCCAACGTGCAGTGGGATGTGGGGGCAGACCTCAAGCCCATTGGGTTCTTGAACACCGGTGGTCTATCCGCTGGGTGGTACAACGGCTCCTCGGTTCACCTTTTCATCGGTGGCTCCACTGGCGTAGGTGGTGCTCGGGGGACGTTCCGAGACAGTGGTGTTGAGGACGTCCGGTTCGTGACTCCTCAGGAGTTCTGGAAGTCCGGCTACCCCGTCGCCAACTCGAACAACGGTAACCAGCACCCTGTCACGCTCAGGTTTCTTGATGAGTACCTGACCACGGCTCCTCCCGCAGCATTGCCCGATGTGGACCGTGCTGGCTACCCCGGTCCAATGTATCCCTGGCGGGAGTCCCGTTTTGAGAGCCCATTCATCGTGCTTGGCGGATTGCTGAAGTCCACCCTCCGCATCCCGGCTGTCAATGTCTCGAACCTTACGTCGGTGGCTGATGTTGGTGGCTATGGGATCACACGGCATTACCTTGACCTGACTGGTAAGGGTATCGACTTCGACACTGATGGGGTGTTCTATCACAAGGACCTGAGTGGGGTCTTCCAGAACGACCCCACGGCGGTATCTGAGCCCCTGCTCAGGGGTGAGCGTACCCTGTACGGGATGCTGACGAACAACGGCCAGGACATCTCAGGTGCCTCCTCCGAAGTCTACATCGTGACATTTGGGGACCCCACGGGGCGCAACAACAATGGGGCCTTCCGGGTCATCGGGGCGGGCACTGCCGGGTACACCGAGCATTCAGGTTCAGCGGCAGGGATGCTGGTGTTGGAGCCATTGTCGGCGGACTTTACAACCTGGTCAGCCACGGGCTCAGGCAACGAGATCACGGTGGACTTCCGGTCCCAGTACCACAACGCTGATGACGTCTCGTCCTACCCCGGTCGGGTGGCAGACTTCATGGTGGTGCTGACGGACATTGGTGGTGAGGGTTATGATGGCTCTCCCTGGGCATTGAACAACCTGGAACCCGGGTTGTTTCTTGTGCGGGAAAGTGGGATTGGTCCCTACTACTCTCCCAGTAAAATGGTCCTTTCAACCACCCTGCTCTACCATCCTGGTCGGTCGGCAACGACTCGTGTACCTGATGAGTTCGTGCGTTTCGCAATGCGGGGTGGATCCGAAGAGACTCTGGGCACCTATCTGCGTCGGGCTCCATCGGGCATCGACACGACATTCCCAGTCGGCACTGCTACGGATGAAACCTACTGGCCCACGGTTCACATCCAGACATGGAACCGGCTCTCGGGTCTCGGTTGGCACGCCCCGGATGCTCCCGCCTATGGTGGGGCCGTGGTGGGGTTCACCGAGCAGGACCGGGAGCACGAGTGTTTCGTGGACCGAGGGTCCAAGACCGTCCTCTTCCGGCCGTTCCGTAACCGGGACATGACCCTTCAGGCTCTGACCTGGCCAGTGGCGGATTGTCTGCTTGGCAGCTATGATTACCCGAGCACGGTCAACAAGGACACTCTCACGATCCTGACTGGTACGGCCAACACCGGTAAGAAGATGGGTGTGGAGATCCCACCTGAGTTCATGCCTCGGTTCGGTCGCCAGGACATTCCTTACCGGCAGCTCAATGCTGGGACGGTGCCCACATCTGCCGGATTCATGCCTGGCATCAACCACCTGTTCACCGATGTCACGGACGTGACCAACCCGGTGTTCAATTTCATCGGTGGGGAGCGCAACGCGGGTGGCTCCGAGGTCAACTCCCTGTTCCTCGTGACCAGGGCTTCGGAGATCGCTTACGCGAGCACGAATGCCACCTATGGCCCGAAGGCTGTAGGGGCCTACGGGGCTCGCAAGACCACAGACCTCAACCCGTTGGCAGGTCAGAACACCCGTGACGTGATTGCAGCCCTGGCGGCGGTCAACTCGTCGGACCTGGGTCGTGGGTTGAAAGGCATCCAGATGCCACCCTACATGGGCATCGCTCGCCTCTACGGGGTCTATGAGTTCGACGACTACGTGGCCAAGGGCGGTACGGCTTTCAAGTCGAATCGTTACGAGATGGAGTTGAACCCTGCGATCAATCTCCTACGGGAGGACGCAGATCAGCAGTCCTTGTTCATCCTACGGGATGGGGCGAAGGACCTGACCGAGGAGACGGGAGACCACACCTACATCATCCCGAGCAACGTTCTCGATCTGACCCGTGTCCCCACCTACGTGGAGAATGTGTCGGTTTTCGAGGACTTTGACTATGTGGTTGAGTGCACGGTGTTCTTCTTCGCCAAGGGATTCATTGACACCTGTAACATCGTACTGATGCGTGACCGTGATGGTAGCTTCAACCAGAACGTTGATGGGGACGATGCCGAGTTCGAGAACGTGCCCATGTGCATCCCCAGCCCTGCAGGGGTGAATGATCGCCTCTACTCGGCCTACAACCGCACGGTCTACCAAGGTGACCCTTTCATGAGCCGGGATGGGGACACCCGTCAGACGGCGGACTACGAGAACCGGTATGGTCGGCTCTCCCCGAGCCAGGCGAACCTGCTTCGAACGGCGGTGCAGCAGTTCGATTCGGCCGGTGATTTCATGCCTCAGATGGCCAACGAGAGAGCTTTCGAGGTCCTGGCCTCGATGGACTTCTACACCACTCTCGGGACCGGCAAGATCAGCGGGGCACTGTTCCCCGGTACGTCTCTTGACGTGGGGAACATTCAGGCTGACCTTCTCTCGGCGACGCGGATGCCTCTGGAATCCACCTCGAACGACTGGCGCATCCAGGTGCGGTCGTTCACTGAGGGTCAGAAAGAGAACTCAAGCCGTGCTCGGGCTACGGTGGAGATCCTGAGTGCTCAGTCGATGGTACAGGCCCACACCTACGACGACGCCTTCTATGTCCGGTTCATCTTGCTGGATGGTTCCGTGGTGACGCTTTACGGGTCTACCGCAGTCTTCGGTGCCACACTGGTGCTTGCCGGGGTGGATCCCGACGACATCTTCCAGGAGGATGAGTTCTCAGACATCACCGAGACTGTGCTGGCACAAGAAGTGGTGAACCTGGGGATCGTGTCCGCTGGGGGCATAGCATCCGTGAACGTGCCGATGACCTTCGCCGCCATTGGTGACGGGGTCATTCTGAACCCACTAACCACACCGGTTGCAGCACTGTTTGATGCAACCGTGACGACCCCTGGATTCGTCACGGTCAGGGCTCGGAATGTCTATCCGGCAATTCCTTTCGACCAACTCTCTGATCTTCAGCCGATCAAGACCATCAACGTCACCCAAGCTGAGATAGGGTCGGTGGGAGCGGGTTCCGTGACAGAAGTCGCCAAGGCTTTTACCGGAGCCCAGGTTGGGGATGTGGTGGTGGTCAATCCCCCCGACATTGCTACGATGCTGACGGGTTTCGTGGTTGATGGACGTGTCGTTGCCCCGGACACCATCATCATCACGTTCCGTAACCAGACGACGGGTGCTCTCACACTCACGCCGGCCTCGATCAATCTCGACGTCGCGGTGCTGCACGAAACCAACCTCGCAGCCTATGATGTGGACCTGTCGGCGGCTGTGTTCGACATTCGATTGGTTAAGAATTCACCGTCGAACAAGAAAACGGCCGATGGGTTGGTGACGTGCATCAACGCGAACACCAAGCTCCAACGCACGGTGACGGCTTACAATGATGGCACTCCCAAGGTGACCATTGAAGCCGTGCCCACAGGTGCTGAGGGCAACGGGGTTCGGATCGAGGTGGGTCGTGAGAAATTTGGTGCAACGATAGGAACAGACCCCGGGTTGCTCCTCACAAGCACCTTCCGACTGGGTATCCCGTTCAGCAACGAGCCGCCAGTAGGCCATCAGACCACGGCAACCAATCTCTTTGGTGGGGTGGACTTGCCAGTCAATGCTGGTAACGGCACGAGCCAGGTGGCTCTCGCAGGGATGACCGAGCGGTTGCCCTTGGGCGTCCTGGTGCAAGACAATGATTTCCTGAGTGAGAACCCTCTCGGGGACACGTCATCCGCGATGACCTCGTGGCCGGCTCCTCTCCGACCCATCCAGACCCTGATGCCCCTCACGGGTGGTGGTGAGGAGTACAGCAGGTTCATGGGGGCTCCCGGTGAACTGGTCGCCATGGCCGATGTGCTGGTGGCTCCATACTCGTGGGCGGCCTGGACGGACACCGCTCCTGTTGGAGCCACCAAGAAGTTCCGCATCTACCGTGGTGGTGGAGCCGCCTACGTTCTCTCGGGTGACAATCCGGGTGGGCCTCTTGACTGGGTCAGCGAGAGCTTCCCGAAGTCGGCCGCTCCAGTCGTCAAGGGCGGTGTCCTTGCCTGCCGTGCCATGCTGGTGCGCAACTACTACGAGGAGGCCTTTGCGGGTGGTTCCTTGGCGAAGACCAGCGACGGGGATGAGATCCAGATGGTCATCCTGACCTACGCCCATCTCGGCAATGGCATGACGGTGCAGGAAGGGATGACTCTCGACGGGATCATCAGCCCCTCCGGTTACGGAGAGGGCTATGCAGCGGCGGATCGCTACCGTTGCATGGGTCGCCCGATGTTCCGTGGGTACAGTCGGGCAGTCCCCGACCCGGCAGCGGTGACGTTGGCCGTGTACCCTGAGACTCTGCGAGGAACCTGATGAACCGTCGTGGCTTTTTTCAGAAAGTGGCTCAGGTGGCCCTCGGGATGGTCACCGTTTCGTTGTGGCCCAAGGGGAGCCATCCCCTTGCCAGGCCGCTCGGTGCCAAGTCCCACGCCCCAGCGCTGAACATCCGCTCGCAGCAGACGGCGGAGGACCTGGTGGCAGAGTATCGGGCCTGGGTGGCGGGTGACCTAGACGATCATGACATCGCCGTCCTGGCCAGGAAGGCTCACTTCTCTGAAGGTCATGATGCTGAGCGGGTCCCTCAATACCATCATCTAGGTCGTCGTCACCTAGTTCCTCTCAGAGGGGAACTTCGCCATTGTGAAAAGTGCACGACGGACTCTCAGTATGGGGGGCTTTGAGTATGCCTTTCATCAACCGACGCCAGGTAGCCCTGGAGACTCGGGCCAAGGCAGAGAAGGCCTACCGGATGCAACTTCGGCAGGCCCTCTCCAACCCGGCCCTCACTCTTGCCCAGCGGCAAGAGCTGCAACTGCGACTCGGAGAGGTTGGGAAGCCACGGGTCTACAGAGAAAGCTCGCCGCCCACACCCGGAGCGATCGTGCTCCAGGAGCCCTCCAGCCCACTCTCTCAGGAAGAGCTGGAGGGCATGAAGAAACCGGATCTGGTGGCGCTCGCCGAGAGCAAGGGACTTCCTGCTTCGGGTACAAAGGCCGCGTTGGTCGAGCGCTTGCTGGATTCTTGAGAAGAGGTGAAGTATGCGTTTCTTGTTGATGCTTCTGCTGGTTCTGTCTTTTGCCACTCCGGCGCTGGCTGAGGGTCCCGCCCTGCCGGATGCCGATGTGGTGACCACTTCCGATGTGACTCCCGATGACGTCACTGAGCCTGTGGCTCTGGACGTGGTCGCGGAGCCCGTGACTGAGGTCGTGGTCCCTGTGGATCCCGCACCCGAGATCAAGGTCCCCACGACCGATGAGGAGGCTGGCACGATCATCGGACAGTTGCTCGACGCGGCAACCAATGGTCACTGGACCGTGTTCGTTGGGTTCCTGCTCCTGATGCTCATGTGGCTGTTCAACCGGATGGGTCTCGCAGCGAAGATCGGTCGTGACTACGTGCCGTGGGTCACGGTAGGCCTGGGCCTCGTGGCTTGTGTTGCCATCGGCCTCGCCACGGGGGCGAACATCTGGGATGCCCTCAAGGCAGGTCTACTGGAGGGTGGTATCGCCATCGCCCTGTGGGAGCTGATCTTCAAGCGGTTCACCGCCACGAAGACCGATGGCACTCCGAGGGTGGAGCCCGTCGAGGGCTAGTCCTGGTTTTCCTTCGGTGTGTCAAACAAGGCCGAGGCTCGGAAACGGGCCTCGGCCTCTGTGATCTTGAAGTCCTCACCCACTCCGATGAGGAAAGTGGTGGCTCCCAACATGAGCCGCTTCCGCTGCTCGGGGTCGGCCAGGATGGCCTTGATGTCCACACGTCGGGATCTCTCAGATTCCACGTTCCTTCCTCCGTTGTTCGAGCATGGGTTTCAGATCGAACTCTTGGTACAGCCGGGTGTACTTGGTGATGATCGGAGGTCCTGTCTCTCCTGAACCTGGTCTGCACTTCGTCTCGACCACCCCGTAGTGGAGCTTGATCGCAGAGACCACAGTCCATCCGAGGTCCCATCCCAGTTCCTTTCCATCGGGACCTGTGTTGGTCCCCGTGGAGGGGTGGCTGGGCCGGAAGTCGATGATCGTACCCGGTTTCATGAACTTGGGATCTGCTGCGACGGTCGTCCGCCACGTCCCCTTCGAGATGTCGATGAGAGCCAACCCTCGGGTGAGCTTCTCATCGGTGGTGCTTTTGGCCTTAGCCATCGAGGCTCTCCCACCAGGTGGTGCGTCTCATGACCGTGACCAGATGATCCAGAGATCGGGCTTCCCACACACGGCCTGGACAGCCGGGAGGAGATTGGCGATCTGTTCCCGAGCCCTTGTTTTCTGCTCGTCCGAGGGTTGCGGGAGGTCACTCACTCGGACATTGTCCACCTCGGTGATCTCCCCGATACGGATCCCGCACCAGTAGGTGGGGTAGCCATCATCGGTGTACCTCAGGTGAAACCCGTTGTTCTCGAAGTCTTCATAGCACAGGTCTGAGACCCGGAAGGGGTGGTGGTTAGTGGGAGGGTAGAGAACTTTTCCCAGAGCCTCCGCAATGGCGTCCCTTCCGTCCGAGGTGACGCCATAGATGAGCGTTCCGATCGTGTATGACATGGATCTACCTGCAATGGGGCTTGATGTGGGCGGGGATCTTGTCCCCGAGTTTGTTCCAGATGACCTCGCGGACCCTGACCGGGAGGGAGAGCAGTCCGAACGGGTTGAACTCCGAGCTGTTCACGATCTCGGCGGGGATGGCGTGGACGGCGAAGTATTCGTTGTCCAGGCTGAAGCCCCAGGCCGGGGGCAGGGCGGTGATGGCTTCCTTGGTCAGAGCCTTGATGGCCTGTTCCTTGGTGTTGACCGCCCCACTGCGGTTCCAGGTGGGGTTGCGGAGCACCTTCCACTCCCAGATGTCGAGCTTCCGGCGGATCTCACCGGGCACCCACGCCTGTTGGCTGAGGCGGCCAGCTCCCCAGGCCTTTCCGATGGTTCGACCTGGGGCTTTGTAGAAGACCGTGTGCTGTTCCTCGACGAAGGGGGCAAGGAACTCGGCGGCGATTTCTTTGGTGGTAAGGGTGAGCATCTCAGTTGTCTCCGAAGTGGTCAGCCACGAGGCTGCGGACCTTGCTCTCGAACCGGGACTCGACGACCCAGCAGCCCTTCTCCCGGTTCCAGGAGTAGCCCTTGCCGTGATTGTAGGGGATGGCACCCTTGAAGTCGGCGATGAACCCGAAGTGACGGAATGGGGTGTAGACCTCGATGGTGGCCCGGGTGTCACCCGGGCGGACGATGAGGGGCTTGGCAGGCTCGACCGGCTTCGGCGGGTCGTAGGTCGCTCGGAAAGCCGAACGGACATCGAGCCAGTTGGTGGGGGGGACCTTGACGACCTGGCTTGCGGCCTTCAGGTCCTTGCCCGGAACAGTCGCCCACTGGTCGCCGAAGTCCTCACCGAGGATGGTCCAGACGAGGGCCTTGCGGCTCGCCGGGAACCGCCAGCCGTACTTGAACCGGCCATCACGGGCGACGCTGCTGGCCTCGGTGACCTTCCGCATGTTGCTGCGGACGTTCATCTTGGAACGGCAGCGGAGGATGAAGTCCCCCGAGTCGTCGTCGGTCGTGCTGACGATGATGTTGGTGTTCCGCTCGCGCATTTTGTCGCCGAGGGTCACGAACCCGAGGGCGGTCACGATGCTGGCGCAGTCGAGGACGACCTCGGTGTTGTCGAGGTGGGCCGAGGACCACCAGATCAGGATGTTGCAGAGGTCACGGGGCTTCTCCTTGAGAGCCTTGGCCGCGAGCTTGACCGGTGTCTCCAGGTTGCTGGCGAACAGGATGCCAAGGGCGTCCTCGACCATGTCCGCCGTGATGTCGAAGTTGATCTCGTAGTGGTGGGCGGAGCAGACGGGGCCGATGCCCCGGGTGACACTCACAGCGTCCCGCAGGGGGGAGCCACAGGTGGTGCACTCGGTGGCGGTGAGGTCGTAGACCTTGCCCCACTCTCGGATGATGCCAGCGGCATCAGCGGCGGCATGGGCGGCGGACGAGTTGGTCGCCGGGGCTAGCTTGGCCATCCCACGGGCCTTGGTCGGGGCCAGGTCGGGGGTGTTGATCACGAGTTCAGCGGCGTTCATCTTGTCCTCCATCTTGTCCAACCCTACTACGGGGCGGCAGTGTGTTTTGAGCCCCTTTTCAGAGGGCCATCATCAGGTAGCCGAGGCTCGCGATGCAGACCACGAACAGGCTGCCCATGAGGACCGGGTGTCGGTCCTCGAAGCTCGGGGTGGTGTTGCGGTATCGGTTGGTCATACGACCGGGACTCCGCTGATTTCGTTGTTCATCTTGTCCTCCGTTGCTGTTCTGCACCTACTACGGAGGACTTCACGAAGTTGAGCCCTAAAAAGTTGTGGGGCTCAACTTCCGGTTCTCGTCCGTAGTAGCCCTGTAACCAGGAGAGGGAGAGCATGACGCAGATCACCTACATCACGACGACCTTGCCGCCCACCGAGATGTGGGTCGAGGCTCGAACTGCCATCGAGTATCGAAGCCAGGGCTTCGAGCTGGTCGAGTACAAGTCCCCACCGGAGGCGTTTCGGTCTTGCTACTCGGGTCGTGCCCTCATCCGTAAGACCGGTGGGCCGACGCCCTACACCTACTCCCCGGAGTTGTGTGACCTTCACAAACGAGTCAGTCGAGCGCTCGACAGCCACCGTCCCCCGTGGTTCATTGGCCGGAGCCGAAAGGCATCCCCTGCCAGCAGAGAGTTCGATGCGGGCCACACGAAGTTCTACGTGGGCGAGATCGACTATCATCGACGCCTGATGAAGCCCCTCGACGGTGATACCCTCGAAGATGTCGTGGCCCGAGTTGTCACGGCATTGGAGGGGCTGGCCTCCGAGGCAACCCACAAGGTCACCAGGGCTGCATGGTCGAGTGCGGCTCAGGAGATCCAGGGCTCAACTTCCGGTTCTCGTCCGTAGTAGGTTCAGAACACAGGAGGACCCCATGAGCACGATCCACACCTTCCAGAACCAGTTCGGCACCGAGATCAGCATCCGCATCCCGGTGACGGCCCTCGACTGGGAGATCTACTCCCGGTCGGGATGTGGCCTCTCGGCTCGCCGACTCACGGGGGCTCTCAAGCGGTCGTTCGCTGAGTTCATCCGGGTTTTCAAGTCCACTAAGGACCTCAACAAGGCGATCCTGGCTGCCGATGGCGTCCATGCTGAGGCCCGCAACGCCCGTTCGAACACCATCTACGGGTCGTGCGACACGGAGCCCCGGTATCAGGCTCAGCAGGTCATCTGTGACTTCGCCAGGGCCTACACCGGCAACCAGAACCACTCTTTCTACCACCTGTTCTAGGTGAAGCCACCCGTGATAGTGGTGTGAGAAACGACAGAGGTCCCTGATGAAAGACGTACTGGCAGCCCTACTGAGCACCGAAGACCCGCCGACCAACTACGGTCTGACGGAGGCTGACGTGGCCTCGATCGCTTCCTGTTACGACTGGGAGACTCGGGTGACCGAGTCCAACTGGTCACAGAACACCGACTACAACAGCCTCGCCGAGATGGTGAAGGCTGAGCCCCAGTGGTTCCTCGCGGACATCAGCCGGTTCTACGGCGATGACTACTACCTCGTCGAGGAGAACTGGACGGACGACATGGACGGGGATGCAGCAAGCGCCCTGGCCTCTGCGGGCTTCGGCACCGACGAGGACTATGGCTGCTTCGACGACGGAGAGTTCTAGGCTCAACATCGGAGCCCGATCCGTAGTAGAACTATGCCTGGAGGCACACCATGTCGATTTTGACCGTAACCGATGCCAGGACTCTGATGGGTCGGGGGAAGGCCTGGACCTTCCGGCTGGAACTGCGCGACCCTGCCAGCAACAGTCACAAGTTCTGGCTCTGTACGGGTCGGAGCCGCCATGAACCAGTCGAGGTTCACTATGGCCGTGTGGGGAGCAAACCCCAGATCATCGTGAAGGACTGGGTCTATGTCGAGCAGAAGTGCCCCGAGAAGGTAGCCAAGGGCTACATCTACGTGGACACCCCGTTCGTCCGGGTTCAGCCGTCCACCATCGCGGGTGTGGCACAGGCGACCCCGGCGTGGCCGGGTGCCAAGATGATGCCTGTCCAGCAGCCGGTGACAGCCCCCAAGCCGGTGGTCCCGGTCTCTCAGCCGACCCTTCCCCAGCTCATGAAGCTGGGGGACAAGTGGCGCTGTGACAAGGGCCGCGTCATGGTTCGGATCAAGGGCTCCGTCATCGAAGTCGTATTCGACGTGTACCCCGCCACCTGGATGGGGTCCGCCTTCTCGTCGTTCAAGTCAGATTTCACGCTGTTCTGCTCCAAGTTCATGGCTCGTTCGGTCACCACCTGGTGGGGGACGCAAGGGCCACAGAATCTGGAGCACGTCTTTCATGCCCACTGCGGTGACAGGGGCCTGTTCGTCGCAATCGTTGAGTGGCTCCGGCAACAGATCGGAATAGGGGCCACACCCCTGGTGGCAGTGCCTGGCCCCTACGGACAGATCGTCCAGCTTGTGCCCAAGGGGCAGGGTGTCTGGCACGCTTTGAACGTAGCCGGGGGCAAGGTGCTGGACCTGACCAAGCAGGGTGCTCGCGACCTCGTGGCGGAGTATCCTCACATCCAGATCAGTGGGCTTTGATGGACACGAAACAGACCATTTTCCGGGCCAAGTCCCATGGCAAGGGACGTCCTCGTGTGGGGATAGCTCAGTCCGTCCAGCCCGGGGACTGGTTGGAGTTCAACCTGGATGGCCCCATCCACGGCCGCTTCGTGGCATCGGTGCACAAGGATCACGTCGTCACCCGACCCCTCAAGAGCAAGTACGGGTTGCTCGATGGCTCCCACAAGGTGTTGTACGCAGCGTTCTATTCCGTCACCCGGCACGAGGAGCCACAGGTCGAGCCAGAAATCGAGTTCGAGGATACTGAGGAGGCTTTGGCAGTCCCCACGCCCGAGATGGCCCCCAAACTGACTCCCACTCCCGAGCCAGAACCCATCCCCGAGCCTGAACCTATCCCCGAGCCTGAAGTTATCCTCATTCCCGAGGTCCAGCCCAAGGTCCGGAGGCAGAAGAAGCAACCCCCTCCGGGTTTCCTCGACTTCTTGGACTCCCGGTATAAGTCACGGTAGGGTGCCTATGGGGCTGGATAGGTGGAGGCCCCGATGCAACAGATGATGGTCCGCTTGGCTAACCGTTCCGAAGACATCCTGATGTTGGGTGTTGGGAAGAGCCTGGACGCCCACCTGGCCGAGGTGGGTAAGGCGGCTGTGCGGGAGATCGTGACAGAGGCCAATCGGCTGGGTGTGGGACCCAATATGCTGCCCTACGTCTTCTGGGCGTTGGCCACAAAGGCTGGTCTACCACGGATGGGTCAAAAGGAGTTTGCAGCGCTCGACCTGATGGTGTTCATCATGGAACGCACCGGGACGATGCCGGCCTATCGGGGCGCCCTCCAGGTGGCTGACGACCCTGCCACGGACTCCGCTACGGACTCCCTTGCCCTCCACATGGCCACTTGGTCACTCCGATCGATGTATCCGGCTCTCCTGACCTCATACAAGGCGGCCTTGAAGAGCCAGGAGAAGTTGGTCCCCAAGCTGACCAACGGTCAGGTCAAGAAAGGTGACGAGTTCGAGTTCTTGCGGAAGAGTTTCCGTCAGGTGCTCAGCCTCCAGTCGAGCATGTTCCGAGACGGTGAATTGCTCCGGCGAGTGGTACGGTTGCTACCGCTCTGAGCAAGGTAGGTTCATTGGGGAAGCCGATCGCGTATAGAGGGGGTGGCAACACGCCGACGCGACGGAGAACCTATGACCGACGACCGTATCCAGCGGGTTGCCGCCAAGCTACAGACGATCCGTGAGCGGACCGATCTGAAGCTCAAGGCAACTCCGCACCTCAAGAAAACGTTCACCGACTTCACAGGTTTCGAACGTGAGTTGAACATCCGCTACTACCAGGTGCAAGGCATCCTGCACTTGATCTTCATGAAGCGGTTTCTTCTCGGGGATGATACTGGCCTCGGGAAGACCCTCCAGACGATCGCAGCTCTGTGCTACATCTGGGAGAAGGAACCTTCTCGGAAGGTGCTGGTCCTGACGACGAAGTCCGCAACCCCACAGTGGGCTAAGGAATTTGGCAAGTTCACCCGTGGTGTCCGGGTCATCGTCGCCAATGGCAGTCGTCAACAGCGAGAAGACGCCTATGCTGCCTGGCGCAAGAGCGACAAGCCGTCCGTGATGGTGATGGGCTATCGAGCTGTGGTGAACGACATCCGCAAGCTCCAGAACGACGAGGGCTTCATTCTCGTGACGGACGAGGCCACCGCGTTCAAGAATCCGAAGACCCAGGTTCATCAGGTGGTCCGGCACCTCAGCACGATGGCTGATCGGACCTGGGCTCTGACCGCCACGCTCATCAAGAATCACCTGATGGAAGGGCACGGCATCTATCAGGTGGTCGTACCGGGCTTGTTCGGATCTGCCGATAGCTTCATGCGCTACTACTGCATCGTCGAGATGATGGCCATCGGCAAGGGTCGCAAAGTCCCTCGCATCGTGGGCTACTATCCTGAGAAGGTCGAGGAGTTCCGTGGTTTCATCACACCCTACTACCTGGGCCGACCCAAGCACGACGTGGCAGACGAGTTGCCAACCCTGACCCGAGAGGTGTTCGAGGTTGGGATGTCTCCGATGCAGGAGGCCAAGTATTCAGAGGCTCTTACGGGCCTTCTCACCGTGGGGGAAAAGAGGCCCGAGGGGGAAGAGGAAAAGGAGGTCACCAAGCTCACGGCGATCTCCTACTGCCAGCAGATCGTCAACCATCCTGACCTGATCGGCTGTGAAGGTTCTTCGGAGAAGCTCACCGCCCTAATCGAGCTACTGACCGAAGGGGACCTCGCGGGGGAGAAGGTTATCGTCTTCTCTCGGTTCAAGAAGATGGTCAACCTCCTGATGCCAGCCCTGAAGAAGGCCGGGCTTGACCCCGTTCGGGTCACAGGTGATGAGTCTGGAGACCAACGGCAGAAGGCCCAGGACCGGTTCCAGAATGTCGATGACCCCTGCAAAGTGATCTGCATCACGATGGCCGGTGGCGACGCCATCAACCTCCAAGCAGCAAAGGCCATCATCTTCTACGACACGCCCTGGTCAGCGGGGGACTACATTCAGATCATCGGCCGCATGATCCGCATTGGGTCTCTGCACGACAACGTTCTCGCCTTGCACCTCGTTGCCAAGCTCAAGAGCGGCAAGGGCACCATCGACCAGAGGGTCATGGACGTCATTGAGTCGAAGATGAAACTCATCGAGGCGGTTCTCGGGGAGCGGCTGAAGGGTACAGCGAAGGGAACTGGGAAGGACCGCATCGACGTGAGCAGTGAGATCAACGACATCTTCGGTGCACTACAGGCGGATGCAAAAGTATGACGGACAGGAAGCCAGAGCGGCCGGACATCCACTATGAGCACCCCCTGCTCGATTTCCCCACAGGCAACGGGGACAAGGACTGTCCCACCTGCAAGGGGAGGGGAGTGATCCCCGTCATGGCGGACGTGGGTGGTGGGGTGATGTGGCCCGGGGGAGGTACGCAGAACTGCACCTGTGTCTTCAAGCGGGACCTACTCGCCAACGTCAAGCGGGTCTGGAAGGTCCTTCTCAACGTGGATTCGGTGGACGCTAGTCCCTTGTTCGGCCGCACCAAGCAGAGCCTCTGGATCACGGCCTCCTCTTTCGATTTTCGCCGGCACCTCAGGTTCGTGGCCTTCCGTATGGGTCCCCAATGGGATGCTCGGGTGGTCGCTGATGCCACGTTGATGACCGCGTGGTTGAACACTGCGAAGTCGGTGTACGACTCTGACGTGCTTCTGGAGCGGGAGGGTCAACAGAGGGACCGACCCTCAGAGCACTTTGTCACCCTGGTTGACCTGGTGGTCCCCTTCGATCTGCTCATCATCGTGCTGGGGGTCAAGGCAGCCGCCAACAAGGAGATGGCCAACGTGCTTGCGGAGGCATTGAACGAGCGAGAGCAGCAGGGGAAACCCACCTGGGTCGTGGACTCCTATGCCTCTCCCCTGAGCAGCGTCTCTCACAAGTGTCACAGCCCACAGGTCCTAGAGATTCTTGACGGCTTCCGTCGGGTTCGTCTGGAAGACGAGAGGGTGAGCAACGAGCCTGCCACGGCCGCTCAGCAGTACCCAGCCAGCAGGAAGCCCGGTGTGACGCCTGCAAGCCCCACTAGCGGCTCTGGGGGTGCTGCTGCCCCCTACACCCGCCGTAAGGGTGGGATGGTTCAAGAGGGGGCTCCCAGGGCTCCCTATCAGCCTCCCGAAGAGGTCAAGACCTTCTTGTCAATGCCCATGGAGGATGATGGGGAAGCCTACGAGGGGGAGATTCCGGAGCCGGATGAGGATGATGACGAGTTCAGCGTGGATGCTTTGATGGCTGCGGCTCATACGCCGAAGCTGGTGCCTGACGGAGTGGGCAAGCTCGAAGATGACACCTTCAACCCGGATGATCTACTTGAGGACTTCCCGTCCGTGGAGGAACTGGGCGGCAACGCCGCCGAGCTTCCGAAATGGATGACGGGAGCGCTCTCAAAGGAAGAGCGGGTGGCCAAGCAGAAACAGGCGAAGTGGGCTAAGAAAGGTCGGAAGAACGAGGGTGGTCGATGAAGTCTCTGCTTCGCTCAGTGTTCATTGCGGATGCTGGGGACAATCCCGAGCTGTTGCTCCGCAACTATCAGATGCTCAACGGATCCGCCCTTGGTTTCGAGGTCCCTGAATACAACGCCATCTGGGCCTACATCCAAGAGTTCGTCCGGGCTCATAGTCACATCCCGAACCTCGCGACCCTGAGGTCACACTTCGAGCACTCCAAGGAGGACTCGGTCCTAGATCAGCTCCGGGTGCTGGAGGGGCTGAAGGCAAGGACCAAGGGGGACTTCCAGCGAGTCCTGGAAGACAAGGCCAACGACCGTCGGCAGCGTGTATGGGCTGAGACGCTCAAGGAGGCGTCCATCATCACCTCCACTGGGATGGAGGTGGCGGATGGCAAGGAGAAGAAGATCCTCCTGGGGCCAATCCACTCCGCCCGGTATGTGATGGAGAAGGCTCACGACATTGTAGCTCCCACCATCGGCGGGAGGCTCTCCGGTGAAGTCACCAAGGATGGTGTTGCGGTCAAGGAAGAGTACGAGAGGGTCGAGGCAGACCCTCTCGCCGGTATTGGGCAGTTCTGTTTCCTCCAGCAGTGCGATGATGCCCTCGGCGGGGCCAAGCGACACGAGCTTTGGATTCATGCTGCGTTCACCGGCGGGATGAAGAGCACGTTCATGCTCAACTGGGCCTACAACCAGGCCGTGATCTACAAGCACAACGTGCTGATCTTCAGCCTGGAGATGCCCTACGGTCAGTGCCGGCGCATCCTCTACGCCATCCACTCGATGCACCCGAAGTTCCGTGAGATCCGAATGCGTCTGGGCATCCAGACGGACCCCGAGCAAGACGTAGGACTGCCCTACCAGGACATCCGGGATGGCAAGCTGCACGAGTGGAATGTCAACGCCAAGGCCTTCTACTTCGACTATGTGATCCCCGATTTCAATGGGGAGGATGTGGTGAACCACCCCTACCTCGGTCAGGACTACGCGAAGATCCACATCGAGGTTGCCGACCCCGACAAGGACGATTTCACGATGCACGACCTCCGGTCCATGGCCGAGGTCATCTACAGCAAAGACCCCTTCTCAATGGTGTTCGTGGACCACTGCGGGCTCATGTCGCCCCGTCGGCATCGCAGCAGCACCACAGAGAACCTGAACGAGGTCATCCGTGACCTCAAGAAGCTCGCTCTGGGATTCAACCGTGGGCAGGGGATGGCGGTCGTCGGTCTGTTCCAAATTTCCCGTGAGGGGTACAAGAGTGCTCTCAAGACGAAGGAGAAGACCGGTGTTGCTGGCTACAATTTGACTCACCTGAGTTACGCCAACGAAGCCGAGCGATGTGTAGCAGTTTCAAGCACTTTCATCCGTTCTGGCCGGGGAATTGTGCGCATTGACGAGGTTTCCCGATATAGAGAAACCGTGTGGTCGGGTTCCGGTTGGAAGCAAATCAAGCAGGTTTTCGACAATGGTGTCCGCCGCATCTGGGACGTGACAACGGACAGGGGGTCCAAGCTAGGTTGCACGGCATCCCATCGAGTGCGGGTGGTGCAAGATGGCCAATTGGGTTGGCAGACCATCAGCAACTTGAGTCCAGGTAAGGACTATGTGGCAAGCACCTTCGGCGAAGAGGAGGCATGGCCCAGCAGGTTCCCGGCACTCCCTGACCTTGTCATTGGGTCCGGTGAAAAACCGAGTGGGCAGCAAGGAATCCCCTTGAAAACTCCCGCCAAAGTTACTCGTGATCTAGCCTACTTGCTGGGAGCTTGGGATGGTGACGGCAAGACACACCCTCGGGGCCTGGGTTGGACGGGGAACCGGAAAGAGACGGCTGTTCGGGATCGACTCCATACCTGTTTTGAGCATACCTTCGGTCATACCCTGCCCCTTCAAGAGAACCCTTCTCGGTCAGGATCCTTCGAACTGGTGAAGTGGAGCCAGCCTCTGAAGCGGTGGTTTGAGACGGTGGCGGGTAAACGGGCTGTCGAAGTCCCCACCTGCATCTTGCAGGCCCCCCGTGAAATTGTGTGTGCTTACCTGCAGGGATTGTTTGATACAGACGGATGGGTGAACAATCAGGGGGTCGTGGGCATTAACATGAAGGGGGCCTGTGAAGACTTCCTGCGCCAAGTACAGTTGCTGTTGACAGCCCTGGGTATTGACTCGGACTTGTCTAAGTGGGGCTCTTTCTTGCGCCGGACCGGGAAAACCTACCCGAAAGTGTTACTCCGGGTGCGGACTCGTGAAAGTGCCCAGCGTTTTCATCAAGACATTGGGTTCTCCCAAGAGGATAAGCAAGCACAGCAAGTATCCGGGCGGGAGTCTCGCAAACAGGTGTATCCAGTACCTCACACGTTCTTGTCTGCCTTTACCCAAGTGCATCCTGCGGGGTCTGTCCAGGGGGCGTTCCCTCGGAGCTTTTATAACCTGCCTGCAAAGGTCCGTAAGACGGGGCTGGTGCCTCGGAGTGCCGTGGAACTTCTGGTGCAACACGCATCGGAGAAGGGCATCGGAGGTGCTGAAGTCCAGTTCTTACGACGATTGTTGACCTTCCAGGTGATGCGGGTCGTTTCTGTAGTAGATACGGGTCGAGATGAGCCCGTGATGGATCTGGAAGTGGACGGGGATCACGAGTACCAAACGGGGCCTGTGCTGTCACACAACTCGGCCGACGTGGTGACCTCAACCTGGATCGATGATGAGTTGAAAGCTCAGTCGAGGGTGCAGTTCAACTGTCTCAAGTCTCGTGACCAGGCAGCGTTCCTGCCCTTCATCGCCCGGGTGGAGTGGCCTTGTCGTCGGCTTCTGAGCTGTTTCGATGTGGCGCTGACTCCCGAGGAGAACGCCAAGATTGGTGCGGCCGTGGACAAGGCCGCCAAAGAGGAACTGGAGACGGACTGATGAAAGCCCCGTTCTCTCGGTTCGGCAACAAGGATGCTGTGGCCCCTGAGGTGTGGCGACGGTTTGGTTCCGTGTCCAACTACGTGGAGCCTTTCGCCGGTTCGGCTGCAGTGTTGCTGATGCGTCCCGACGGTCCCAAAGGGATGGAGACCATCAACGATGCCGATGGGTTCATCTCGAATTTCTTTCGAGCCGTGGCTGCGGAGCCGGAGGAGGTACTTCGTTGGGCTCAGTGGCCTGTGAACGAGGCTGACCTTCACGCCCGACATCTCTGGCTTGTGGGCCAGAGTGAGAACATCTTGAACAGGTTGATGGGGGACCCTCACTGGTACGACGCCAAGATCGCAGGTTGGTGGGTGTGGGGTTCCCTTTCGTGGATTGGCCGAGGTTGGTGCATCGGCAAGGGACCCTGGGTATCCATTGACGGGGTCTTCCAGGCTCGCCCAAAAGGGGATGTCCGACCAGGTGTCCGTCGAACGGTTCCACACCTGACCTACAAGCGGGTGGGCAAGATCACGCTGGATCATTTCCAGATGCTCTCCGAGCGGCTACGGGAAGTTCGGGTTGTGTGCGGGGACTGGACTCGGTTGCTTGGGGCCGGGCTGAAGACGGCCAAGATCAACGCTCTGTTCCTTGATCCCCCCTATGGACGTGGGACAGACCAGCTCTATCCCACGGGGGCAAGTCTGAGCGATGAGGCTGGGATTGCGGCAGCCGTATGGGACTGGGCTGTACAGCACGGGGATGACCCCGCCCTACGCATCGCAGTAGCAGGGTATGACGATGGACGGGTCCTACCCGAGGGCTGGGCTCAGTGGAACTGGGCAGGGACGAGTCGGCAGTCCAACACGGGCTACTCCAATGCAGGGGGGCAGGGAACCAAGAACCTCACCCTTGAGACTCTCTGGTTTTCTCCCCACTGTCTCCAACCGGACAACAACTCTATCCTGGATCTGCTGCAATGCCCGGAATGATCGTTATCCATATGGCCCGGAAGCCCCTTGAGGGCACCGTTGCGCAGAACGCCCTCAAGTACGGCACAGGGTCCCTGAACATCGGGGATACCCGACTCTCCACCAAAGACAATCTTGGTGGTGGGGCATACGCTTCGGACCCGACTCCCCGACCCAATCCTGAGGACTGGCGTTTCAAGCGGGGTGGCGCAGGGGACACTCCCCCGGAGGTCTCAGGGAGATGGCCTGCAAACGTCATCCTACAACACAAACCGGGTTGTGTTCAGGCGGGCACCAAGATCGTCAAAGGCAGTCCCTCATCGAAGACTGTACCTGATGCCTATGAGGGTGAATCCGTAACGGGGATGCTACGCGGTGTCTCTCATCCTGGCAATCAACACGGGGATTCCACGGGGAAGGAACAGGTTGCGGCTTGGGATTGTGAGTCTGGCTGCCCCGTGGCTGACCTGGATGAACAGAGCGGGAGCCTCACTTCGGGCACGGGAGCGGTCAAGAGGGCGTCCTCGCGGGACCAGGATGGCAATGGGAGTGCAGCCTTTGGTCAGGAGAATCGTCCAGAGGGGACACCAATGGTCTCCTACGGGGACACCGGCGGTGCCTCCCGGTTCTTCAAGCAGGTGGAGTCCGACCCCGAGTGGGATTGTGAGCCTGACTGCCCTGTAGCAGACCTGGATGAGCAGAGCGGGGAACGTCCTCATAGTTTTCGGACAAGCCGTGACCATCAAGGGGGCTTGTTTGGGTGGAAAGCAGGAAATACCGAGGGGCACCGGGACACAGGAGGTGCCTCCCGGTTCTTCAAGCAGGCATCGGGAGACACCCTCACCGAGTATCTCCGCACGATGGGCTCAACTCCTGACAAGCAAGCCGTGGTCATCTCCGCCACGACGGACATCTCCACCTGGGAGACCGGCTCGGTCTGTGGCCTGGTCGTGACCAGCGGCAGTCACACCATCACGGAGTCCCAAATCACCGAGTGCTGGCGAGTCCTCCCGCCGGGTGGTCACGTCTTCCTCATCGCTCCCGATACCCAGCCCACAGGTCACACCGGAGCCATTCGGTTGGAGGACGCAGGGTTCGAGATCCGTGACGCCATCCTGCTTGTCCAAGGTCCTGGCTCCTTCCACTACGTTGCCAAGGCAGGAAGGAAGGAGCGAGAGGCTGGTTGCTCGAAGCTGCCGGCCAAGGCTGGGCACGAGGCCGTGGAACGGGAAGAGGGTTCGGCAGGGGTGCAGAACCCACGAGCCGGGGCTGGGCGGACTGCGAAGAAGGTCCGTAATTTCCACCCGACCGTGAAGTCCATTGAAATCATGAAGAGGTTGCTGGCCAATGTCCCCAAGGACCTGGGGGCCGTGGTGGATCCTTTCCTGGGCTCCGGGACCACGGGCATCGCTTGTTCGATCACAGGTCATGATTTCGAGGGCATCGAGCGGGAGCCAGAGTATCTCGCCATTGCGGATGCCCGTATCCGTTACTGGAGCACCTCGAAGTACCGGGGACACGACACGAAGATCGTGTCTGATCACCAGGTCAAGAAAGAGCCCCCGAAGACTGTGTCCCTCCTCGACTGGTTTGGTGAAGACTGATGACGACCATCACGCTGAGACTGGGTGACAGCTTCCAGGTCCTAAAGACTTTGAAGGGTGTCGGGGCTGTGGTCACGGACCCCCCATACTTGGTGGGCTTCATGTCAAGGGATTGGGATGCAGAAGGCACTGGTCAGGAAAACGCGGCTTGGCACCTAGAATGGTTGAAAGCCTGCTTTGACGTTCTGCCCTCTGGCGGCATCATCAAGGTGTTCTCGGCCACCCGCACATTCCATCGACTTGCGGCTGCCATGGAGGAGGCAGGGTTCGTCCTGCCCGTGGAAGGGTCCCTTGAGGCTTGGGGGTACGGATGTCTCACGGAGGACACTGAAATCTTGACCCCAGAGGGGTGGGCACACTACCATAGAGCCAAGGTCGGAAAGCAGGTGTTGGGCTTCAATCCCGAGACCGGCCAACTCACATGGCAGTCTGTGGAGGAAACCTTTGAGTACCCCTACGACCGAGAAGCCTACCGTCTCTATGGAGACGGCACTGACCACATCGTGTCCGTCGGACACCGCTGCCTTGTCCAACGAGAGGGTCACTGGGAGTTCATCCGAGCGGAGGGGCTGGAAGCAACCGAGGTTGTGCCCAGCGTGCAGTGGGGAGTTCATCCCCCACAAAGCGTCACAACAGACGTGCGGACGTTCCTGTGCGAACCGGATCCGAGTGCAGATCAAGAAGCCCCTGGCGGAACGGAAGGGGCAGTTCATTGCCTGCACAGTGTGTGGCACGCTGAAGTGGTATCCCGATGCGTGGCTTCGGAAGGGGGCACGCCAGCCAGTTTGCTCTCGGAAGTGCAACGGAGTGCATCGGGGTCAGGACTGGGCGAAGCACGGGCACAAGGGGGCTGCGGCGGTGTCTCCCGAAGGGAGAGCATCTGCGATCAAGAAAATGACGGGGCCGAGCAACCCGGCTTGGAAGGGTGGGGTGACCTACTTCAGGAAAAAGGGCAACTACACCAAGAACGGACAGATCCGGTACTTGCGCTGCCCCCCCGAGTTCCGCCCGATGGCCCGCAAGGATGGGTACATCATGGAACACCGACTGATCGTAGCTCAGGTGTTGGGTCGGTGTCTCTCTCGACAGGAGACGGTGCATCACTTGAACCACAACCCCGTGGACAACAGGCTGGAGAACTTGGCGTTGTTCGCCTCGAATCAGGCACACAAGCTGTTCGAGGCGCATGGGAAGCCCTTGCCGATCTGGCAAGGGTAGCTGTTCAGGTTGAAAAGGTGCACCACACAGGGACGGTGTGGTGTGTCAGGGTGCCCACCGGAGCTTTTGTAGCTCGACGTAAGGGGCTGACATTCATCACTGGAAACAGTGGCTTTCCGAAATATTTGAACACGAGCAAGGCTATCGATCAGCACTTCGGTGCCGAGCGAGAGGTCGTGGGCAAAGTGGGCAACATCGACCCACAGGTTGTTGATAGAATCGCTTTGGATTACGGGGGGGCAACCGGGAAAGCGAAGAACGGACTCAAGGATGGCTACTCCCTAACTGCGGCAGCAACCTCAGAGGCAGCCAAGTTCGATGGGTGGGCCACGGCCCTGAAGCCGGGTTGGGAACCCTTCTTGGTGGGGATCAAGCCCTGACGGTCGGGATCTTCGCTACTGCCTCTATCTCCTCTGCTCTGTGTGTCCTCCGCAGTCCAAGGAGAGTTCATGAGGCGAAGTGCAGCCCGGAAACCACAGACCAGTCAGAAGAGGATGGGGAACAAGCAAGGTCGGCAGGAGCGCCGACCTGAACCTCAGATAGAGCGTCAGGATGTTCACGAGCATCATCGTCAACTGACCCCTGTCCACCCCAAGACCACGGGGCAACGCGAGTATCAGGATGTCCTTCGGTCCCACGACCTGGTGTTCGGACTCGGCCCGGCCGGGACGGGCAAGACCTTCCTCGCCGTCTACGAGGCGGTCTACGCCCTGGAGAAGGGGTTGGTGGACCGCATCGTCCTGACTCGACCCGCAGTAGAGGCCGGGGAGCATCTGGGATTCTTGCCGGGTGACCTTGGTGAGAAGGTTGCCCCGTACCTGCAACCGCTGCTCACCTCCCTCTACAAGATCCTGTCGAAGGGGAGGGTGGACTGTCACCTCAAGAACGAGAAGATCGAGATCGTGCCCCTGGCGTACATGCGAGGCAGGACCCTCGAAAACGCCTACATCCTCCTCGACGAGGCCCAGAACTGCACCTTCGATCAGCTCCTGATGATGCTGACGAGGATCGGTGAGGGGTCTCGCTGTGTGCTCACTGGGGATGCTTCCCAGACGGACCTGGAGGGCAGTGGGCTGATCACGATGAGCCGGATCCTGGAGAACGTCGGTGGTGTGGGGTCCTACGAGATGAGTGTGGATGACGTGGTTCGTCACACTTTGGTCGCGGACATCATCCGGGCGGTGGATACCTACCGGAAATCCCAACCCCGGATGAAGGTGGTCTAGGCCGGGTATGGTCCACGGGCAGAGGCAACGTAAGGAGATCCCCATGACTCAGTACACCCTCAAGGGTTTTCGTCCAGAGCCCGATAGTCCCCAACACTGGGGGTTCGAGGGCAAGCTGCGTGCAAGAATGGTCCAAGCGACCACTGGGGACGTAGACCTCCGCCCGTGGACCAGCCCCCGACATGACCAAGGGGCCACGAACACCTGTGTTGCACAGGCAACCTGCAAGGCGTTCGAGATCAAGCGAATCATGAAGTACGGGCACGCTGCCCATGTGGATCTCAGTCGTCTGGCCATCTACTGGTTCGCCCGGAACCTGATGGTGCCTAAGGAGACTCACATCGACGAGGGGACCTACATCTCGCACGCTTTCGATGCGATGCGACGGTTCGGGGTCCCACCGGAGATGGCCCATCCGTGGGACTTCCGGGCCATCTTCGAGGCCCCGAGTTGGGACGCCATGCGTCAGGCGTACCTCTCGAAGATCGAGTCCTTCTACAAGATCCGCTCGACGGGCCTGGCCCGTGTGGATATGGTCGTCGAAGCTCTCCAGGCGAACAACCCCGTGGTGTTCGGCACCAACGTGAATGGTGCCTGGAGTTCCTACCGGAAGGGTCAGGTTCTTGTTCCGGTCAGCAATGACGATCGGACGGGGCGTCACGCCACCTGCATTGTGGGTATGAAGGATGGGAAGTTCATCGGAGAGAACTCGTGGGGCACCAACTGGGGTGACAACGGCTTCTACCTGATGGATCCCGCGACACTGATCAGTGACGTCAGCAGCGATTTCTGGGTTCCCCAGGCTGGCTTCGAGACCTACCAGGAGCGACAGGGATGAGTGATTTCAATCCAGAGGACCTCTGCCCCGGCATTCGTCGGACGGTGATGCAACTTCAACTGTGGGGGTTCCACACGACGGACTCTGGTGACGGAGTCTCGAACGGGGAGATGGAGTGTGCTCTGCCGTTTCCCAACGTGTTCATGACCTGTCCCCGTGAACAGTTGATCCAGGAGTCTCATCGTCTCAAGAATCTCCTGGCCGACCAAGGCATCGTGGTGGAGCCTCTGGGGCCGGATGAGCCGGGTCCGCCTCACATCGAGGCCAACTACGATCCGTCTACCGACCTTGGGGTCATCTACCTGTTCAACGTGGACGACAGTTTGCTGTTCGGAAAGCCCGAGGAGACATGATGCGTCTGTTTCGGATGATTCTTGCTCTGGTGGTGGCCAGCTTCCTGCTAGGGTCCACCTGCCAGACTCGCCCCCCACCGATCGCCATCGAGCCGACGGACACAGAGAATTGCCCTGCGGCCTGTGAGAAGTTACAGCAGCTTGGTTGCCCCGAGGGTCTTCCATTGGAAGACGGCACGAGCTGTGTGAAGTTCTGCACAGACACACAAGAGAGTGGGCATCCGTTGAACCCTACCTGCGTGATGGGGATGACGTCCTGCTCTCAGCTTCCAGGCTGCACGAACCCAAGGTGACCCCCATGCCCCCCGTCCTGCCCGATTGGTTCTGGGAATACGAGGAACCCGAGATCGTGGTGGCTCCCGTTGTGGAGCCACCACCTCAATCAGACTATGACCTGAAGCAGAGCATCATTGCTCAGTACCTCTCGACGCCTGAGGGTCGAGCCAAGGTCACCGCCTCAATGACCCACCCACTGCGAGGTGGGAGGGACTACCAGTCCATCGGGCAGAAGGTGTTCTTCGTAGACAAGATGCCTGATGGGGCTCTACCGTTGTACGACAAGGACCCCAATGTGGTGGCTTGCGTGGTCGAAGGGGAGCTGGATTTCCTGGAGACCGTGTAACAGGCTCCCAACTTTGTGCAGACCAATAGGACCGTGAATGTACTATCCCGTAGCCAGACGAACCGCCCCTGAGAGCCCCATCTGGCTTGATGACAACACTTGGGCTTGCCGCAGGCATGTCCCCTCGGCCAAGTTCCACGCAGGAGCCCAGCGGTGTTTGCTAGGGTGCCCGGTCGAGCGACCCTACAGAGATGGGATGCCCCTCCCGGCACCACGTCCTGTGGTGGTGAAACCCCCCGTGGTCGAGTCTTCGCCCGTGGTTGAGTCTCCGCCCGTGGTCAAGAAGCCAGTTCCGGTCAAGAATCCAGCCCCGGTCACGAAATCCAATGAGTGGGACCATCTGGACACCCTGGATGCACAAGGGTTGGCCCAGCATTCCATCACGGAGCTGCGTTCCTATGCCTCCAACCACCTGGGGATCCGGGGAGCCTCGAAGATCCCAGGTGGCAAGGACGCTTTGATCACTCGGATTCTGGCGAAGCAGTTGGCTTGACCAGGAGTGCTTGTTCCAGGAAATCAGGGACAAGCAGGCAGTGTGCCACGAGGTCCAGATCCATTCGGATGTAGCGTTCTCGGTCCTCTGGGGTGAGCCAGTGAGTCCGCGTTGCCAGCCAGTGGGCGTGATCCACAAGGTGTTTGACGGCCGTCTCCCGTGACTCCTTCTCTCGGGGAGAGAGGGCCTGCCAGATCAGGTCTTCCGCCTGATTCCTTCTCTTGTCCGTGAAGCCCTCGTTCGGGTCACAACGGACCAGACGGCACCACATCTCTCCGTAGTTGCTGTCTCCATCGTCGATGATGATGAACGGGGTTCCTACGAGATCGTTCTCGATGAGGTAGTCCCGCACGGGATCCCCACCACCGGCACAGCTTCCGGTTTGGCCAATGAGAGTTGCCGGGTACAGATGCCCTGCCTTGGCAAAGGCGTTTTTCATGTAGTCCAGGGAATGGGAGTTCCAGGCGGAGTTGAACACGACTTGAGTCCCAAGCCAGGATTGAAGCCGATTCAGTTGTCCAACGAGATGCTCATCCAGCACTTCCTGTTGCGGATGGCCGTAACGGTTCATTACGCCGTCAATGTCGAGGAAGATGAGGGTGGTGTGGCCCATTAGCCCTCCAGGTCGAAGTTGGCGTAGAACTCTGCACCAGGGGAGCAGGAGAGGTAGCCGGGAATGATGCCTGTGGGCTTCAGCCCAGCCTGATGGAACGTGCCCAGAAGGTCAGCCTCCCGGTACTTGGGCCAGACCACCACCATGGGAGTCGTCCAGTCACCCATGACCAGGACTCGGATGGCATTCCAGAGACGGTCGAGCTTGACCGTGGTGAAGGGTGGATCGAACACCACGAGGTCGGGCTTGAACATCGCTTGGGGGCGGTGGAGGTTCCACTCTCGAAACCAGGGCTCACCCACAAACCGACGGTCGATGTCGAGGACAAGGGGTGGGTTACGATCTAGAGCCATCTCATAGCCCAGCATTGGGCAGCAGAGCAGGAGTGGCTCCTGGTACTGGCGAACAAGCCTCACCAGGAATCGGCGGGTGGGGAGGTCGAACCAGTATTGTTCGCGTTGGTGGTTTTCGTTCATAGCCTGTATCCGTTCAGGGCTTGGTCAGGACCGTCACAGCTTCGTAAGCCGCGAACCCGAAGCATGTCACGGTGAAGTCCTGGTAAGCCTTCGTCCGGGGGTTGTAGGCTCGCGTGACCTGACCGGGGACCTGGAATCGCACCACGTTGTAGCCACGGGCTGCCTGTTGCAAAGCAGCCCTCTCGCAAGCGTCATCGGCCGCCTTGGTGGCCTCGGCCTGGTTCCAGGTGAAGGAACCATCGGGGTTCCACTCGAATCCGAAGATGAGTGGATTGTAAGTCTGGGTGGTGGCCATCGTGGTTCTCCTCTAGCCGACCACGGTCAGGGTGTAGACCGTGACGATCATCTCGATTTGCGGGTGACCTGAGCCGATACCGCCACGGGTGATGAGGTTTCCCGAGCGGCTGCCCTTGCGGACCGTCTGGCCAGCGAGCTTGAGGCGCTTGGCCTCCGCGTTGCGGTCCTGCATCGCCGCCTTGTGGGCCGCCTTGTCATCCCAGTCGTACCAGTTGTCCGAGGTCCACGAGAAGTTGTAGTTGGCGGGGTTGAAGCTCTGGGTGTTGCTACGCATCTTGGTGTCTCCCGTGTGTCCATCGTTCTGAACCTACTACGGACGAGACTCGGAAATTGAGCCCCTACAGCCTCACTTTTTGAGCACCCACCAGATGTGGTTGAACCGCTCGAACCCCTGCTCGGTGAGCCAAGCACCGAGTCGTTTGTCTCCGTTGACCTCCTTGTCGAAGTGGTCGAAGGAGTTCTCCGGGTCCAGGGTGCGGGCGAACACACGGAGCTTTTCCTCCCACTGCTCCGCCACCTTCCGGTCGAAGAAGCCGAGGATGGGCCAGGTCGGCGAGAGGTGGTGATGGGACCCGTTGAACAGGCACACCTCGGACGTGTGCTGGTCCGGGTACGAGTCATCCTTGCAGTCGATGACCGAGGTGAACCAGGCGTCTGCCTCGGGCAGGTCACGCGGATTGAGGTGGCCCAGGATCTTCCTCCCGGTGGCCACGTTGCGGTAGCCCAGGAACTTCAGCTTCTCACGCTTCATCTCGAACCTCTTAGCGGTTGTAGTCGTAGAACTCGGAGCGGACACCGAAGGTCACGGTCCCACCCCTCTCGCCGGCCTTGGTGCCCACCTGCCGCCACTCACCGTTGGCACGCAGGGTCACCTTGTAGAGCCGACCCTTGGGGTTGGGCTCGTAGGCGTATCGTTGTACGCCCTCGACGTGGGCACAGAACCCACCAGGGGACATCTTGAGAGCATCCGGCTCTCCCGAGTTGGCTCCGTTCAGCAGGGTGGCCCGGTCCCGGCGGACGTAGGCGGTCTTGCCGCTGGGGCTGACCCGCACGACCGTCCCGGCGTCTCGGTCGGACCAGTAGTTGAGGGTTGCGCCTTCGCCGACTGTGGGGTTGCTGCTCATGGGGTCCTCCGTTTGTGTTCTGCCCCCAGTACGGATGACTTCGCTAAGTTGAGCCCTCAATTTTAGGGGCTCAATTTCAGCCTCCCCTCCGTAGTAGGGGTATGAGCAACTACAGCAAATTCCTCATCTCCACAGGTCCCCTCGCAGGGCAGACTGTGGTCGGCTATGAGCTTCTCTCACGGGAGACGCCGGACGGTCTGGTGAACCAGAGTTTCGGCAGGGGTCTCTGGATCCCCGCTCTCAACGTGCGGGTCCCCGCAGATGTTGGCCAACAGGGCCACCCGACGGCCTACACGAACCTGGTGGTCGCCTACGACATGTTCAACACCGAAATCACCGTGGGTGCCACCCTGCACGCCGTCTCCAGCAAAGAGGTGGTGCGGGTCAAGGTGCTGGGCTTCGGCAAGTCCTACCACAACGGCTGCGGTTGGTGGACTCGGCAGGTCAAGGTCATCGACCTAGACTCCAACCGGAAGTCCACCATCAACAACCCCTCGCTGACCATCCTCGTGGGAGCAACATCGTGAACATCAACCCCAACCAGAAAAGGAGCAACTGCTCTTCAACCTCCGAGTCCGCTTCGGCGTGAAGATCCCCTGATGGGCAACAACCGATTCAACCGTGTAGCGATGGCTGAGGGCACCTGGGTCGTCATCTACCTGGGTCACCCCGACCATCTCGGTGATGAGGCCCTGGCCACCAGGTCAGGGTTCCCCACCCGTGAGGACGCCGTGGGCTACGCGGCTACCATCGACCCCTGTTGGCGACCGGTGGTCGCGAAGCTGGAGGCCCCATGAGCGACATCATCGACTTCCTCCGAGGTGATGAGCCCAACTCAATTGGGCTCACCTTGTCTGACATTCTCGGTTACGACGACGAGTTCTGGGAGCAATGTCATGGCCACATCCAGTGGGCATTTCCTCTGCCCGAGCCCTCCCAGGCTCAGCCCACCAGCCCCGTCGCCACCCAGAGTGACTACGACGTGATCTCGATGGATCCGGTGCTCAAGGCACGGATGCTCGCCCTGCTGGGCAGGTACATCGCGTTCCTCGACAACACGACCGCGTGGCGTCAGCCCGTGGATCACAACCACCTGCGCATCACCCGAGTCCTGCGGTGCCTGTGCCGCTGTGGGCTCAACGACCCCGCCTACGACTTCTTCGAGTACGTCAAGGCTGAGGTGGGAGGCCGCGTGGGCAAGCAGACGCTCTGGTACTGGTCCGAGGCTCTCAAGCGCAACCCCGCGTGGCTCTCGGAGGACCAGTGACCGCAGACCCACGCATCGAAGCTCTGTTCGAGGAGTTCCGGCAGATGCCTCGGGATGACCAGGGGGCGGTACTGGATTTCAAGGGCATCTACGTCACGAGCGATCATGACAAGCTCTGGCTCTGGCTCGAAGGCACCCCCCTGGTGCGGTACGCCGACAAGGGTGTCTATGGCGAGGTGCCCGCTTCTGGTCACCGGGAGGCCTGGAACGTGATAACGCTCCTAGTGGAACCCTATATGAACTCCAAGGGCTCAACTCCTGATCCACAGGCGTAGTAGGGTCATCAACAAGAGAGGCGAGCATGAGGTTTGAGATTCTGAGGATGGAGATTGAGTGCGACCACTGGTATCCGTCCTTCATCTGGTAGCCCACCCCTATCTAGGAGATAGGTTCTGCAATGACTCCTGAGATCGTCATCACCGTCGGGATCCCCGGCTGCGGCAAGAGCACCTACGTCAAGGCCTTGCTCGCCAAGGGTTACCGCCGACTGAACCGGGATGCCATCGGTGGGGTCCTGAACAGCCCCACCGCCCTGATCTACGGGTTCCTGCGGGACTGCTACCGTGCGGGAGACCGTCAGTTCATCCTCGACAACACCTACACCCGCAAGGAGCACCGGGAGGTGTTGATGCAGGTCGCCAAGGAGCTGGATCTCCCCGTGCGGGTGCTCTGGTTCCAGGTGCCTATCGAGCAGGCCCAGGTGTTCGCGGCTCGCCGGCAGGTGCAGCGGTATGGCAAGGTCCTGTCGAAGACCGACTACGACGAGAAGCCCTACTGTAACGACCCCAATATGTTCCAGCCGGGGGTTCAGTACGCCTTCGTGAAGGCGATGACGGACCCGTCGATGGACGAGGGCTTCTCGTCCATCGAGGAGATCACGGTCAAGACGGTGTGGGGAGCTGAATACACGAAGCGGGCTCTGATCCTTGACCTGGATGGAACCCTTCGCACGACGCCGGACGAGAAGGAGTGCCCCTATCCCCGTGACCCGAGTGAGGTCATCATCCTCGACGGACGCCGCGATCTGCTTCAGCGCCGTCAGGCCGAAGGCTGGCTCATCTTCGCGGTGAGCAACCAGTCGGGTGTGAGTCGCCCGCCCGGGGATGCCAAGTACGTCTCCGATGCCAACGTGCAGGCGAGCATCGAGGCGACTGAGAAGGGTCTCGGGATCAAGTTCGACCGGGTGCTTTACGCCACGGAGCGTGGCGGCCCGCCCCAGACCTTCTTGCGCAAGCCGATGCCTGGGATGGGAGTGTTGCTCATCGAGCAGCACAAGCTCGACCCTGCCCAGTGTATCTGCGTTGGGGACCTGAAGACGGATCAGACCTTCGCACAGCGCTGTGGGTTCCAGTTCGCCTGGGCTCACGACTACTTCCGATAGGAGTCCCTCAGTGTCACGACCCCAGAAGTTCTTCTTCAACCCTGATGGTGACCAGAGCAAGATCGCCGAAGCCAGTTCTGAGAGTCTGGTTTTGATTCAGGAGACGTTTGAGCATCTCAACCAGCTTCGCACCATCCGGGATGCCGCTATCAAGAAGGTGCAAATCGGCGAGGCGGCGTGCCCACACGAGTTCTTCTACGACGTGGCAGGGATGCCCTACGATGTGCGTCACTGTGCTGTCTGTGACAAGTGCATCGGGATGGTGTAGTCGTGAAAGACACGAGTTTCCCTACCAAGCCCGCACACGACCGTCCCAAGATGGCTGTGGTCAACCAGTTCAACGTGTACAAGGCAACGGCGCACGGGATCAGGATCCGTTGCCAGTACCCCACCAGGTACAAGCGGGAGGATTGGATGAACCAGTGCCCCTGCGCTGCTGTGAACGGACAGTGGTTCTGTGGATCTCACAAGTCCTTCGCTGAGCAGGGCTCAGAACCCTGACTACGTCCGTAGTACCAGTATGAAGATCCGTATCGCCCACGCCAGTGACACTCACGCCCGTCCGAGCATCGTTCGGCAGGTGGCAGGGATGTCAGCCGACTTGCTGACCCTCACGGGGGACATCTTCGGCAACAAGGGCTGGGTTCCGAACTATGGGATCTATGGGTGCGACAAGGTCATCAGCCCAGCCCATGAGCGGAAGTACCAGAGGAACTGGTTTCGGGATCACGCCAAGAAGTGGGCCGGTGACTTGAACGGCTGCCCGGTGCTCTACATCGGGGGCAACCACGACTTCTACAGCCCCACCGAGTTCCTTCGCCACTACGGGGTCACGGTCTACGAGATCACCGATGACCAGCCGATGGTCGAGGTTCTGGGGATCCGGTTCGCTGGTTTCCGCCAGATCAACCCCATCGTGCAAGGGGACAAGAGCAGTCACCATTGGGCAGGTGAGACGGATGACCTGATGCCTCACATCGAGCGAGCTTTCGCTTGTGACCCCCAGGTCCTCATCACGCACGGCCCACCACGGGGCATACTGGACAGCGAGCCTGGGTACGGGATGCAGCCTCTCGCGGATGCTCTGTTCACCCGGGAGCACCGGATCACGCATCACTTCTTTGGGCACAGTCATCCTGATGGTGGCCAGCAGGCCGAGGAGCGAGGGATCAAGTTCTACAACGGGGCAGGGCACTGCCTGCTGCACGAGGTTGATCTGTGAACTACCTGGAACGAGTGGGGGCGGCCTACGTCGCTCTTCAAGAGGCCAAGGCTACACGCACAGCCTGCCACAAGCATCTCCAGTGGGTGTTTTGCCGGAAACGCTCTGAGTGTGATAGGGACTACCGGAAATACCCCACTCCGGGGTGGGTGGGTGGCCGCTCACAACCGCTGGGCTATGGCTAAGCAGGCCATGGAGAAAGCCTCCGAGGACCTCGAAAGGATCTACTCGGAGGGCTCAACTGTGTAGGTTCCCCCGTAGTAGGGATGCACCAAGGAGATGAGATGACCTTCTGGATCGGAGCCCCCAACTCGGACAAAGTGGACTCTCGGGAGAACCGAGAGGCTGTGGTCTCTCGGCTCAACGATGTCCTCCAAACCAAGTTTCTGGCCACGGACGAGGGTGGGGTGATGCTGACTGCTCGCCGCCTCCAGCCTGGCGGGTTCGCGGGTTGGGGACCCAGGGTTGCCCGGACCTATGGCCGCAAGGTCTACTGGTTCAAGTCGGGTGACGAACGTCAGAGCTACAGCTCCACGGGCCACCTGGTCCTGGTGGGCGATGCGGGAACGGGTCGCGGCTGGAAGAACCGCCAGGTGGCTCTGTTTCAGGAAGCCCTGAACCAGTTCCAGTCGTGGTACACCGAGAAGGGTTGGGATCCCCACAAGTAGTTGTTCACGATTTGAGCCTGTTCACGCCGCGTGAACAAGGGTTGCGCGTGAACAAGGTAGGTCCTCCCGAGCCTGGCTCGGGTAGAACGGAGCATGAGCAACAACAGAGCCCGTGCATCCGTTGAACGTATCCGTGAGAAGGTTCCCATCATCCAGGTGCTGGCCGCTCTAGGCTATGATGTCCGGGAGGATGGTGGGGACCGTGAACAGCAGTTCCGGTGTGACCTCCACGGCACCGGTCATGACAACAAGCCTTCGGCCCGCGTCTATCCTGATAGCAACACCTGGTACTGCTTCGCTTGTGGTATCACCCGTGATGCCATCGAGACTCTGCGGACCAAGCAGGGCATCGGGTTCTGGCAAGCCGTCAAGATTCTGGAGCAGTCCAATGGGCTGGACCCCCTCCCTGTAGACTATGGGGCTGACGAGAGGGGGGAGACCGCCCTGCACGAGATGCAGGAGCAACTCGACCAGCGGGTGACGTTTGACGATGAGGTCAAACGGGTGAAAGCTCTCCTCGATGGCCTGACCACGGATAGGGAGCTTCCTTTGGAACGGCTCCTGAGCTTCTGGGAAGCCTTCGACAAGGCCTTCTATCACGTCCGTGGTCCTCACGGGGATGGTGGCGTCTGGCATGAGGCGAAGGGCCGTCAGGTTCTTGCAGCTCTGCGAGAACGTATCCTCGACATTCTCAAGGATCTTCAGGCGGAGTTGGAGTGAGACTCCAGCAGTTCAGCCTCGACTTGGGCTCACTGGGTGGGGTCGTTCGCATCCTACGCCCCGTCCCCTCTGAGGTGAGAGTCGGTGAAGACCTCATCATCGACCCCTGGGGGGAGCTGGCTCCTTTGCGTCTTGTACCTGAGTTTGCCACCCTCATCCCCATCGTGACCGGTGAGGCCATGAGTCACGCTCTTCACGGGTGGATGAGACCGTTGGCGGAGTCCTTGGGGCCAGAGCCTCAGCACCAACTCCTACACATCCCTGATCCCCACAACGTGTGCAGCCTCGCCAACTCGTGTGTGATGCACGACCCGAAGCGGTGCCATCCCCGGTGCAAGAAACTGCCGGAGTGTTGGTCCCCGGAAGGGGTGCAGGAAGCCCGGCGAGCAATGGCTCTCGTAACATTGGCCTGGGTCGAGGGCCAGTACGTCGTGGTTGTCGAGGGGGCCGAGTTCGTCATCGGTCGGGGTAGGTAGAATAGACCAAGACCAACGGAGGGGTGATGGATCTGTTCGAGCTGTTCGATACCCGGAGGGTGATCAAGTATCAAGAGTGGATGGAATCAGGTGATTTCAACTTCATTCTTGTAACCCCCGAGAACATCACAGAGTGCATCGACGCCTGCATCAACGCCAAGCACGGCCGAGTGGCGATTGACCTTGAGACCACGGGCATTGACAACCGGGTTGATCCAGTAACGAAGTCCACCAAGGACAAGATCGTCGGGGTCTGCCTGTCCGGGGATGGGATCACGGGATGGTACATCCCGATTGCTCACCAGAAAGGGGCACAACACAACATCCCATGGAGCCTGTTCGACCGGGAGTTCCGCCGCCTGATGGATGCGGTGGACAATGACCAGGTTGTCGGCGTGTTTCACAACGCCAAGTTCGACCAGGAGTTCTTGGAGTTCCACGGTGGGGAGCCCTACGGCAAGTGGGACAATACGAAACGCTGGGAAGACACCCTCATTCTGGCGTACCTCCGGTTCAGCCGGTCTCGGCGTAAGGGGCTCAAGTCCCTCTCGGAGGCCCCAACCGATGCAGATCAGACGCATGTCTGTGGAGGCCCAGGGCTCGGGATGAAGATGCTGGAGCTGGAGGAGTTGTTCCCCGAGGATCATCCCAAGCACCAACTGGACTTCTCACTTCTTGACCCTTCGGAGAAGGGACCCCGGATCTACGGGTGCTCGGATGCGATCTGCACCTGGCTCCTCTGTGATCTGCTCCTGCCAGCCGTACTGACACCCGATCACGGATTCAGCCAGCAGCAGATCTATCGCATCGAGAAGGGTTGCGTGACGGCCATTCGCTGGATGGAGCGCAACCTCATCCCGACGAGCCCCAAGGTGGTCATGGAGTTGATCCAGCTCGGCCAGCAAGAGTGGTTCGATTCGATCATGGATGTCTATGCGGCGGCCAGTGAGATCCTGGGCCGGGACGTGATGCCCGGTTACTACAAGGTGCTGAAGAACAACCGGCCAGGTCCCGACGAAGGTGGGTTCGTGGCGGATGACCCGCTGAACCTGCTGGCGGAGCAGGTGACACGAGCCAAATCGTTCCAGGACCGCTTCTTCCCCAACCCTGTGGGTCTCGCTGAGTCCGATGGCTTGAAGTGGCCGATCATCTACGACGTGAATGCCCCCAAGCAGTTGGGTCAGATGTTCCAGGAGATGCAGGTCCCTGGCCTGGTTTTCACCGAGAAGTCCCAGGAGAACGCCGACAAGGGGAAATGGCAGGTCAAGACGGCTAAGGACGTGCTCGAACAGATCATCGAGAACGCCGCCGACCGTTTTCCATTCATGGCCAAGATCCGCCGGTTCCGAGAGACCAACAAGGCTCTGTCCGGCTACCTGTTTCCGATGCTCGAAGACGTAGATCCCAACGATTTCACGATGCGGATCAATTTCAACGCTCACAAGGTGAATACCGGACGGTTTTCCACGCCCGCCCGCGAGCGAGAGCTGTCCACGGTCAAGACGAAACGGATCCCAGGCTGGCCCGAGATCAATCTCCAGTCGATGCCCGCCACCTATGACCCTCGCCGCCCCGCCTGCATGACTCGACTTCGCGAGTGTGTCGTGGCTCGGCCGGAGCACTTCCTCGTCGCCATCGACTTCAGCGGCGAGGAGTTGAGACTCGTCACCAACCTGTCCCGCGAGCCCAAGTGGCTGGAAGAGTTCTTCCGGTGTAGTGGATGTGGTCGTTCGTTCTCCCGAGGGGATGGGAGTGTGACGCCCAAGGCCCCGCCCGCCCGCTGCCCCAACTGTGGCTCCGACAAGATTGGTGACCTTCACACTCTGACGGCTCTGTCCATCTATGGGGATGACGCGATGCGTCGGCCTGAGTGGAAACAGCTTCGAGGCAACGCAAAGGGTGTGAACTTCGCCCTTTGCTACGGTGGCGGTGGTAATGCGGTCGTCCGAGCCTGTTCGGTGGACAAAAACGAAGGGTGGCGAATCAAGAACCAGTTCGATGGGACGTACACCGGGCTGAAGAACTGGTGGGCAGGACAACATCGCTTTGCTCATCAACATGGGTTTGTGACGACTGCACTCGGTCGAATCTATCCCGTCCCCGACATCCATTCGGCGGATGGTGGTTTCCGGTCCAAGGCGGAGCGCAACTCGGTCAACGGTCCCATTCAGGGATCAGGCGCTGACGTGATCAAGATCGCGATGGCTCTGGTCTACAAGCACTGCAAGAAGAGGGGCTGGCTTGATACCTGCCGGCTCATCGCGTCGATGCACGACGAGTTGGTGTTCGAGGTTCACGAGAGCATCCTCGAACAAGCGATCGCTGAGATCGTTCCGATCATGACCAGCAACCCGTTCATCCTGTCCCAACGGTGGCCAGTTCCGCTGACGACGGACTGTGAGATCGGTCGCGACTGGACCGTCTCCTGGGACCTTAACGCAATGCAGTTTCGAGAGGTGCGGTTCGATGGTGACAAGAAGGTCAAGGAGCCACGTAGCCCTGACCGCAAGGACTTCGATTCTCCCTCGGCATTCAGTGATGCCGTCGCTGCCCATGCCCAGAAGAAGGCGGAGTGGGAGGCCATGCCTCATAGTTTCCCCGAGACACTGCGCAAGGTATTCAAGAACCTGGGAAGCGCAACGGGAGGAACCGTGACGACCTACTCAGATGCCCCTGAGCGGGCAGTCCCGCCGGTCTCGTCCGAGGTGGAGGCACCAGTAGCCGCTGAGGATAAAGCCACGGTTGTGGTGAAGGCCCCACTGCTCACCCTCGTACCGGAGCCTCAGGTTTCGGAGTTCACACCCCCCAAGGGGCTCAACTCCGGAGGGTATTACGACTTTGTCCTGCACGCACCGCTGACGGTGCCCACCTTGCACAAACTGGCGGTGGTCATCCGTGCCTGCAAAAACAAAGGCACGCGGAAGCTCCGTCTCCTCCTGCCGGACGGTACAGTGCTGGACGGTTGGTGGACCGGAAATGGGGATTGCCTGGTGAACGATCAGCAGTTCTACTATCTGGCACACGACGCGAAGCTATGAAGTGGGTAGGATAGGCTGTCGCTCCAACGAGGTGGTACAGAATGAGGTCGCTTAAAGTCGTCGGTGAAGGCAACAGCAAAGAGACGTACATCTGCGTCCACTGGAAAACCTTTCCCCCGCCGGGGGCGGGTGAGGATGCAGAGAACCTTCGAGCCAATGCTGCCATCGATCAGGCACAGTACAACCGGCTGAATCTCTGGACCAAGATCTGTGGCCAGCTTGACATGGCGGAGACTCCCTGTCTGAGTTGCCCACATCGTCGCAAGGTGGTCTGGAAGACTCGGGGACCCTACTTGCTGGCGCCTGATGGGACCGAGACGCCTGTTGTAGATTCGGCCCAGGGGGAGGCGTCTCCTCGTAACCGCCACATGGCCAACATTTTCCGCCGGCCGGGGACGGCGGGATCCCATGAACCCGCCGCTTGGACAAAGCGCGAGGAAGATGAGTGATTACCTTGCCACCTGTAACACCGGGGATCTGAGGACCGACGCAAAGTCGTTTCAGGACGTCTGGTGTGCTCGGTGCTCCCAGGTGAAGTGTGACCTGGCGAAAGACCCCATGAGTCGTCGTCAGGCCACCTGGCGGGAACACTACTTCGGGATGCCCTCAGCAGACCTGGGTATCCCGAAGTACGCTCAGATTGCGGGTCTCAACTTCCAGGACCTTCTGGAGAAGGCCGTCAAGATGGAGATCAGTTCCCAGAGGGGGGATTGGTCTGTTCCTGATGTCACCTCCGCCAACGGAAGGATCACTGAAAAGACCACCACCCAACTGGTCGAGGAGGCTGTCCAGCAATATGGGCAACCCTCCGAACCGGAAGAAGACCTCATCGAAGAGGAGGACCTTTCTGAGGCACAGGATGACGAAGATCCTCCTGTGCCTTTCACCCCTCCCCCCCGAAAGGGACCTGTTGTTCTGCCGCGAGCTGGTAACACCCCGGACCGTGGTGAGGTGATGTTAGGGGGACTCCCTTCCGCCTCGGATAGGAAACCACCCCTGGCAGAACGTGATCCATGGGCTCCCCCCGTGAAGTCCACGGTGCGAGTGGTTCAAATCGGTGCCACCATCGTGCTGGGTGGCAGCAAAAAGGTGGACGATGATTGATCAGGATCCGAACAAGGTACTTCAGGACTTTGCTCAGCAGGTCGCGGGGGAGTTCCCGGAGCTGAGGGATCTTCTGGACCAGGCCAAGAATGGCTCAATCACTGATGAGGACGCCCTGCGAGGGATGTCCGAGGTACTGATGAGCAATCCGGGCCTGGCCCGCCGGTTCCAGCAGATCTCGATGGCAGCGCTGGCTCCTCTCCGCCCAGAGGATGCTGCACAGCCTCTGGATCATGGTGGTCTGGTCATGCACCGGAAGACGGGCCTCCCCCGTCTGAATCCACTGGTGGAGGCGGGGCTCATTGAGCGTGCCCAGTACGACGGAGACATCCCCGAGCTACGGACAGGTCCGATGCCCTCAAGCGTCAAGCCAGCCGTGTCTGTGGATACCAACGTGCGGAACCCGGTGGCTCTGGGTCGGATGCTTGGTCAGGCATCTGATGAGATGGCGGCCAAGGTGGCGGCCAAGGAGCCTGAGCGGCTGAATCTCGTGGCGGATGCTGCACTACTTGACATGGTCGAGGGTACAGGGACTGCTCTGGCCAAACGTGCAAGTCGTGACCTAGTGCTGAATGGCAAGAGCGACCTGGCGGATGCGCCGGAATACCGGCGGGGGCATCTTCCAGCCCCCGTAAAGGTCACCCGCCCTTCGGGGTCCTTGCTGCTCTCCCTGAGCCCAGAGGAGAGCCGACAGGGAGCTTGGCAGTTCCTCTCGACAACACAGGGCCGAAGGTCTGCCATACAGGGCATCACCGAGCTGGTCGGGGTGAAGCTCCGGAGTGAGGGCTTCGATGTCAGCACCCGCCCTTTTGACCCTGGGACCAGCCATCCGGTACTGGCGGCTCATGAGTGGAAGGTGGGCATCGACGGTCCTGGTGCTGTGCAGTCGGCGTTCAACCTCATTGATGTCGCAGCCACGGCCATCGCAAAAGGGCTGACCCGCCGGTCTGGTGAGAGGCGGGGGCACGTCATCCTGGAGGTCGTAGCGATGAACACCGTGGACATCCGATCGGTGGGTTGGGCCGGGCGAATTCTTGGCGTGGACCCAGCCCTTGGGGTGACCCTATGATCGCGGACTTTATCGCTGCCCGGGACTATGCCAGAGTCAAGAACCTGTGGGTGGTGGTAGTAGTGCCAACGGAACAGGCCAAAGAGGGACTCAAGTGTCTCTCCGCCCTGTCCAGTGGTCATCCTTTTGGTGGCCGAACCCTGGTGATGGACTCAGGGCGATTGTCGGTGGCCCTGTCCTCGGATGAGGTGTTCCCTGCGGAGCCTTTCCAGGTGGTGTTCACAGGATGGAGTGGTTCCAGCAGTGCACAAGCAGAGGACATGAAACGATGGCGGCAAGCAGCGACGATGGTATCCCGGCTGATCTGAGACTCGTCTGGACGCTCATCATCCGAGGCGGGGAGCCCTTCGACATTCGAGTGAATGGCAAGCTCGGACCTGGGTTGAGTCACGATGGGACTCTGACCATCTGGAAGATGGTGGGCACAGCGGGGGAGGCGTTGAGCATCGCGGAGATGATCGAGGGACCTCTCATTGGTGCTCGGGTGGAGCGCCACACCGAGGTAGAGAACGAAGAGATGCTGGCCATCCGTCGGCAGCATCTAGGTCTGGAGGACTGAGGCAATGCCCATCTACGAATACGTTTGCAAGAAGTGCGGGCACAAGTTCGACAAGATGATGGGGATGAAGGACCCCAATCCTCCCTGTGACCATCAGACGGGGGAAATCACCTCTCAGAAGTTCGGGTCTAGTGAGGTCACGGTCGAACCGATGACCTGTGGTGGGGAGACCCAGAAGGTCATGAGCCGGGGGACGTTCTTGCTCAAGGGTGGGGGCTGGTACAAGGACGGGTACTGAGGTCGTTAGGTAGCCTATACGGAGGAATCAGTAGACCTTCCCCTTGTGGAGACGCCACGATGACCACCAAGACCGCCGCTTTCCGTAGCTCGACCCCAAACCCGAAGGCTACGTCCTTGGGTCGCAAGGCCTTCAAGGATGGACGTCCTTTGGATGGGGCCAAGACAGACAAGGCGTTCATGTCTTGGCTCTCCTCCCAGACCTGGGAGAGTGAAGAGGCTATTGGCCATGCGGTGGTGGCCTACATGGATGGCTGGAACGCTGCCTCCAACGAGGAGTGGGAAAAGGAAGTCCAGAGGATGCGGAAGGACAAAGCTTGGTCCAACCCCAAGCTCCTGAAGGGCAAGACCGCCGCCGAGACGAAGAAGACCCTGCGGAGCAAGCTCATCCGCAAGGCGTTCCAGAACCCCGATCAGCGCTCCACGTTGCTTCCTGTCATCGCCAAGCTGGCTGGAGACAAGATGCCCAAGGACTTGCTCGACAAGTTCAAGGGCAAGGAAGACGAGAAGGACGGCAAGAAGGCTTCGGCCACGAAGGTTGCGGTCAAGGCTCCGGCTGGCTTTGAGGTCGAGAACATTAAGATCGGGTCCAAGACGGCCTACCTCTTGAAGAAGGGGGACACTCAGATCGGGTTCGTGAAGCCTGGGTCCAAGACCAAGACCGACACCTTCCCGTCCCAGGTGTTCAAGGGTATCGGGGCGAAGGCCAAGATGATCGCTGCCTTCTTCCCGAAGTCGGAGAAGGGCAAGCTCGACGACGCCGACACCGGTCATGCAACGATGTATGGTTCGGTCGATGATGCACTGGCCTACCTGGCCAAGGGTGGCAAGACGGCTTCAGCCACGAAGGTCGCGGTCAAGCCGGAGACCGAGGATTTCGTGCGTTGGGCACTGAGCACTCAGTCTCCGATGCACCCCAAGGAGGTTGAGGCTGTCGTCAGCCGAACTCTGGGCATCAAGACCGAAGACCCGAAGCCCAAGCGTGGTGGGGCTCGATTCTGGAAGGGTGACGCGGTCAAGATTGATGTAAGCAAGCACAAGTCGCCCAAGTTCGACAAGGCGATGTACGAGAAGTTCAACGGGAAACTCGGGACAATCACTGACGCCGAAGCCGTGGATGTACTTATCGCGTTCAAGGGTGAGCCTGCTCCAGTGCGGTTCCCTGGAGCACAGAGCGCTCGCGGTGTTGGTATCTATAAGTACACCGCCCCCTACACGGTGCAGGGTTCCAGCAAGGTCGAGATCATCTACAACGCCGGTGGCAAGCCCACCCCTGATGCCCTGATTGTTGTGGATGCCTACAGGGCCGGGGGTGGCAAGACTGAGAAGCGGGCGGCCAACTACTACACCGGTTACGTCGTCCAGGCTTCGGTCGGGGCGAAGGGCTACTATTTCAGAGCCTTCCCGCAGCAGCGCGTAGACCCCAACAGTGAAGGGGGCTACATCCCACGGACTTTCAACCCCTCCCTGGGTGACCTGTTCTACATCGGCATCTTCGGCAAGCGACCCACGCGGTGGGAAGCCGAGTTGAAGAAGCTCGAAGAGGCTGCCAACTAGTCCCGGTCGCCCCCCAGGCCGGAACTCGAAGGCCGTTCCCAGTTCGCTGGGAACGGCCTTTTTTCGTTTAAGGGGCTCAACTTCGCCCCTTGCTCCGTAGTAGACTCAGAACAACGGAGGGCTGAGATGTCGCACTGGACTCACCAGACTGAACATTGCGGAGCGAAGAACGGAGGGGGCTTTCGTGGCACCCGTGCCGAGGCCAAGGCCGCTTCCAAGGTTGGTCGTCGTGCTCTCGACCGTGCCTTCATCGAAGAGGGCCTCGACGAGATCGTGGACGAGGAGGTCTCCGCCCGCCTCGTCGAGGCGGAGGCTGAGCGTATTGCTCAGCACACCTTCGACGAGTTCGCCGTCCACGACAGTGACCTCTACATCGTGGAGGCGATGGAGCCGTGGGAGGCTCCCAAGCGCCTGCTCATCACCGCGAGCAAGGCCAATGCGATCGAGGTAGCCAACCAGGCAGCTCTCGACCCCAACAACTACTACGAGGTGATCCTAATCACCATGATGGACCTGGACACCCTGGACGTTCCGGGTGACTACGAAACCTTCGGTCAGGTGTTCCGTCATTGCGTACCCAACCGGCGTCGGGACTACTAGATGGCGACCACCAAAGATCGAGTGGTGACCCGTTATCAGAACGGGTCACCACTTCAGGATCGAGCCACCCTGACTCTTCTGGATGAAGTGGTGGTTCAGGTCTGTTACGAACGTGGTGGACACGGGCAACACGCGGGCTCACCTCGTGTGGTGGTCGTTCTGAAGGACGAATACGGACGTGGTCCCATCACCTTGTGCAGTGGACTGAGGTCCTTTCAGAAGACGTTGGAAGCCGTCAACACGTGTGACCTCTGGTGCGAGGTGCCTCTCGCTATTGAAGCCGTCTACTGGTGGCAGGGGGACATGGGTCCGGGCTGAGGTGGGTAAGGTGGGGGACCTCACTCCCGGAGTACCCTGTGGCCCGAACTTACACTCCCCTCTACGCCAAGCCCTTCGTATGGGTGGACACCGAAACCACTGGCCTCGACCCGGATGTCAACGACATCATCGAGGTCGCCATCATCCGGCTGAATCCTGATGGGATAGAGTGGGTGATCCACTCCAAGGTCAAGATGGAACGGCCGGAGAACGCTCACCCAAAGGCACTGGAAGTCAACGGCTACACGGAGGAAGCCTGGGCGGATGCCGAAGACCCCAAGGTTTTCTGGCAGAAGGTTGCCGACTGCGGCATCCTTGATGAGGCCATCGTTGCGGGTCAGAACGTGCGATTCGATGCAGGGTTCCTCAATGCGACGTTCAAGCGTCATGGCATCAAGACCCGGATGGACTACCACCTCTACGACACCTGCACCTTGACCCTGGAGCACCTGCTGCCCTGGATGGAAAGCATCTCTCTGGTGCCCACCTGCGTGGCCCTGGGGATTCCCGTCAAGAACGCCCACACGGCCCTGGCGGACTGCCGTCTGGCCATGGAGGTGGACAAGGTGCTTCGGCAGGCGAAAGGCAAGGACCGTGAGGCCTGGTCAAAGGTGGTGCCAGGTCGCTTGTTGGCCTGGCGGATGGCCGGCAAGCCCAACGAGTGGCCCCTCTGAACACAGGACATCAAGGACCATGAAGAAAGCCACCCGAGTTCATCGAGAAACGCTGCCCGTGGACCTGGCGGAAGCTCTGCTGAACGTCCCTTTCGAGGATGAGGCAGCCTCCAGGCCAGAGGCGTATAGCAGCGTGGGAGCCCGGCTTGGGGCGGCCAAAGCGGAGTTGCAAGCAGCGGTGTTGGCGGCCAACCGAGTGTTGACCGCCAATCCTCTGATGGAGATCATCGCGGAACACGCCGCCCGGAAGATCGGCCGAAGAGGTCAACCCCTGGTGGTCGTGGACGAGGCAGGGGAGATTCTGCTGGAGATCCACTACCTCACCCCAGACGAGGTCCAGTCTGATCCTCAGATCCCCAAGGTCCGCAAGTCGAACCTCCCTCCCATCGAGGAACTGAGACAGGAGGCCACCTTTCTCGGCATCGACCCGGAACCATTTGGGAAGGCGAAGACCAAGCTGCTCAAGGCCATTGACGCTGTGAAGGCGGGCAAGCCAGAGCCAGCACCTGTGATGAAAGCTCTGGCACCCAAGCCAGCGCCAGTGGTGAAGGCCCCGGTCATGATGAAGACTGCACCCGCAGTGGGGACTCCACGAACGGTTCAGATTGAACCCACCCCATTCATCACAGTGGCTGATGACGACGAGGGGTTGGACGCCTTGTTCGGGGAGACTCCCGTCAAGAAGAACAACGGCACCCCTGCGACACCCTTCGGGTCTCCGTTTGATTTCAAGGGTCCGGCTGTACGGAACCCTGTCAATGCCCCCATCAGGAACACGGAGGTCGAGTCTGACCGGCCTCCCCTGCCCCCGCCGGTGCGTCCCCCTCGACGTGGAACACCTGCCCTGGGGTCACCGCCTAAGAGGACGGGACGTAGTCTGTCGGCCATCGCAGGCAACGCAGAGGCAGAGGTAGACATCGACGCCATCCTGTCGGTCCCCGCACCACCGCCGCCCAACGAAGACTGAGTCAACCCTTCGTTGGCGAGCCTATACACCTGATGAGGTAGGGACATGTCTCCCTGCGTCGTCGAGGTGTCTGTGGGCGAATGGTGGATCAACAACAGTGGGTACAACCTCCTCAAGGGAGTTGAGGGTGATGCCACCAACCGGATCCATCTGGATGATGGCGTGATCATCGACTTCCTGCGTCGCATCCCCGCCTCTCGCTCCTCGTTCAATCGCCTCGTACCGAACATGCTCGAAGATGAGCAGATCCGGTTGCGTGGGCTCATCGCGGCAGCCGATCTGATCGCGGTGGACCCCAAGGTGGTTGAAGACGCTTTCCAGGCGTCTCAGAACAAGATTGGGGTTCATGCCACTGGTCGATTCGGTGGTACACGGCGTGGAGGGAACAGTTGATGGCCGACACAGACATGGACGGCAAGCCTCCTCTCCAGAGTACACCCCTGAATCGCCAAACCGCTGGGATCTACATGATCCGGTGTGCCAATGGGAAAGCCTACATTGGTCAATCCCGGGTGGTGCTCCGTCGTTGGACCCAACATCGGTGGGCCTTGAACCGAGGGTCCCACGGTAACCCACACCTCCAAGCTGCCTGGACCACGTTGGGTGAGCGAGCTTTTGAGTTCCTGCTCCTACGGGAGTGCGGTGATCCAGCCGAGCGGGACATCCTAGAGACGCAGTTCATCAACCAGTACCAGACCAGAGAGCGTGAGCACGGCTACAATCTGATTGCGGTAGAGGAAGGTAAACGGGGACATTCCCCAGAAACCTGTGCCAAGATCAGCCAAGGAAACAAAGGGAAGACCGTGAGCCCCACAACAAAGCTGCGGATGAGCCGGGCTCAAGCAGGTCGTCATGTTTCTGCTGCAACTCGTGCCCGGATGAGTACCGCAATGCAGGGTAAGGGAGCAGGTGTTGCCAAGTCCGCGGGTCATCGAGCAAAAATTGCGGTTGCACTTCAAGGCCGGACCTTGAGTGCTGAGCATGTTTCTCGGGTGGCAGCAGCCAAATGTGGTTGCCCTTTGACAGAGGAGCACCGTGTTCAAGCCCTGGCGGTTTTGGTGCGTAACCACGAGGCCCGTCGAGGAAAGCCCTTGTCCTCTGTGACAAAGGCACGGATCAGTGCGGCAAACTCAGGACGGGTCTGTTCCCCAGAGGACAGGGCAAAAAAGTCGGCGGCCTTGAAAGGGCGTCCGAAGACCCCGGAGCAGATCGCTGCAGCCATTACAGGCAAAAAAGCCAAACAAATGAAGCAGGTGAACCATGTCCATGCGTGAGCCACCACTCAAAAGTCGCAAGTTCATCGCGTACCTGGTAGCCGAGATCACCTGGAAGATCCTGGCAGGGCTGGTGCTCTTCTGGGGAAAGGACTCAATCCCGCAGCAGGTGTTCATCATCCTGTTCGCTATCGTGGTTGTAGCGGGGTTCGTGGAAGCAGGGTTCATTCTCGGACAAGCCAGCCTGGACAAGTACACCCGTATCGCCCAGATCGCCTCTCAGAACGGAAAGGTGTTTGAGGTCACCAGACGAAGTATGACCGTCACGAATGGTCCCGACAAGAAACCTACGGCCCCCCCCACCCCTTCTGAGGATCCAGAAGGCGGACTTGGGTAAGGTCTCACCCTCTACTAAATCCCACCTGGAGGTCGTCGTGAAGAAGCTCCTCTCCATCCTCTTGCTAGCACTGGTTTTCACCGGCTGCACTGAGTACATCGTGCGGGACACCGTGGTCTACCAGACCGAGCTGAACCAGTACGACGCCTGGGCCACCAAGCAAGCAGCTTTGCTCAAGGGGTTCATGGCCACCTCCTGCACCTGTGATGCGGCAATGAAGTTCGTGGACCCCGCCTGTGCGGCATCCGCCGACTTCGTCCTGACCATCGAGGCTCGGCACGAGTGGCACAAGGCGATGAGCCTGTACCTCGCTGGTATCAGTGACACCCGCCCGCCCAAGGTCCCACCCGTCATCCCTGCCAGCAGCACCCTGTGCCCGGCACCTGTGGAATGAGTGAGGTCTATGGCCGGTACTCACCTGGCAGCGTCTATTCGAGCGAACCACACCTACCCAGCATCCGCTTCAACGGGAGGCAACTGATGAACTTCCAACAGCTCCTCAACAATCTGATCCCCGTGCTCGGCCAGGTTGGCGTGGACACCCTCGAAGATGTGTTCAAGGACCTGGCCGCTGACCAGGATGAGCCGTGGGCGCAGGTCGCCCTGGCCCTTCTCGGTGACGCTGTGGCAGCTCACGGGATGGCTGGCATCGAGCTGGCCCGCAAGGCCATCGACGCCTTGTTCGAGAACAAGGTCCCCGAGATCGACTGGGCAAGTCCCCGGACCGCATCGGACTTCGTGGCCAAGATCCAGAACGCAGAAGCCGATGACAAGTCCTCGGCCCGTGACTTCTTCGTGAAGGTCGGTGATGCCTTCGGGCAGATCTTCGCTGGGATTGTCAAAAGCCTCGTCGCCTGAAACAAGGAGAATCAAGATGACCTACCGACCCCCATTCGCTCGTATGCGGCAAATCAAAGCCGATGCACCCCCCAAGCCTTCCACAGATCCAGTGAACGTAGAGGAAGCTCTACTCACAGCACCACCAGCTCCGGCGGACATCCGTGTCTCCGTGGGCGCGGTCGATGTGGTCGTAGAGGCTGGGGATGACCACAAGTTCGGCACCCCGGACGACCACCACCACATCGTGCAGGCTGGGGCTGAGTCTCCTGTCACCGAGCCCAAGGTCATCGAAGAGGAGCCCCTCGTTGCTGAGGTCGTCGAGCCTGAGGTGCCCACCTACGACAAGCTCACCCGGAAAACCGACCTGGTTGCTTTGGCGGCACAGTACGGAGTGGTACACGAGGACACTGCCACCAAGGCTGAGATCCTCGCCGCTTTGGATGCCCATTTCGGCAAGTAGAGGGGACTCCCGTGTCTACAGTCAGGATGCGGGTCGTCAAGTACATCCCCGAGAAGCTCTACGGCTTCTGCTCAGGCCTGGATGACGAGGGGACCCTGCGAGAGGTGTTTTTCCACCTCGCAGTGTTCCACCCGGGGGAATCAGTTGAGGTGGCTCGGTGCATGGGATGTCCTGGGCCACCTCGCTGTCAGAACCCTGTGGACTCACCCCCACCGATTCTTGGTGAGTGGGTGCTGGTGGACAGTCCCGAAGGTGAGCCCGGTGGTAAGGCTCCCCGGGCTCAACGGGTTGTTCGTGAGACAACCCCTCGCATGATCATCGGTGTGGTGGAGTCGTTCGATGCTCTGCGTCGGTATGGTTTCGTCATGGGGAGTGATCAGGTGAGCTACCATCTGCACGAGAGTGAGATTGCTGATGGGCGTATACCCCTCACGGGTCACCAGATCATCTTTTTTGCAGGCTTCCGCGAAGGGCGGCCTCGGGCTTGTCATGTAAGGGTGTGCCGATGAGCAGCAAGAAAATCGACGGGACCAACATCTTCGGTGGCAAGAATAGCCGAGGTCTCTATGTCCCGATGTCCGAAGATGAGCAAGAAGTCATCCACCGTCTCGTAGAGGCGGAGGACATTCAGCTCATCATCCACGGTTGGGGCACCCTGGACCGTCCCCGGTTCCTGATCGGTGATCACCGCATTGGTGTGCAGTTCCGGCTCACGTTCAACAAGCCAACGGCCCCGATGTCAGTGTTCTTCTTCGACCTGGAGCTGAAGACCCGGACAGGCATCTCGCTCTGTAAGGAGCGCTTGCCCAGCATGTACAATGGCAAGCCGGTCGAGGTGATGGCAGGATTGTTCCTCGATATGCAGTGGGACATCGCCCTGCACTCGATGGACCCCCGCCTTGTCAAGCTGCTCAAGCCTGGGGCAACTGGTCTCACTTCACGCCGGCAGGACAAAGACACCGGGATGATGACGGCCCAGGGCAACATGAAGCTCAACGCCAAGCAGAAGAAAGTCCTTCACGAGCTGGAGATGGCTCAGGCCAAGGGCCGTGCTGAGGACCTTGCGCAGGTGGTCAACGCCACCGAGAAGGCCGGCTACACGGTCAAGCGAACGAAGAAGGGGTTCGAGGCCGAGGACGTCTAGTCCTTCTCGTGGGTTAGGGTGTGGGAGCACCTGGATTCGAACCAGGAACGTTAGGTCCCTCTCCTGAGACTTGCCCTGTAAGCCTTGTGTCCAAGGCGAGCCAACCAGGCGGGGCGGAATCAAACCATCTCAGGAGAAAAGTCCTCTCGTTTTGTCTCCTGACCGGCATCCCGGTCAGGCTAGGCTTGCCTGCCTATTACTCTCACACCCCTACTACGGATGGCGGTTCTGAGTTGAGCCCCAATTTTTCACCTATGCCCCTGGAAGGGTATGGACACGAGACACGCAGAACGCCGCCTAGTGGCCCGCCAGTTCCAGAAGCAAGCCTGTGGCGATGCTCCACAGACGGGTGGGCGGATGTCCCTACTGCACCCTCGGTTCAACCTGCGCGAAGTCGCCAAGCAAATGCTTCTGCTTGAGGATCATCTCCAACATCCCTACAAGCACTGCCCGGACTGCATCCGCAAGCACTTGATGACCATCGAGGGGTTCGCCGAGGAGGCCTCTGGACTGGACACGGTTGGGATGTACAGGGACACGGCTGAGGAACTGGCGGAGTACGCCCGGTTCTGGTTGGAGGACTTCGAGGACGGCAAGCCTATGCCCGAGATCGCCCAGCGGATCCGGCAGGTTCGCAAGAATCTCGTCGCCCTGGTCTCTGACCCTCGTGATGCCACGAACAGGGTTGCCTCACGGTATCTTGCAGCAACGACTCCGTGCCCCCATCGTCGAGTGTGCCTGGACGGGTAGAATGGAGCAAGTCTCCCCTCACCGTGTACGAGGTCACTATGTCGAGAGGACGCATCGAGGTCATCACCGGCTGCATGTTCGGTGGCAAAAGCGAGGAGCTGGTCCGCCGACTTCGGCGAGCCCAGATCGCCAAGAAGCGGGTAGGGGCGTTCAAGCACGCTTCGGATGACCGCTATGACCCCGTGAACATCGGTTGCCACACTGGGGTGACGTTCGTGGCCAAGCCCTGCCACAACGTCGGGGATCTCAACAAGATGGCCCAGGGGCTCGATGTCATTGGCATCGACGAGGCTCAGTTCTTCCTCCCGGTCTTGATCGAGTTCTGTGAAGACAAAGCGAACTCGGGTGTTCGAGTCATCGTAGCCGGGCTGGACCTGGACTCGAACGGGCAACTTTTCGGCCCCATCCCTGCCCTGATGGCTATCGCTGAGGATGTGACGAAGCTCTCAGCGGTCTGTGTCTCCTGTGGTGAGCCTGCCAGCAGGACCTTCCACAAGGGTCCAAAAGAGCATCAGGTCGAGGTAGGGGCGTCCCAGTATGAAGCTCGCTGCCGGAGTTGCTGGAACGCCAAGGGCGAGTAGTTCTGGGTCATCTTAGGGTAGAACAGGAACCAACCCTGTCCCCGAAGGATGAACCTATGTCCGACAAGCCCTCATTCCAAGAGCTGCTCACCCCTTCCATCACCGACCTGGAAAGGGAGAACATCCGGTTCGCTGCCGAGGTTCTTCGACTTCAAAATGCTCTGGAGGCCGAGAAGATCTCCCGTGAGATGGAGCGAGGTCACACTGAGCACTGCGCTCGGGCCATCGTGTTCGGTGGGATGCCCTGCGAGTGCGAGGCCCCTCCGATGACCCTCAATGGTTGGGCTGAGGTCATCCACCAGACGGCCAAGGACAAAGGCTGGTGGGCTGAGGGCAAGCCACGGAACTTCGGTGAGATCTGTGCTCTGTTTCACTCGGAAATCTCCGAGGCGTTCGAGGAGTACCGGGCGGGTCACAGCCACACAGAGGTCTACGAGAACTCGGACAAGCCCGGCAAGCTCGAAGGGGTGCCCGTCGAGTTGGCTGATGCCATCATCCGTATTCTCGACTTCTGCGGTTGGGCAGGCATCGACATGCAGGATGTGATGGCCCGCAAGCACGCCTACAACCAGACTCGACCGTACCGTCATGGGAACAAGATCGCCTGATCTACCCGTTGAACCCCTCGAACCATCCCGCCCGTTTTTCGGGGGGTGTGGTGGGGGTCCTTAGTCCTGGGCTACCTTTCTTGGGGTAGATCCCCCCCGTTCGGGGACAAATGGGTCAGGGGTCCCAGTCGCTCTCAGATTGGATCTGGCCTCTTCACTTGCAGATTCTCGGGGTCCTGGTGATGCCCGAGAATCTGTAAGTGATGCCCGAGAATCTGCGAACAGGGCCTTATTGCAGGCTAGAAACAGAAACTTCGCCACCGAGATTCTCTAAGTGGGGTCCTAAGTGGAGTTTCTTGCACTGAATCGGCCTGGATTCTGAGTTCACACCAGGTGAACTCCATTTTCCTCCCTCCAGACCCCTGAAACCGGACAAAAGAAACCCCGAAGTCCTTTGCTATCTAGGGCTTCGGGGTTTCTCCCGAGTAACGGTCAAAACTCTGTGGGGGTTCAGAGAATTGCTCTCCGGTGCATGTCGAGGAACAGGTCCGGTGGGTTGAGGGCGGTGATGCGGGAGGCCAGAGCTTCCACGGCCTGCTGCCGCAGCTCCGGGGTGTCCCGATCGACATCCCACGCTACGTCGAGGACCTGGACTCCCATACCCCGGAGCACACTGACCATGTGGTCAATCTCCTGCTCCAATCCCCGGAGGTAGTCGAGGGAGATGGCCTCCTCGCACTTGCGGCCGGTCTCCTGCTCCATCCGCTTGGCGACCCGTCGTTCACAGACTTCGGGTGAGGCGAGGACACGGACGCAGACGGAGGGGAGGAGAACCCCTGCGGTCATGGCGTGGTAGATGCTGGAGTAGGTGCCAAACTCCCGCTCGGTCATCATCCCGCCCTTGAGCTGGAGGCGAGCGAAGGCGGTGTCTTGCCAGTATGAGGAGTCCAGCACTGCATGGCCTTCCCCATTCATTGCGTGCCACTGAGCATGAAGTTGCTGACGCAGTCGCATCCCTAGCATATGGATCTGTAGGGAGAACGCCCACCGTGTTGGGTCTGCATAGTAGTCTGCGAGGAAAGGATTGCGATCCTCCTTTTCATCCGGTTCACTCAACCACAGGGCACCCAGTGCCTGTGCGAGTTCTCGTGAGAGAGTCGTTTTGCCACTGCCTATCAAACCTACAACAGACACGACCTTGCATTTCAAGTCTTTGCTCCCAGTACAGCGTTGATGTGACCCATACCACCAAGACGGCGTCGGAAAGTAGTCGGATGAAAGCTCGTCGAAGCCAGTCCTATCTCAGTGACCTTGCCGTTCTGCTGAAATACTTGCTTGGCAGCATCCCAGAGCGTTTGCTCGGCTACCTTCTCGTAAGGGTTTCGACGATACTTGTGGGACTCTAGCAATGCCTCGCCTTGTTGCAGGGCTGAGGTGATGTATTGAAGAGCTTCCACGGCGATTTCTCTACCCTTCAAGAACATTTCTGGTGGGGTGTGCTGCTTCTTGCTGTTGCAGCTTCGGCAAGCTGGGACGATATTCCAGATGAAGTTGGTTCCACCTTGGAACAGAGACAGCACATGGTCCCAGGTATCGGCGGAGGCACCGCAATAAATGCAGCACCCGGAGAACTGCTCTCGAAGGGCCATGAGTTCAACCCCGGTGTGCTGCCCAGGGGCTCTGGCCTTCCGAGCCCGCTTCCTGTGTCGTGCCGCAGCGGCTTTTTCTGGGTTGGCCTCCCTCCACTTACGGCCACTATCACGCCACAACTTCCTGGCCTTCTCAGGATTTGCTGCAAGCCAACTCTTGAGACCAGGGTAACCCAAGGCTTTCTGTTCCGCAGCCCAGGCCTTGTTCCTGGCTTGGACCCTCTCGGGGTTAGCTTCTTGCCAGCGCTTGACCCGTTCAGCATCCTTTCCAGGATGGTTCTTTCGGATCTTTGCTGATTTGGCCCTGTTATAGATGAGCCAATGAGGATGGCAGTAGGCGGAGAGGGCATTGCCAAATTCTAATACCGGGCGGTACTCATTACAGGTCTTGCACCATCGAAGACCTGTCGGGGCTTTTGGTGGCATAGCGTCCACCTCCTACTTAGAAGTGGGCATAGGAGCATAACCGAAGTGTGTACGGTCGAGAACCTCCACGATCACTCCGTTGAGTCGAGGGGCCAGACGGCGAGCAGCACGTCGTATGCCAGTTTGTAGGGGTCATGGGGCGTGTCACGATTCACCTGGAGGCACTGGTGTCCCCCGTGAGTGGGGTGCGGGATGTGTCTGATCTTGCCCAGGGGCGAGAGAGCCTCTGCCATGCGGGTGGCTTCTGCGAGGTGGTTCCCGCCGGGCTCACGCAGGGCGGGAGTGGAAACGAAGATACTCAGATTCCCCCATTCGGGGACTAGGCCTTTGCTGCCTCCGATCTTCTCCATCAGGTAGCGGGCCAGGATGAGATGGTCCGCCACGATGAGGGCATTCGGTGGGTCTGGGTCGAGGTCTTGCGGGAATCCTCGATAGCCGATCTTGAAGTCCCATGGCTGGCTGTTAGCCGGTGGATTCCATGCACTGTGGATGAGGAGTCCTGCATCGAAGCAGGCACCCAGATGACGTTCGGAGGTGTTGAACCGGCGAGCCTCGTAGCCATCCTCTTCCTTCGTCCCGGCCTCAGTGAGCAGGTACTCTTGCTCGAAACCGAACCAGACAAGGTTGGTCATCTTGCCCCGATCGTCGATGGCCAGACGGAGTTTTGCCCGCCAGTTGATCTCGACACAGTGATCCTCAGCGTCGCGAACTTCACAGGGGACCAGGTAGTTTGGTTGGGGGCGGGTGGGATCCGGCAAGTAGAAGTAGGGGGACAGGACCCGTGTCTGGGTCTGATCGTCGTCCGGCTCTCCGTACTCGTAGGTCCAGCGGTCTAGCAAGGGGACGGGGTTACCCTTGTCATCCTTGCCGATGAGGATGCTTTTTTTCTTGAAAAGCAGGAGTCCGTTGTCATCGAGCCAGATGTAGTCGGCGAGACCCATCCCCACGGGCTCTCCGCCTTTGATGAGCTGCAAGCGAGCCATGCGGCACCTCCAGTGATTTTGCATCCTACCCCGATGGGGCTCAACTCGGGCTCCCTGTGCGTAGTGGGATCGTGACTTGTCCTACACCAAAGCGGAGTGTGTGATCATGCGTTCATTGATTCTGTTCCTGGTCGTGTCCCTCATGGGTTGTGAGAAGCCGGTGGCCTCTGACCCCCTTCCCGTGACTGGGGCTGCTGCGGCAACGTCCGCCACCCCTCTTGAGGGGAAGGCAAAGGCCCTCGTGGCCAACCCCGACTTCCGCAATGCGTCCTGGGGGCTCTCCCGTGCTGACGTGGGCATGGACGGCGAAATCCTGGACTCTGGCCTTCAGGACGTGGTGGTCCTGTTCTCCGCGGAGAGCTGCACGGTGGCAGGCTTGCAGTGCAAGGCTGTCTACTACTTCTACAAGGACGAACTCGCCCAGGGCCGATTCCTGATCACAGAGGAACACTCCAACAAGACGGCCTTCATCACGGACTTCAACAACCTGGTCGAGAAGCTCACGGTCAAGTATGGCACCCCCACCAAGCAGGATACCATCTGGGTGAACAACCTCTACAAGGACGACCCCGCGGATTGGGGTATGGCGGTGTCCATCGGCCATATGATGAAGGTGGCTTCGTGGACCACCGACCGCACTCAGGTCGTCATTGGGTTGACAGGGGACAACTACCACATCGTGCTGGCCCTGGAGTATCACAGTCTGGCTCATCAGTCTCAACTGGATGCCGCCGTCAACCAAGCTGCCACCTCAGGGCTGTAACCCATGACCTGGGTTTGGCCCTTGCAGGGGCAGGTGCCCTTGCTACCGGATCCCCCAGGGTCCTTCGGGACGGTGCGGGCAAAGGACATTCACACGGGCATCGATCTGTATGCCGAGCGGGGCACCTTGGTGGTGGCCGTCGAGGCAGGGGTTGTAGTCCGAGTGGATGGCTTCACAGGGCCAAGTGCACCTGACCCCACCCCTTGGTGGAATGACACCCAGGCGGTCCTTGTCGAGGGCCCGTCTGGGGTCATCACCTATGGAGAGGTGACTGCTCTGGTCGAGGAAGGGGCCTCAGTTCAACCAGGGGACGTTGTGGGTGTCCTGCGGGAGCCTGTACTTCGCAAGTTCAAGGGTAGACCCACTGTGATGCTCCATATGGAGCTGATGACTCCCGAGTCCCGGTCCCACCTCTGGTGGTTCTCTGGGAGAACCCCAACCCGAAGCTCTTCGGGACATCACTCCTTTTCTGAGGGAGGCGGCCGGGGATGAACCTCAGCAGTTCGACCTGTCCACCTACGATGGGCGGAGGTTCCGATGAACCTGAAGTGCACGACCGACAAATACTCCTTGCTCTACGCCCGCTGGCTCCTGAAGGACCACCTGCTGGAGTATGGGTGGTACGAGCCTGGGATGAAGGTCCTGGACCTCTGTGGCGGCGAAGGTGCCCTCACTCGACAGTGCCTGAGGATGGAGGCGGACCCTTCCACGCTCACCCTGCTCGACCTGAACCCTCGCCTGCTCTATAAGCCGGAGGTCATCCAGATCCAGGGGGATGCCAACCACCTCGGTGACGTGTTCAGTGACCTCCACGCCTACCACGGCTACTTCGACCGGATCTTCATCCGACAGGCAGCGGCTTACCTCAACTGGGACATCCCCACCGTCCTCTGGCTCAAGAAGTTGCTCGCCCCCGGTGGGAAACTGGTGTTCAACACTTTCCGCAAGCCCAAGTGGTCGGTCAAGGGCTACAAGTTCTGTGGCCGCTGGTACTTCGAGGGTTCGGCCTACGTCGGTCGGACGGTGTTCCACGTCCAGGCAGGGCAGGGGCTGGGTGTGGACGTGACGAAGTTCCGCTGGCACCGAGAGGCCTGGTTGAAGAACAACCTGGAGCGATCCTTCAACGTGGACATCCACAATCGGAACAAGTCACAGACCTGGGTCTGCATCCCAAAGGGCTCAACTTTGCCTACTGCCGCGTAGTAGGGTCACAGAAAGCTACTACACCAGGTGGCCAGCGTTGGGGCGTCGGGGATGAAGACTTCCGCGGCGAGCCACGCCCAGAAGAAGGTTGAGGCCTGATGGAAACCGTCCTTGAAGTTCTGATCACTGTCCTCATCCTTGGGGCCGTCCTCTGGTCCTTTGGAGTGCTCCGCAAGCCCAAGCGAGTATGCCTGGGTGTCAGTCACCATCTCATCCTGAATGCAAAGGAACCCTTCCTTGCAGACATCGAAGGGAAGGGATCCGAAGCTCCAATGGAGGACTCCCCTGACCATTAAGACCTACCACCTGGCTGTCGGTGACAAAGTCACCATCATTCACTGGCAACAACAGGGCTCAAAAATCCTACCCTTTGCGTAGTAAGGGCATGGACAGTGAGACTCAAGATCTGTTTACCCGAATGCGAGACCTTGCCAACGAGATGGCCCACTTCATCCGATGGGACAGTGCTGCTTCCGAGTTGGTGAAGCAGCACGATTCTCTTGAAGAAGAGATCACCTCCCATTTCGCTGCAAAGGACAAGACCGATGGCTCGTAAAACCTATCACCACAAGAACTCCCCATTGCACGCCCAGAAGAAGGCCTGATCATGCCAGAGCTGATCCTCACCCTGATCATCGTAGGTGGGCTCACCTTTCTTGGGGTGCTGCACATTTTTCGCCGATCCCGACCTTTTCACGTTGAGGTCCGGGTCAACGACCGGATACTGACCTATCAGGAGTTCAAGGTGGTTCGTGGGAAGGTAACGCTGAACACCCCGCCTCCGAAAGATGCCTTGGTACGGATCCACTACTTCTACCACGAAGATACGCTATGAAGGTCCTGAAGAAAGGTAACCCCAATCCCCCGAAGTGGGAGCATCAAGTTGAGTGCTACCGGTGCTCTGCTCTGTTGGGGGTCACCGACCAGGACGTGAAATGGCAGGGAGATTTCCGTCCACGCTACACCCACGATGTGGATGGGGATCTGGTATGGGAGGATTTCCAGGTCATCTGTCCCGAGTGTCAGACCCCCAACAGTGTCGATGTGGTGCTCCCCTCCAAGATCAAGAGCCGGCTCCGACCGGACGACATCTAAGGACGCAAAATGCGAGTTCTCATCACTGCTGGCCAGGTCTATGGCCGACTCGACGACAACAAGCTCGTCGGCAACCGGGTGCGTGGCATCTGGGCCATGAAATTCGCCCATTACCTGGCCCATGAGCGTGGACACGATGTCACGCTGCTCATGCCTGACACGATGTCGGTCAACGCTGTCGGTGTCCACACACACTTCCACAAGCGGATCACGGTGCTTCAGCACCCCCCCCGCCCTGATCGAGAAGGAGTAGTCATGGTCATCGAATGGACGCTTGAGTTGGTGGCCTACCTGATCGTCTCGTCCCTGATCACCATTGGATTCCTGGCCGTGAGCAAGCCTTTCGGGGCCTTTGTCAATTTGGTGGTCACCGTCCTCGTGATGACTTGGCTGTTCCACGTTGACTTTCTGCCCCTGGTTCAGAACCCCGCAGCATTCATCGGTTGGGCACTGGCCTATTTTGCTGTGGGCGGGCTCTACAGCGTGTTGCGGTGGTGGTTTCACGTCCGTGCCCTGGCCAGGAAGATCGTTGAGGAAACCAAAGAGGTCCCACCGGAGTTCCCGGGACCGGAAGAGGTGGAGCGATTTTACCGGAGGATTTCTGATAACCGCTACTACCACCTGAAGAGGATGGAGGCATCGAACAACGTGGGGCGACTGACCGGTTGGATCTCCTTCTGGCCGTTTGACCTGGTGGTCCTGGTCGTTCAGGATCCTGCCCAGCGGTTGTTCCAGTGGTTGGGCAGCACCTACCACCGGCTGGCTGTGGGTGCCCTCAGCGCGAACAACCTCGATGAGAATGGGAAGCCCCTCAGCAAGCTCGGCCAGGAGGATTAGCCATGATCTACAAATTCCTGCTCCCCATCGGTGACTGGTCTGGTGATGGCCATGACAAGTGTGCTTTCTTCACTGTGCTATCGAATAAGCCCGTTACGGAAGTTCGCGAGATCCATTTCCAGGGTTGCGCGTGGATGTTCGACATCCATTCGATCCTCAACGAGTATGGGGAAAGTATGATCAACGCGGATCAGATCCCTCCGTGGGCTTTGGAGTTCTTCGAGTCCGATGAGTGTTTGGATCCTGAAACCCTTATCCTCAAGGACCCGCCACATGAACATATGGCCCGTCTCTGGGCCGAGATGCTTCGCCGCACGGATCCCACCTTGGAGATCAAGGTTCTGGATAACCCACCCGAAATGCTACCCTTCTACGGCTACGATGGGAAGGGTCGCCACATCCGTTTCGTCGGCTACGGACTGTTTGAGTAATGAGCAAGACCCTCTACATCGGCCTCGACATCGACGGCACCGTCATTTCCCACTGTTACCCCCTCATGGATGGGGAGGACTTGGGAGCCATCCCGTGGTTGCTCAAAGCACAGGCAGAGTACCCGGTGGTGTACCTGCTCAACACGATGAGGGACAAAGAGAACCTTCAGCTTGCGATCGAGTGGTTGGAAAAACGTGGGGTTCAGGTCGGTGGTGCAGCAGTGCATCCGACTCAGGGTCAGTGGACCACCTCTCCCAAGTGTCACTGCCACATCTACGTTGAGGACCGAGCCGCGGGGATGCCACTCCGCAAGGACATGAGCCTGGACTGGAACCAGTTCGGGCTCATGTTCCTCTCCAGTGTCCAAGCCTGGCACAATTACTACAATCGGTTTGGCCCCAACGCCACGGGTCCCGTTGCCCGCCGGGACCTGGAAACCGAGTCCTGATCACGCTCCTGTTCATCTCTTTTCTGTTGGTGGTCGTGATCCACGCTTTCTATGTCAGGTGGAAGAAATGGAGGCGGCGGCGGAAGCAAGAAGACCTGGTTGATGTAGCGAGAGGCACTTTAGGGAACCAGGTCAGAGTGACCTACCACGTCCAAGTGGAACGGGAGACCAAATCGTGATAGCGCTCTGGACCATTCTTTTCCTCGTGACCACAGCCTACGCCATCTTTCTGATGTTCCGTGTGAGGGCCAATCAGAAGGCTCGCCAGACACTGGAACAGTTCCAGAGGAAGTTTCCGGGTCGGTGCCCCATCTGTTCGTACCACCAGTTCAGGGTCTATCAGGGGTTCGAGTGGGACCCCGAGCCACCACCACATCACTGTCTCGACAAAGAGGGCTCAGAAACGGCTCCTGCCCCGTAGTAGGGGTGTGAGAAACCTCATTTTCGAGTTGCAACAGGAACTGCATCGCATCCGGCTCCTGAGTGTTGAGAACGGCAAGCGGGGTAGCTCAGATACAATCTGGGGCTCAGGATCCCTCGCCAAGTCGTGGAGCGCTACCTACGAGAACTGGAGGAACCTCCGGGCTCAGGGGGGCGACAAATTCGCCCTCTCCCTCGGGTACGGTTCCCGTCCACAGCCGGAGAACTAGACCATGCAGATTGGACCGATGCTCGCCTGCGCCATTGGGGACGCCTACGGGGCAGGATTTGAGTACATCCTGCCCCTGGCCGTGCGGACGAACAACCATCCAGGGGCAGGCTACCGTCAGCACCCCAAGTGGCCGGAGATGAAGCCCGGCTACTACACCGATGACACTCAGATGGCCTTGGCTCTGGCCGAGCATCTGATCGAAGACGGGGAGCTGAATCACCTCGCTCTGGCCGAGCGGTGGGTCATGACCTTCAAGCGGGATGAGCGCACCGGCTACGCCGGTGGCTTCTACAAGCTGTTGCAGGAGGTGGATGACGGCCTGGACCTGATCCAGCGCATCCGTCCAACCTCAGACAAGAACGGGGGCGCGATGCGGGCGTTTCCCATTGGCTTCCTTGAGAACATCCACGAGGTGCGGGACCTGGCGATGCTTCAGGCGTCGGTGACGCACGGCACCTGGCCGGGGATGACAGCGGCTGCTGGTGCCGCCCTGATGTTCCACTACTGCTACCACGAACTTGGCCCCCGGTCGGATCTCCCTCAGTTCCTCGGCAACTGGCTACCAGGGGTTGGGTTTCACAAGCCCTGGAAGGGCAAGGTGGGATCCTTTGGCCCTGCAGCGGTTCGGGCGGCCCTGACGGCCCTGGTGAACCACGACAGCCTGGGGGACGTACTACAGGCGTGTGTGGCCTACACGGGGGATACAGACACCGTGGCGGCCATCGCGATGCCGGCGGCAGCCGTCTGTAAGGACATGGCGAAAACGCTCCCCAAGGTGCTCTATGACACCCTGGAGAACGGCACCTATGGTCGAGATTACCTCCAGGGTCTGGACCAGACTCTGGCGGAGAAGTTCCCCCGGGCTGCTCATCGGAGGAAGCTCCTCCAGGAGGCTCGCAAGGCCAAGAGGGAGGCTCTGGTTCTTCCTGAGCCTCCCAAGGGAGTGCCCCTCATTGACTTCCTCTTCGGAGAAGAGGAGGGAGAGTAGTATGCCTGACCGGAAACCTAAAGCTCCTCGCCGCAACCGGGACATCCAGACCGGTGATCAAGTCGTGGTGCTGCGTGACATCTACCGGGTGCCCAACCCGAAGGATGTCGCGGAACGAGAGGCCTTCTGGAATCAACGTACCTACTTCAGGTGGGCACAGGACTATGGGTGGCCCACCTGTGAGCCACCCTGCAACACGCATACCCTGTATGCTAAGGCGGGGGAGCAGGGAAAGGTCATCGACATGGAATATCACCGGTGTGTGAAGGTCCTCATAGGGGATGAGATCAAGACCTTCCGGGTGACAACTCTAGCTCGGCTGGGCTCAACCTCGGAGGTTCGTCCGTAGTAGAGCCACGGAGGAAGGGACACCGATGGCTTGCATCAAGAACGCTCGTGGGGATGGTCGAGACGCAGAGGTACTAGACGACAAGTGCTGCGCCCGAGGGTGCTTGCATATCCATGAGGACTACGGGACCTTCGTACAGGGTCGTGGGTACACCAACATCAACAGGAACCCTGGGCTGCTGTGCTACACCCGGCACCTGCATGGTTGCCCCTGGCCTCTCCCTGAGCCCAATCACGAAAAGGTCCGGTGCTGTGTAGTGCCGGACTTCCCCTCGAACTCCAAAGCTCGCCGGCAGCGTTGCCGGACCTGTGGCCAATGGGCCACCGGCTGGATCCTGGAGGCTCGCCGCAACCTTCCGTTTCAGGAGAACGTGGCTTGCCATCACAAGAGGGTGAAGGAAGACGACGTGCTGGAACGGCCTATGTGGAGATGCCTCGACTGCAACCTCTACTGGGAAGGGAAAAGGCCTCTTTCACGACAGGTTGGCAGCACCTTCGCTGAGATGCTGGACAAGATCTGTCCCACGGCAGCATGGGAAACTCTGGCGATGAAGAAAGGGACCCCATGATCCCACGCCCCCGTCGAGAAGGACTGGCTTCCCGCATCGAGCAGCTGATGGCTATGCAGCTCGACGATTGGCTGGCTCAGGATGCCCTGAGCTTCATGAAGAGGCTTCCCAACAGCAGCTGGCCCTACCCGGACCGAAAGCTCCCTTGGCCTCAGGTGGTCCGAGCGGAGAGCTTCACCGAGGAACAGTATCAGGTTGCCCTTCACCGCTGCCTGGACATGGAGAGTCTCGCCGGTGACAATAGGCCGAACTCTCCACGGCAGTTGCGAGCAGGGGATCGTGGCAAGGTGCCTGGGATGCGGCGTTAGTTCGACTATTCCCCCGAGAGGGTAGGATTACCTCGGAGGAAACACATGACTTGGCCCGCAGCCCTCAACAGGCTTGTACCTGATGCCGGTGGGGTTGCGCTGGTCGTGGCCACTGCAACGCTGACGGTGAAGGAAATCCGCTAATGCCTGCCTTCGTAAAAACCAAGCGCGACGAGCATCTTTGGGCGAAAGCACAAGATGTGGCTGCTGAGCAGGGCCAGAGAGAGAACTGGGCTTACGTCACCGGCATCTACAAGAAGATGAAGGGGGGCAAGGTGGCCGCCGAAGAGATGCAGCTCACGCTGAACCCACGGCAGGGCTACGGCTTCTTGCAGAGCGGTGGGGACATCGCCGAGATCGCTCGTGCACTGACACAGGGCATTGTCAAGCACGTCTACAAGCCCGTGCAGGTGCCTCGTGTGAAGGGTGCCCACAAAGCGTTCTCGTTCCACTGGTCGAACGCCCAGGGTCAGTGGGACGTGATCATGTGGAAGGAATTCCCCTGGCGTACCGACGGGGCCGAGTTCTTCCTGTTCACCAGCCGCACGGCCCTCTCCCCCACGGGCAAGACCTGGTCCCTGGCCGAGATGCGCTACGTCGCCCAGAAGCTCGGTGACCATCCTGGGTTTGCATCCTCCGCTGAGGGGGGTCGCCGGGCAGGCGGGCCGTCCACCTGGACCGTCTACCTGTTCAGCAACTCGGGCAAGACCCTGTTCGAGAAGGACTTTCAGGCACGAAGCCATCGTGATGCGGAAATCGTTGGACTCAAGTTGGTCCAGCCTGTGATGGCCAAGCACGATGATGCCGAAGACTGGGTGGTAGAGGAGAAGGTCTCCAAGCGGGCGCAAGAGAAAGAAGACGAGGAGGAACTCGCCATCAAGTTCCTACTGGCCGATGATGAAGCTGCCTACCCCAAGGCAGGGGCAGCCTATCCAGGCAACATGGGCGCGATGGAGATGATGAAGTTCTACCAGATCGCCAAGCCTGCGGAAGAATCCCTCATGGACCGGCTGATCAATTCCGGTCAGACCAAGGCCGCGTGGGAGCTGCTCAAGAAGGTCACCGGAGTGGCTCTGCACAACATCCCCGGTCTCCGTTCCGGCAAGCGCATCCTGGTCTCCCCGTGCCCTGCTACCCTGCCCGAGGACGCCAAGTTCGTTCGTCGCTACCAGGGGCAGGATGCCTACCGAGATGGTGAGTGCGTGTTCCTGGTGGACCCGAAGACCAAGAAGGTCACCAAGCACGACCGTGTGAAGCTGGCTTCCCATTTCACCACAGCCGCTGTCACGAAGTTCCTGGAAAGGATGGAGGTCAGTGTCGGGCCAATTCAGTGGGTTGATGCCGAGGTTGTGGGTAGCACCCCCACATGGACGGTACACCCCAAGTACCGGAAGAAGATCGACAAGGACCCCGAATACAGTGAGGTCTTGCAGGACGACATTGACTACCTTTTGAGCCACAAGTTCGGTCCCGGAATGTTCCATATCAGCATTCATTGGAGTGGTAGGGCTGCCGTGACTTTGAACACGAAGGGCATTCAGTCCTGGTCAAAGACCGCCAAGTCGAACGCCAAGGTGGTCGAGGTTCCCAACACCTTCCACCCAGTGAAGCTCGAACCTGCCAAGGCGAAGCGGAAGGAGTTTCCCTACGAAGGCTTCATCGACTTCCAGGGCATCGAGATCGACGTAGAGAACGCCAAGGGCTCCACCCGTTCGGGCACTGGTCCCGAGGGGGACTGGTCCACCCATATGTTCTCCCACTACGGCGAGATTCGGAACACCGAGGGTGTGGACGGTGACAAGCTCGACGTCTATGTGGGCGACAACCACGACTCATCCATCGTCGTCGTGATTCACCAGCACAACCCCTGGGATGGGGCATACGACGAAGACAAGGTGATGATCGGGTTCAAGTCCGTCGAAGAGTCCATCGGGGCCTACAAGCGGCAGTACGACCGGCCTGGGTTCTTTCTGGCGGATGACTACACCGCGATGCCCATCGGGGCGTTCTGGCGGTGGGTACAGAACCGGGACAACAAGGGCAAGAAAGTGAGTGCATCAGTGAAGAGGATGGCAGTCCTGGCCAATGAAACAATTGCAGCACTGACCCGAGAGGCGACGGCCATCCCAACCACCTATGATGAGCTGGTGGTATTCTTGGCCCAGAACGCCAAGAACGTTTGGGAAAAGGCAGGCTACAAGACCAAGATGAGGATGGGGCAGAACCCCACATCCTACCATTTGGAGGGGGTCAAAGGAGATACTCATCTCACCATGACTGAACTCCTGTTGAATCGGCCCGCCCGACTGGTTACGAAGTTCACGTACAATGGGACTGGGGGGGATTTCACAGCAAGATTGCCGGAGGATCCCGCTAGCATCCAGGTTACCCTCAAAAACCGTAGTCAGGCGGCTCTACACGGGGCGGCCAAGGACATGCTGAGGCAGCTCGAACAGATGGCAGCAGCCGAGGCAAGATCGGGCCAAGCCAGGGCCGAGGACGAGGACTACTACAAGAAGCTGGATACCTGTGTGGAGGGCCACAAGGCAGCCTCTTCCGATGATGCAGCCAGCCTTCTATCTCCCGTCCTCGGGTTCCTTCGGGCGATGAGCTGGAACTACCACACCACCCACTGGCAGGTGACCGGCTCCTACGGCGACCACCTCATGTTCCAGCGGCTCTACGAGAAGGTCGATGAGGAGATCGATGGGCTCGCTGAGAAGCTGACGGGGCTGTTCGGCAACGAGGCTGTGGACGGCCCCCTGCAAGCCCACCACATGACCCGATTCTTGTCCAATTTCGCGGCGGAGGGGGACCCCATCATCCGGGCTCTGAACACCGAGCGGGCCTGGCAGGCCATCCTCAAGCGGGTCCTGGACTACCTGGATGCTCATGGGGACCTGGGGCTGGGGCTCGACAACATGCTACGGACGTTCGCCGATGACCACGAGACCCACAGCTTCCTGCTCCAGCAGCGGCAGGGGGGCATCAGGAAAATGGCAACCTCGGTCAAGAATCAGGACCGGCAGAGGCGACGGGCTTTCACGGCTCGGTGCATCCTGAAGGCGGCGGGCTGGTGGTCCATCGGTGAGGGCACGACAGGCGGAGGAATCCACCCCCGCGAGAGGCAGGGGGGTGGATGGCCTGTACGGTGGTGACGGCCCGGCAGATGTGATGGGCCAGGCCCTCCAGGACATCACGGAGATGTACTTGGAGGCCTGGGGTCGTTTGCCCTATCCGGCCGAGCTTGAAGGGATCTGGAACTTCACTCGCCCTTGAGCAGGGCGATGAGGTCGTCCTTCTTCAGGCTGGAGTAGCCCGAGAGGCCCCGCTCCTTGGCGAGGGCCTTGAGGTCCGCCACGTTCTTCGACTCGAAGTCCACGAAGACCTCATCCTGCCCCGAGGCGGCGGCCATCTGGGCTGCCTCGGGGGTCGGGCTGATTTCCCCCGCCTTCAAGAGGCTCTGGTCCAGCTCGGGGCTGCCGGTCTCCAGGGTGGTGGACTCGGGCAGCTCGGTCACCTCGTTCTCGAGGGCCTGCTTGAACGCCTCACGGGCTGCCTCCACGGCCACGGCCTCCTGAGCCTGGCGGGCTGCCTCCAGGTTCTGGATTCGCTCTTGGCGCTCCTTGGCGGCCTGGACACGGGCCGCGATACGGGCCGCACGGGCCTGGCGGCGAGCCTCGATGGAGGCCTGGGCGATGGGCTGCTGCTCGGTGATGTGCTTCACCTTGGCGGCACGGTCCATCCACGGCTTGAGGTGCTCTGGGGTCAGGGGCACGTTCCTTGCCTTGAAAGCGGCCTCCACCTCGACACGGGAGTAGGAGCTGTGGGTGACTTTCCCGGCCTGGACTCGGGCGACGATCTTGCTGGCAGTACGAGGGCGCATGTGAATCTCCGATGAGAGGACTGAGAACTCTACCCCAGGAGGGGGATTCGGAACCCCGTGAGGGGGGTAGAAGATGTGAGGAGGTGTTCGATGAACATCCAGACGAACGCTACAGATACGAAGACGGTTTCGGTTCTCTCTGAACTCACTACCCTGGACCAGGGCACCTTGTTTTCAGCCTGCATCCACAAGATGGGCAAGGAACGGGGGAGAGGGAAGAAGCTCGTCTACGGTGATGACACCGTCCATGTTCTGATCTGGACGGGGTTCAACTACCAAGCTCTCATTGCTCGGTCGCACAAGGTCCTCAACCAGCAACTGGCCAAGGGTGGCTACATCGAGCGGCTGGCTCGGGCAACCCTGGCTCTGGAGCCCACGGCTACCATCGAGGACGTGTGCTACGCCTTGCAGGAGACCCGTGATGGGTTCCGCAAGGTCCTGGCGGATGGAACCGACCCTGACCGGGCGGCCAGGGCGGGGATGAGTAGCTCCGTCTGGGAGCCCCTGGTCATCAATGGGGTGAAGGTGAAAGGCAGCCGGGTCTACACGGGTCCTGCACATCCCGAGGACCCTCGTGCCCCTGTGCCTGGGACCGTCTACGTCCAGGGTGTCAAGCTCGGTGAGAACCTGGTCACCCCAGCCGAGCACGGAGACTGGCAAGTGGACAGCAAGCCGAAAACGGTGGCGAAGCAGATCATCAAAGAGCAGTTGCCGGTGGGGCTCTACTGCCAATACCGGCTGTCACCGGAGCGAGTGACCGAGATGTCCGTCGCAGGGGATGCAGTGAAGGTGGCGAAGGCCAAGCACATTGGCATCGATCCACAGGCTGTACTGAGCCTGTTCAAGATTGCCCCCTAGTCAGGACTTGACTCTGACGTGACCGGCTCGGACCTTGAAGTCACCACTATGGCCGTAGAGGTTTGCAGTGGGGAGCACTAGGTCCATCCTGACCCGCATCCAGCAATTGACCCCTACGATGTAGGCACCCGTCCCCGTTTCCCATGCGACGAACGTCGCTGGCGTCCACACTGATAGACCGCCGAAGCCTTCACGGGTGTCAACTTCCACGGTGGCACCAGGCTGGAGATGGACCCAGTCGGAGGCTTCCTCCCACCACGCCTTATTAGATGTCGATGATGATGACACGGTGGTTTTCCTCCTCTACGGGGAGCGGTTCCAAAGGAACGGGAAGGGGAAGATGTAGGGCAGGCTGCTCCTGCTGGAAGAGCCCTGGATTCTGCTCCTGGCGGAGTTTCTCCAGTTGCTTCATTTCCCACCAGGTGAAAGGTCGCATTAGTCCGCCATCCCGTAGATGGAACCGCCACCGCCACCCCCGCACATCGGGTTGCCGGCGTACCGGGTATTTGGGTTATCGTTGAACCCTCGAACAGCATGTTCCTTGGGGCGCTGGCCCAAGGTCAAGCCGTATTCGGTCAGGGCCGCACGAATCTCCTGGATTCGGAGTCCCTTTGCACGGCTCCAGACACACTGGAGTTCGTGGCAGGTGTAGGTCTCACGGTCGTCGTCCATCAGGAACTCGGCGAAGTCCTCGACCGAGTCAAACTCGGGATCGTTCGGGTTCAGGGTTCCGAAGCGGGCATCGGGCTCAACGTAGATGACCTCTTCCTTCCGCATCGCCCGAAGGGCGGCCTTCTCTTCGGCCTTCTGGTCCTCTCGGTCCTGGTCGTGGGGGATGTATCCGAAGCGAGCCATCGTGTTCTCCCGTGGTGTTCGTCTCTGAACACCACTACTACGGACGGAGTTCAGGAGTTGAGCCCCTTGAGTCCCGCTTTCTCTCGCGAAACGAGGCAAAGTTCACAGCCAGGGGAGAAGTCCCGACAGACCTGCGGCCTGTCTTCATAGATTGAGCATCGGGTGCTGACCCCGATGGTGCCTCTCAGGGCGATGCACTGACCCTTGCGGGTTCGCATCACCAGTCCGAGCAGGCGGTCTTCCTTGGTCAGGTGGGCCGGAACATCATCCCCGAACTCACCTGCGTCCACTTCGAGACCCCTGCAACAAGCTCCGCAGGTGTTGCAGGGGTTCTCGGCCACGTTCACGCCGCCTTGCGGGCGAACTTGTAGGCCTCGTCCTCACTGACCTCACGAACGATCTCGGCGAACAGGCCCTTGAGGGTCTTGTTGAGGGCGGTGCGAGTGCGACGGACATGGGCGGCTGATGCCTCACCGTCGCAGGTGAGATTCTCGGGACTGAGCCCGACGTAGGCATCCAGGATGTCGGACATGATGGCTGACTCGGTCCGCCGGGTGACCACGGTCGCGTCGAAGGATCCCGCCTTGAACTTCTCGGTGGTGGCGTTGTCGAGCAGGCCCCGGAGGACCTGCTCGACCGTGAACTTGTAGCGCCCGCCGTGGGGGCCTTCCCCACTGACCGGGAACTTCGGGCGGCGGAGCTTGAGGTCCGTCACCGTGTAGGTGGTGTTCCCGGCGACGAACTTGCGGCCGACGATGTCGTCCGGGAGGCCGAGGAGGGCCGCGTCGCGGCTGGCCGTCTTGGCGACGCCAGAGGCTGCGTTCACCTTGAACGTGAACTTCACGGTAGCGAAGTCGCTACCGTACCTGGCCGTCTCGCGGCTCAGGGTCATCCCAAGTTCAGTGGCGAGGGTCTGGAGGGCGGCCTCAGCCTTGTCCGAGATGGTGCGGCAGGTGCTGCGGTCGATGGTGCCGATGGTCATCTTGGTGTCTCCCGTGGGGTGTGTTCCCGTTCTGCACCTACTACGGACGGGGTCGGGAAATTGAGCCCTAAAACGACACCGGATGCCCTTAGCGGATTTATGCAGAAAACCCGAAAAGGGGCTCAATTCTATGTAGCCCTCCGTAGTAGGTGCAGAACGCGGGACAAACCACCCGCCACGAAAGGAACCTCAATGAACGCTCACACGAACGCCAACAGCAACCTCATCGCTTCGCTCCTCGCCGATGCCAAGGTCGGGACCTTCACGGGTCTCGTCACCACGAAAAGGGGCACCGAGCGGGGGGCGGCGGGCAACAAGGTCCGCTACGGGGACGACACGGTTCACGTCGTGGTCTTCACGGGTTTCAAGTACGAGGGCCTGGTTCAGCGCAGCCTGAACCTGCTGAGCACCCTCAGCGACACGGACATCCTGGCCGAGGCCCAGGAGAAGGGCATCAAGGCCTGGCAGGGGCGTGGGAAGAACGCGGTCGAGGTCGAGCTGACCCTGGCCGACGTGCAGGAGGCCCGTGCGGACCTGGTCGCCAGCTACCAGCGCACGCTCGACCCGAACCAGCCGTCCACTTCGACGACGGCCCACGTCTACGAGCCCCTGGTCGTGGACGGCGAGACGGTTCGCGGATGCCGGGTCTACAAGGGTCAGACGCCCGAGGCCGAGGCCGCCGGTGTCGAGGCTCCGGCGAAGCCGGGCACCATCTACCTCCAGGGTCTCCAGGTCGCCAGCAAGGTCCTCGTCGCGGCCGTGAACGGCCCGGTGCCGAAAGCCCAGAGCGCCGCAAAGACGGTCGCCAAGGACCTGTTCGTCAAGCACCTCCCCATCCGCCGCTACGTCAGCTACCGCCTGGAGCCGGGCACCGACTTCCTGCTCCGTGCCGGTGGCACCGCCGAGGTCGAGGCGGAGAAGGACGGGATCCACTTCACCCCCGAGATCCGCGACGCCATCAAGCGCAGCAAGGCCGCCTGAATCTCCTAGACCCACCTCGCCCCTTTTTGCTCACTTCGGGGGCGGGGTGGGTCCCTTTCTCTGACCAAGGAACTCTCGTGACCCTGACCCTTTTCGTGATCTTCTCCTGCCTGTGTGACCTTTTTTAGGGCTCAAGATCAGGTGCTCGCCCGTAGTAGAAGCAGAACCCCGAACCACTGGAGACCACGATGAGTTTCACCCTCCCCTCCGACTGGATCATCCTCGGCGACGGCTGGGCTGCCGCGCCCAAGACCACGAATGACCCCAACTGGAACAAGGCCATGGCCCAGACCAAGGGCTCCTACCAGGAAAGCCTGATGACGGGAGACCAGGCATGGTCAGGCAGCACCCTCAAGGGGAGTGCCAAGCAGTGGTCGAGTAAGTACGCGGCTTCCCGCAAGGATCTGCTGAGCAAGCTGAAGGCTGCCAACGTGGTGTTCAGCTTCCAGACCATCGGCAAGCGCACAGTCCTCTGCCTCGGTGATCTCTCCACCGTCGAGGTCGCTTCTGAGCCCCCGACTCCCGTGAAGGCCTCGTTCGATGGACCCTTCAACTCCGTGCACGACATCTTCGCATAGAGCGCAACACCCCGTAGATCCTGCACAGAGGATGAACATGAGGGGTACTTCCAAGATACGTTCCAAGTGGGCTTCATTACCGTTTCCATCCTCCTGTGGGAGGAGAAAGAGGGTGAGTTCACCATCCGGCTGGTGACGACGAATGAGACTCTCTGGCGGAGACATGGGAATGGTCTGGATGAACTGACATCTGTCGCTGACGAGCTTCGTGAGGAACTTCTAGGGCTGGCTCAAAGTCTCTTGGCTCTCTGCAAGGGAGCACCAGTCACCAAAATGGTTGCCATCGACACGGAGACGTTTCCCTAGCCAAAGATGATTGTGCACCGCACAATGATCTGACCAGTTTTGACAAGACGAGTCGTTATCCAGCCTATGAGACCCAGAAAGGTAAGCCCGCAAGGCTGATCCATTCTGGAGGCCGGACATGAACTCGAAGATCGCCCACAAGCCAATGCTGGCCCCGGATGGCCTGGACGCCCGCAAAGTCTCGACTGGTGAGGGCTTCATGCTCTACTGGATCGATGCGGACAAGAATCACTCGAAGTTCTATGAGGGCATCGCCCTCCCGAGTGACGATGGGACCTGGCGCGTCAAGCTCCGTTGGGGCGCTCTGACCGACTCTGGGTTCACCGGCCGCATCGACGGAGCGAAGTTTGATGGCAAGCTCAGCCACCTCTCCCTGCCCGAGGCCAAACGGGTCCTAGCAGGCAAGTACCGGGACAAGACCGGCAAGGGCTACATCGACGCCTGGGGGTCACGTCACGTCACACCGGATGGCAGGCCCCTCCCCAAGGGTCAGTACCCGGTGGGCCTCAAGCGAGACGTGGGCTTCGGCTGGGGTGTACAAGAAACCGCTTTCTGCATCCCAGCGCTCCGCCAGATCGCGAGTGACCTGTCCTCGGCGAGGGACGCCCTCAAGCGAATGCAGTTCTCGGATGCCTCGGAGTACCTGAACAGTGCGGCCAGCAAAGCGAAGTCCGCTCTGTGGGCAGTGGACTCCACGATGGCCGGGAAGATCATCAGCAACATCACCCACATGCAGGGCCGGGCATCCAAGCTGCTGGCCGGCGAGGTGGATGGGGCTGCGGTTAAGGACTGGATGACCGCCCTGGCCCGTCTGATAAGCTACCTTGACAAGCAGCTCTCGGTCTGTCACGGCAAGACCGCCAAGTTCAACCCCGAGGACATCGGCAAGATCAAGCCCCCGACCGGCGACCCCGACGAGATGCGAATCGTCAAGGACACCGATCAACGGGACTTCTCCGAGGTCTCCAAGCTCTACCCATCGGGAACCCAGAAGCCCTGGAATGGGGAGGATGGGGTCCCTGAGACGTATCGCCGCACGATGAGGGTGGCTTCGCACTACCTCCTGGCGATGCAGGACCCTGCACAGGTGGGCCGGGTGGCTTCGCGCTACATCGCTTCCAAGAAGGGGTGAAGTCATGGCAAGTGAGCCAGATCACGTCGTCGAGGCACGTCTGCTAGACACCCTGGTGTCGAACATGGAGGCGATGACCGCACTTAATGCAGTGGTGACGGCACACGACCGGGAGTCCATCGACGGCCGCAAGTTGGCACGCGAGCACGCCAACAGCATGGCTGCTAAGGTCGAGAACCTCGACCGTTCCATCAGTGAGATGAGGCTGGCTTCAGAGAAGTCTGAGTCCGCACGGCAGGCTGAGCTGAAGCGCATCTACGACCTTCTTGGGGAAGAACGGCAAGACCGTCGGGTAGCCGTCAGTGACGGTCGCGAGGGTGAACGCGAGGTCCAGAAGGACCAAGCGTCCATGCTTCGCGAGATGATCCGAGAGGAGCTGGGGGAGCGGAGGGAAGCTCGTAAGGACAACAGGCAGATCGTGAAGACGGCTGTCAACGAGGTATGGAAGGTCGGTGGCAAGTACATCGTCGCTGGTGTGGTGCTCGTGATTCTTGTCATCATCATGAAGATGACCGGGGTGAGCTTGGCGGACATCATCGGCCTGGCTGGGAAATAACCATGCCCGACCGACGGACCCGAGTTCTACTGGTAGAGGATCGCCCCTCTGACGTTCGGCTCACCAAGAGGGCATTGAAGAAAGCGGGCTATGACCTTGACGTGGATGTCGTGGACAATGGCCGGGAGGCGCTAGACCACCTTATGGATGGAAACAAGTCCATGCCGGACCTGATTCTGCTAGATTGGATGATGCCCCTCGTGAATGGTGAGGAAGTTCTCCAAGCCATGCGAGCAGACCCTAACCTGCGTCGTCTCCCTGTAGTGGTGCTTACCACCTCTGCCAGTGAGAATGATGTCTTGAAGGCATACGATCGAGGATGCAACGCCTACCTAACCAAGCCTGTGGACCCAAACGACTTTCAGACGACCATCGAAGCCATGGGCCTGTTCTGGTTGCAGACAGCGATGCTTCCCAGGCACTGAAAGGGTCTCGTCGGGTCCTGTGGTTCACTGTGTGGACCACGATCCACATGACTATCACCGGCACCGTCCTTTTTTCTTTTCTCGACTGGCCCTGGGCCTTGGCCCTCAGCGGGTTGAGCATTTTGAGTGTGGTGGTCCTGTTCCTGAAGATGTTTTCCTCCACCCGAGCTTTTGCTTTGAAATCGCACGAGTTGGACCTATGGCTGCGCTTATCCGGTGACTACCGCCAGATCCTCCCGATCATTACAGACGAACAAAGGCTAGTTCCCCTCCAGGAGGTTGGCCCAGGCTTCAAACGTAGCCTGGGTTATGCACCTGATGAGATGGTAGGTCACCTGTGGACGGAGTTCGTCCACCCTGATGATTTGACCTCTGAGCTTGGTGGTTCGGACCGGTTGGTCAGTAATGACATGGTGTCCTACTACAACCGCTGGCGGCATAAGGACCTTTTGGCCAACGGAGAGCCTCAGTGGGTCTGGCTAGAATGGACTGCTCTCTGTGACCCGGTGACTCAAAAGACCTATGCCTATGGCCGGGATTTGACCAATCGGTTCGAGGAAGAGGGCCAGATGGCCACCTGGGCTCATATCACGAATGACTTGATGGCTGTGTGCAACCTCCAGGTCCCCATAGAAGAGCGGAAATTCACCTGGGTCAATGATGCCTGGGCTCGGGAGCTGGGTTGGTCACCCACTGAAATTTACAACATGCGGATCGTGGACATCATTGACTGTGATGCTGGCAAGAGGGCTGTCCAGTGCTGGGAGGAAATTGCAAATCCAAATCAGACCGTGGCCTGCGACATTCATTGCAAGCACAAGCCAAGTAGGTCCTACGGATGGACAAGCCTGGAATTCGATGGCTACCTGTACATTACGGGTCGTGACATCGGGGAAGCGAAGCGCCACGAGCTGGAACTGGACAAGTTGATCGTGAGCCTGGAGGCCCGTAATGCTGACCTGGAGCGCTTTGCAAGCGTTGCTGCTCATCAACTCCGCAGCCCACCTCGGACCATTGCCGGCATCGCCCAAGCGCTCAAGGAGGACTATGGCCACCTCATGGACGATGAGGGACTACAGTTTCTTGACGACATCCATGGGGATGCTGACCAGATGGCTGAAATCGTAGACGGGCTGTACAAGTTCTCTACGGTTCGAACTTCAGCCGAAATGGAGCTGGAACCTGTGGACTTGAACAAGGTGGTCCAAGGCATCAAGGAGGTGCGGGCAAAACGGCGTTGTACGGAATGCCCAATCGGCACAAGGTGTCCTCATCGCCATCTTCATGTAGACTGCCCCTCCCGAAGAGAGATCATAGAACTGGGAGATCTCCCTACCGTGCTCGGGGATTTCGTGATGCTCCGAGAGGTGTTCTCGAACCTCATCGACAATGGCATGAAGTTCAACGAGTCCATGCAAAAACGGGTGTTGATCCGTGGTAAGAAACTCCTCCATGATCGGTGGTTGATTTCCGTCTCGGACAACGGGGTGGGGATCCCCACTCAGTATCAGGGTAAGCTCTTTCAGATGTTCGAACGGATGCACCCGAAGTACCCTGGCACCGGTGTGGGCCTAGCGTTGGTGGCCGCCATCGTGAATAAGTTGGGTGGGGAAATCACAGTACAGTCCGAGGAAGGTTCCGGTACAACTTTTCACTTTGACTTGGCAGGAGCACCATGAACGTGAACACCGTGCTGATCCTGGGATTTTTTCTGCTGTGGGTGCTCCATCGTTGGTGGTCCGCTGGCTTTGTAGTTCGTTCGCTCAAGATGCAAGCGGAGATCCAGCGAACGCTCGACCAGTTCGTCAAAGCAACGGGTGCTGTGCGAGCCACGGTGCTTGATGCACATGAGTCACCACGGGTTGGCGAGCAGTTGGTCACCACGGCCAAGTGGGAGTCCGTGGAACCGGGATTCTTTTCACTATGCACCTCCTGGCGTGATGTCCCCCTCCAAAGGGATACCCGAGCCGTTCTTCTAGCAGTGCTTTCCAAGGGAGAACTGGAAATCCGTCGGGAGAATATGGGTCCAGGGCAACTCCGCGACGAGTACGGGGCTCAGGGCATCGTGCATGGGTGGTCAGTCAGCATCATCACTCGCCCGAGCCTGGTAGGTAGCTTTTTCCGTGGCCCGAAGTCAGCGCAGTTCCTGTGGATCTGTGCCGACTGGGACGCAACGGTGGAAGTCACAGATGAGCATCGTGCTGAGTTGGGTCGAGTCGCCCACAAGCTCCGCAAGCTCGTCTACTGAGGTTGTGCTCCTGGCAGGGTTTGAACCTGCGGTGGGGGCGCAATGCCCCGAAGGATTTAGAGTCCTTTGGCTTCGACCACTCGCCTACAGGATTCATCCGCGACTGTGAGAAAGACGAGGGGTTCTCAACCACCCAAGGCTACCCCAAGTTCCAGCAGTTGGCCAAAGCGCTCGAACACGGGGTGAAGCACCAGGAGGGGTTTCACCCCCTCCTGAAAATGCTCACTGGGGGCTCAACTCCGTCGCCCCCTCCGTAGTAGGGATGCAAGCAACACCAGGAGCCTTTTGATGATCATGTTTCCGCACATTTCCCTGTTCCACAACGTGCTCAAGTACGTTGAGCACGTCAACACGGACCCCGAGGTCCCGGTGGAGTCCCGGATCACCAGGCCCATCACGTTCCGTGGCAGCATCAAGCTGCACGGGTCGACCTGCGGTGTCATCTGGACTCCCGGCGACAGCCTCCGGGCTCCGTCCCGTGAGGGCGACCTGACGCCCGAAGCCGACTACAAGGGGTTCGCCAAGTTCGTCAAGGAGCACGACGAGTACCTTCGTACCCTGATCCATGACCAGATCCTGCCCAGGATCCCTGGCACGGTGGTTCAGCTCGCCCTCTACGGTGAGTGGGTAGGTGCAGGCGTCGTGAGCAGGACCAAGGGGGTGGCGGTCGCCAAGTTCGACCCGAAGCACTGGGCTCTGTTCTCTGTGTGGGCGGTCACCAGTGACAACGAACGGGTGCGAGTCAACGTGTCCAACCAGGTGCTGGACAACCTGCAAAAGATCCACCCCCGCATCGGCAACGTCCGCAAGGCTGGCAACTGGACCATCACGGTGGATTTCAACGACCCGGCCTCTGTGGAGGCTGCTCAGGTGGAAGCTGCACGGGTCACCGCCAGCATCGAGGCTCAGTGCCCCTACGGTGACCTGTACGGTCTGGATGGGGCTGGGGAGGGCATCGTCTGGATCCCTCAGGGTGAGTTCCTTGGACGTGAGGATCTCTACTGGAAGCACAAGACCGAGGCCCACAGCGTCGTGCTGGAGTCCAAGGTCACTCGGGAGCGGCCCATTGTGGCCGAGGACGTGCAGGTAGCTATCAAGGACTTCGTCCTTGACGTGGTTTCGGAGAACCGCCTGTTCCAGGGGCTTGACGCTCTGGAGCAGCAGGGGCTCAAGGCCGAGAAGCGGAACACGGGCAAGTTCATCCAGTGGATCTCCGCCGACGTGGCCCGTGAGTGCTCCCTGAAACTGGAGGACTACGGGCTCGTGTGGGACCAGGTCTCCACCGCCGTGGGCAACCATGCCCGAACGTTCTTCCTCGCCAACGCAAAGTGAACTGAGGGGGCTCAACTTCAAGCCCCCGAGCGTAGTAGAAGCACAACACCAATGCCTCCGTGGCAAGGACCAGAGACATCATGAGCATCGAGACTTCGCCCGACAACGGCAACAACATCGCCACCTCCCCCTTCCAGAGCGTCCAGGGCGCGGCTGACGCGGCCCAGGACGCCGCCGAGGGTGCCCGGTTCCTGACCGAGTTCTGGATCGAGCAGGGCGTGTGCTTCACCAGCGGCCACGTCGTGAACGCCCTCCGTGAGGCGCGAGGCAAGAGCCTGATGGTCAACCAGCGTCCGACCGGTCAGGCCGTGCAGGACTACTTCGCCTCCGGCGACATGCCGAGCTACGCCGATGACCTCGGTGGTGGCACTCGTCCGATGCGCAAGGTCCGGCGGACCGAGCGGACCGACACCCGCACCCCGGTGGGCACCGAGGTCTACGTCTACGGCCCGAGCGAGGACGAGATCGACGCCTTCGAGTTCGAGATCAACATCGCCGAGGCCCCGATGGTCTCGGACGGCCAGGGCGGGCAGACGAGCGCCGCCACGGCCCTCCTGAACGCGACGCCCAACCAGGCGGCCGGTTCGGCCGGTGCCTCGCCCATCCCGCCCGTGACTCCGAGTGGCACGGTCGCGGTGGCCAACGGCAAGATGGTCCCCGGCAACCCCATCGCCGTGGTCCACAACGATGGTCGCGGTGGTCGCCTGACCATCCCCCGCCTCGCTTTCGAGGCCCTGGCCTTCGAGACGGGTGTCCCCATCGTGGGCGGGGAGCCCCTCTACGTCACCCAGATCGGCGACATCCTGACGGTGGCCCAGACGGAGACCCTCGGTTCGGAGGAGGTCAAGCCGACGACCGACCGACTGCGCCTGCACCTGAACGTCCCCAACATTGCGGCGGTCGGGACCGAGTACGAGATTCTGGTCAGCGCGAACGGCCTGACCATCGACCTCAGCAAGCCGCAGCCGTAGACTGCACTCATCAGGAGCCGTGCGGGAACCTGATGATGTTGAAGGCCCCCTCCCTGTTGTGACGGCAGGTAGGGGGCCTTCCTTTTGGCAGGGCTGCTAGAGCAGCCTCAAGTGGCCCGTGATTGCGTCGATAGCCTCCGCCTCTGCCGGTCCTATTGCAATGCAAGTAGCCGTCCTCACCCCGTGAAACTCAGTCAGACCGGCATCTTCGACTAGGGCGCAAGGTAGATGGCACTCTTGCGCTTTTCGCAAGAGTGCCAGCAACTCACTCTCGGAACCGACCTGTAGACAGATCTTGGTGAACAAGCCTGTGAGCCACTCCTCCATCTCATCGGTCAACGCCACGAACAGGAGTCCACTGTCGCCTACTGACCCACGGTCAAGCAGCACCTTCATGGCAGCGTGAGCACCCTGAGCAATCATCTTGCCCTTGCGCATCCCAAGGTCCGTTCTCATCACGATAACTTGCTTGATCATGTTGTGGCCTCCCGCCAGGCACGTCTCAGTTGCTCTACATCTACCCGATGGTTCGGCCGTTCAGCCCCCCAAATCGGGTACACGGGCGTTCGTTCATCAAACGAGCAGACGAGAACTTCATCCTCAGCCCAAACCTTTCGTTGACCGGTTAGGGTGGCGGTAGCGGTCCTGCCCACAGTCACGATAGCTCTTGGCTGAACTGTGATGATCTGATGTAGGAGCCATGGGTGGCAGGAGCGGATCTCCTCCTTGGTGGGCATCTGGTGCCGTGGGGGCTTACATTTCACGAGGTTGCAGATGTAGACCTGATCCTCGGGTATCTCCGCGTGGAGTAGGGCATGGCTCAACAGAAGCCCGGACGGACCGACGAAAGGGAGACCGCGTTGGTCATCCTCGACACCCGGAGCTTCGCCAAGAATCATGAGAGGAGCACTTTGGGGGCCTCTACAGATCGCTGGGTGAGTGCGGCTCAGTCGCAGCCTACAGGCATCACAACTCAAGACCTTAGCAACAAACTGGTGATGTTCGAGCACTGGGGGCATTACAGGTAGCACCCTCAAAAGCCATAACCAGACCTTTTGCCGCTGAGTTTAGACCTTTCTCTGATGGTGTACAGACCAAAGCCCAGACTTCTAAACTCCTGCAATTTCCCTAGTTTAAGGGCTCAACATCAGGAAATGCTCCGTAGTAGGTGCAGAACGAGGGAACCCAAGAAGAGACAGCAGGAAGAGACGCTCTGGGACTGCACCGAGTGGCGGTGAGTCAGGCGCGTCTCGGCTGCAACTCACCGAATCTTCTGCCCGATGAGTTTCAACTCGTAGTTGTAGTAGGGGGCCATCGTCTGGCCGTGCCTTACCCAAATGGTGACCCGCCCCTCAACCGTGTTGACTCGAACGATCTGGCCAAGAACCCCTAACTTACGGCTGGCCACATATTCAGGACCACACATCAGGTCCGGGTGCTCTTCGAGCACCGTGACTTGCACGATGTTCCCAGAGCGGGCATCAACTTCGTGCATAGACCGCCTCCGCCATCGCGGCCAGTTCGCACAACGTGCGGGTCACCACCTGGTCTCGGGCCTCATTCCTGTCCAGCCCATCCAGGTGGATGGTGCCCTGTGAGCAGGACTCCCCACAAAGGATGGCGTAGTGGGCGAACGGTTGCTCAATGTCCCCCCAGGCCTCAGCGTAGCCGGTGACCGCGATGACCAAGTCCGCGTGGCCGAAGGCGTGGCGAGCACCCATAGCCATCTGCATCGCCACGGCCGATGAGACACAGTTGCAGCTCTCCGCCATCTCTCGGTCCACGTTGAGCATGTGAACCTTGGCTTCGAGGTTGTAGGCCACGATGCCGCCCTGGTGGTACTGCGAGCACCCGGAGGTGTCTGCGATCGCGGCCGAGATCCTCCCGGCGGTAAGGCTTTCAGCCGTGGCCAGTGTCAGGTTCTTGGCGATGGCGACCCGGTGAATCTGCGAGAGAGCAAGTCGCCTATCTTGGAGGTGGGTCATCTAGTCATCCGTCGCAGGTCACCTGCGGGGGTGAAGAACCATTCATACCGGCCTCGGATGTGACCCTCGACGGCTGGGTAGAGCATCCCTTCCAGGTCATTGTCCCCATTCGTGGTCAACACAAATTGGAGGACCTGTGCCTCTATCAACGGCAGGTTGGGGACCGTCAGTAATCTCTCTGCCATGGTTCGTAGGTTCATGATCAGTGTCCCGGCCTCCTGCCCCTACTACGGAGCAGGAGGCCGGCTTGAGCCTTACTTGAGGAAATCGACCCCGCTCCGCCATTCGATGGTGACGTCAGCGTGCTCACGCAGTGCCGCCAGGGCTCGGAAGCCATCCACCCGCTGTCCCGGATCAGACACCTGGGCGTGGGCAACCAGTCCGGTCACGTTGGTCACCGGATCCTTGGTGTTCAGGTGTCCGCTGAGGCGGAAGGTCCGCCAGTCGTCACACGCCCGGAGCGGGATGCCTCGCAGGGTGCAGTACCAGGGGACGAACAGGGCGAGTGCAGTCTTCTGGGCCGGGGTGAGATCCCAGCACTTCACACGGGCATAGCCCCGAGTCAGTGGGGGCTTGCCATCCCCTTCACGTCCGATGGCGGCATTGAACATCATGGGTTTCTGACCAGGCTCCCCGTTTCTCTTGAGGGAGAATGGACCCCCGATGTCCATCGAGTCCGACTGCACGTTGTGGTTCGTGGCGTGCCTGCCGCGAAGGTGGGCTGGGTCGAAGTGCTGGTAGATGGTCCCGTCGATGTCCATCGTCATGATGGTGGAGAGGCCCCGAGCATCAAGAATCTTCTCGGTCGCCTGGGCGTAGTTGTCACCCTTGCGGTGTGTCTCAGCCCCGAGGTGGAACACAAACTGCGTCACGGGGCGTGTGCGAGCACTCACATCGTTGCTCTGGGCAGGGACCCCACCGGGTTCGAGGTGGTTGACGACCCTCACACCCGCAGGGGGCGTGTACCCACTGCGGGCGATGATGAACTGCCCTGGTTCTGCTCCTGGGCCGATGACGGGGCAGGGCTGATGCACCTTCGCCCACGCCTTCCAGGCAGCGATGCTCTTCGGGCCGAACCAGCCATCAACGGGCTTGGCCCCCACCTTGAGCTGGAGCACCTTCACGTCCCCCAGCTCCCATGAGGGGAGCCTCAGACTCTCTAGCGTCAGGTTGGCCTTCTCGGCTTCCTTCTTCGAATACAGCGCAGACTGGCCCATCACTCTCACCTCCATCGGTGTGGTCACCTGTGGACTCTACCGCATCCAAGGGCAGGATGATCGGGGGAACCCGATAGGCATCGTCTACAGGGAGAGGCCGGTGGGCGTCAGGGAGTGGTGGGGAAACCACTTGGATCGGGGAACTGAGGGTGATCCCGATCCAAGTGGCCAGTGCTGCAAAGCAACCCAGAAAGATCCCGATGATGAGGTAGCGGGTCATCTGTCATTCTGGGCTGTGCAGATGGTCTGCTCTCGCTGAAGATCATCCTCCCAGGATGCTCGCCAACGGATGAACCTGTCCCAGTGCTTGGAGGTTTGGTAGCACCTGGGGGTCACGGATGGCTTGCGGATGGCCGTCACCCAGGCCACCTTCCAGAGTTGCTGTTCCTGACCGGGGCGGTTCAGGTTGCAGTCACGACGGACCTTAGGCACCTGTTTGGCGACGTGTGCAATCCAGGCTCGGGCCGCTTGTCGGGGGTTGCGGCGATCGATCTTGGGTCCCCAAGGGGAGGTTGTCCACCAAGGCCACATTTGGAGGATGCCGATAGCCTTTGGCCTGCCGTCTGCGGAGAAGGAGTGGTCGCCTTCACTCCCAGGGCAGAAGCCAGACTCGTGACACGCGGCTGCCAGCACCATCCCCCGCATCTCCGGGGGCACCTGGAAATCCTCTTCATAGCGGAGCATGTCCCGCAGCAATCCCCGATCGGGTTCCTCCCGGCTGCGGTTACACTGCATTGCACGGTCGAGAATGGCTGTCTCCAGAGAAGACTCCGGGGGGCGAGCAATCCAGCACGCATCATAGGGGGAGTAGAAGGGCTCTTGGACTTCGTCCTTCCCGGTGAGGAAGGACGAGATGTCAGGCACTTCTGGGGGATCTGGGATCTCGGTGAGTGTGGCGCTGTCATCCGGGTCGGAAAATTTGTTCCAGTCCAGGGCCTCGTGGGGTGCCTCCGAGCACGCCATGAGGTGGATGAGCACCAGTGCAATCATCGGGGTCTTCATCGATCAACCTGCTTCTAGGGTCCGGGTCTTGACCTCGGCCATGAGCCCCCACACCACGGGGTTGTAGGGCTGCCGGGCCTGCTCCCCGATCTGGGTGTGATCCAGTTCGGGATTCTTCTCTCGGAGTCGTCTCTCAGCTTCGTACTTGTAGATGCGGATGTTCGACTTCTCCGTCACGGTCCACGCCAACACTGCCCGAGCGACGCCAGCCAAGGGGTCCTCGGACGCTATCTGGTCCTCGTATCGGCTGATAACCGACTGGGCCACCTGCTCTGGTTCAGGGAGGGTCCCCTCATAGATGCCATCGAACAGGGGTTCCCAGGTGCCTTGGGTCTCATCCGAGACGATAAAGTTGGCTCCGTGGCAGAGCCAGAACACGTACTCGTCATCGGTGATGTCCGGCACCGTCTCACCGTCACGCAGGAGGCTGGCGGCTTTGAACACCTTGCTGCTGCGGGCGATTTTGGCCATCTGGTTCTGGCGGAAGTTTGCTAGACGATCCTTGCGGGTCCGCTTGGCCTTCTCTGCCTTCTTCGCCTTCTTCCGAAGAATCTGGTTCTTGTCCTTGCTCACGCCATGTCCTCCTTGAAACGGGCGATCCATTCCATGAGGCGGATGTGGACTTCTTTGGGCTCCCCGTTAGCGTCAATGACGCCTACCCGTCCGCCGGGTGCTAGGAAATGCCCTGCATGAGGGACCAGGTCAAGATAACGCTGACGGTTTCGCTTCTGGATGTCGAGTTTTTCGTAGAACTCGTTGTGTCCCGGTCGCCGGGTGGCCCGACCTAGTGCGACCTCGGGGTCGAGGTCAAGCAGAATCAGGTGCGTGGCTCGTGCTGGAAGTTGCCTGTGGAGGTCCATCAACCAGTCCAGGGGCCATGTTTCCTGTTGATAGACCAGAGTGCTCATCCAGGAACGGACGCTCACCACGTCACGTCCTTCGGCAAGGGCTGGGCGCACCTTCTCGGACAGCATGGCCATCCGGTCGGCCAAGAACATCGCGGCGTGAGCCTCAATGTAGGTGCCCTCCTTGAGCATCTCTCGGAGCAACTTGCCGGTGGGTGATGTGGAGTCCGGCTCGTTCACTCGAAGGAGTGGCCGAGGTCCTAGTCCCTGGACAAGCAGGTCCGCTTGGGTGTCTTTTCCCGAGCCGTCCACGCCTTCTAGCACTATGTACATAATATCCCGTAGTCATTGATGTTTTTGTAGCCACTGCACCACTGCATCCATCTCTTGGAGAGTGGCATCACTCTTGAGTTGATTAGCTCGATTGCTGATCACAACCACGTTCCCAAGGCTATACCCCAATAGTGGAACAAAGCGGTCTGGAGTAGGGAAAGGCCAGTAGGCACCACGGAGGCCCAAACTTACCCCTGCCAGCTTAAAGGCTTCTCATACTACACAAACCGCCTTAGGTTTGAGCCCCCGACTTTCTGGTGTCCCAGGAGGTGAGCTTGACTAGAGCAGGTTCCTCAGACGGTCAGGAACCTCTTCAGCCGTACCGGTAAACACAAGCGACCGGAGACGGCCTTCGAGGTTTTGAGCCTGGTTTCTGGTGCTAGCACCGCTACGTCGTAGGACAACTTGACGGAACATCGGAGTCACCCATCTATCCCAGGCAACTTGCCGACCTTGCAACTCGATGGTGTTGGCCAATCCCGTGATTAACCGGATGACGACCCCACGGTCACGAAAAAGTTGGGCGAGGTCCTTGACCAAATTCAAAGCGTCTTTTTTCCATACGTTCGGGTCCATGCCCCTACTACGCGGGCGAGTCATGTGTTGAGCCCCTCTGCTTCGTTATCGAGGGGCTCAACTCTGCTTGGGCAGCCGTAATAGTGGTGTACAAGGGCATCGGAGAACAAGATGGATGCTGCGCAACGTGAAGAGTGACTCCACCGAGGACCGGGACCACGTCCTGAACTGGATGGAGTACAACCGTTTCTACAGCTACATCGCCCCACTGGAAGTGCAGGACGCTCCTGACATTGCAGATGCCTTGGGTGAGCACCTGATGATGTGGGTCGCCCCGAAGGGCGACGCCCTTCTCGCCCAGTGGCAGAAAGAGCACCCCACGACTCTCTAACAGGTCCACACGATGAACATCATTCTCAACAGCTTCGTTCGACGGCAGGTGCCCAACAGCCGTTTCAGCCATACCATCCTCTCGGAACAGTCCCTTCTGTTCCTTGTGACCGAGGCCTTTGGCCAGGCCAAGCCCGGCTACCGCGAGGGTGTCCTGGTCGTCCCTGTGCCCCCGGCAGGCTTCTACAGTGCAACCGTGGACCTCAAGGAAGGGATGCACCTCAGGGCCACCTACGAGCCCCGCAAGGAGGGTGAGGAGCCCCGCCTGCACGTCGGGCTGGAGCCCCCTGTCGTCGGTAAACATCCTGGTGGTCTCGTCTACGACTACGCGAGTATCAAGCAGCCCGCCGTCGCTGTGGACATCATCCTCTACGCGAGCACAGTCCTGGCCGAGGACAGGGACAACGACCAGCCTGCCGAGGACGGCAACTGGGAGATCATTTCCATCAACGCTCGTCTCGTCGAAGACGAGGAGCCCATCCGTCCGGATACCCTGATGGCCAACCACTTCCACGAGTCCGGTGGCACCGAGACTCACATGACGGACAGTGATTTCGTCGAGGCCCTCCGCAAGAGCCGGGCGTACTGGAACGGGAAAATTCAACTCGGCTGAGGGGCTCAACTCTGACCCCTTTCGCGTAGTCGAGTTACTGGCACGCCCTCTCCCCTCGTTGGGGAGCCCCCCCTTCAGTGGGGGGACTCAACACCCTCTGACTTGGGGTTGGGGGGAGCGGAAGCCAGTATTGGTGGGTCCCGCCTGTGATCGTCCATGGCGGGCCAGGGGGCAAATGAAACCCTCTCTAGCTGGTTCGATTCCAGCCACTTCAAAGGGGGACCCACCATCCCCGCAGAACATGAGCCTCCCGCTAGCCCAAAATACAGAGGCATCTGTTGAGAAACAGACCAAGTACGGGTGCAAACCCCGTGCGGAATCTGGGGCTCAAGTTCTGCACCCCATCCGTAGTAGGGCTGCAACCAAGGAGCACACGACATGACCGACAGCATCCCTACCCTGACCGAGACCGAGCGTGAGCTTCAGAAGGTCATCACGACCGGTCGGAGCCACACCTTCGGTGGCAAGGTCACTCTGTTTCCGAGGGACTCGGAGTCCCTTCGGTACATGACCGAGCGGGCGTTCCGTGGCGGCCCGATCTACTCCCTGTTCGGGGGCTTCGAGGCCAACCAGGTCGTCGAGTGGGTGATGAAGATCCTCTCCGACCTCACTGAGAACAGTGTGGATTTCACCGAGGATCACACCACCCTGCCCTGGGGCACGGGCTGGGCAGAGGCCAAAGCGGAGATCAACCGCCTGATCGAGGCGAAGTTGGCGGAGGACACCGCCAACCTCCAGAACGACTACGACGGGGGGGAGACCCACGGTGCCTTCCGTGAGTGGAACCGCACTGCTCTGGTCGATGACGGGCTCATCACCGATCCCTGGGGCTGCAACTACATCGCCATCTGCCGCTGGTTCCTCAACAACATGACCCAGTTCATCGTGTTCACGGTCTACCAGACGGTTCGGGAAGCCGTCATCGACTCGGTCGATGAGAACCTCCTCGTCTGGGCCGAGGGCGTGAAAGGCAGCGATCCCCGCCCGGTGGCTGAGAAGGCATTCAGCGATGCGACGGCCAATCTGGGTGATTTCATCGAGGCTACCCTCAAGGGGTAGGGTGTGATCCAAACCAGGAGGGGCGAATGCCAATCATCCAAGCCATCATCGAGTCCGATCACCCTCCCTATCTTGGCTACGAGGGGTTCAAGGTCAACTACGCCAGCCTGAGCACCAAGGTGTGGGCCTCCGAGATCGTGACGTGGCTTAGTGAGTGGCGATGCTTCGTGGTTCAAAGTGACCTGGTAGGGGTGCAGTTCTACGATGGGGAGAGGCAACGGACCCTCGACCTTGATGTGGTGCACAAGGCCATCCAAGCCTTGGGTGACTCCCCTGCTGGCTACACTCTCGACTTCGGTGTCCTGAGCACGGGAGAGACCGCTCTCGTCGAGATGAACCACGGCTACTCCCTCGACCCCTACGGGCTGGACCCTGAATCGTACCTCAGGGTACTGGAGGCCTTTTGGCTCTCGATGACATCAACGCTCGGTTGATCCAACTCTACGCTGAGATCGCAGAACACTCTCAGACGATGTGCTCGGGCAAGCACGCGCAGGGGTGCCGTGTACCTCATTCCTGCTGTGACAAGTCCGTATGCCTGTTGGTGATTGAGGAAGCGAAGTGGAACTGGAACACAGTGCTACTCCCCACCGACCATCCCAGGTATCCTCTGATGCGCGAGGACGGGTCCTGCTCAGCGCCACCGCATTTGCGGCCCCTGTGTTCCGTCCACGTCTGTTGCATCTCGTCCTTCGGAGTACACCTGACGGATCACGCTTGGACGGCCCGGTACTGGTTGCTTCGGAACGAGATCGAGGAGTTGGAATCGGAAAAGTTCGGACGCGAGGGATGAAGCCATGTCGAACCGAAAGATCGCCCGCCAGGTATTCAAGGCGACCCACACGATGCACTGGAGGTGGATCAACGGTCGCCTGATCAGTCCCTCCGTCCGCATCGGTGGCAAGCTCTATCAGGTAGAGGTCCATCCTCCCAAACGTCCGAAGATCTTCCCTGTCGTTGTGGTCATCCCCGGTGGGGAGTTCCGTAGCATCAGTCCCTGGGGCTGGCCCAGGGACATCCTCCGTTTCTTCGAGGAGAAACGGAGGCAGCGGAAAGAGACCATCCGTCGCCTACTCGCGGTTGGCTTGATCGCCAAACGCAAGAAAGAGATCAACAAGCTCTAGTACGCGGTGGAGGAATCGAACCTCCTCCCTTCAGGATGTTTCGGTGTCGGCCGTAGATCGGGGAGCGACCCTCTTCCAAGGCTTCAGCCCGAGGCTTGGTCCGTGCAGTTCCAGATGGAAGGTTCCGGCCCCACCCACCCTTCTACTGCCTTCCTCAGCCTACACCTGATGCTCTACCGATGAGCTACCCGCGCATGAAGGGGGACCCAATCCGGGTCCCCCCTGGCGTTACGCCGCCACCCGATAGGGGTTCTGGCGTGGGGGGTCGTTGTCCGAGCAGGGGGAGGTCCATCCTCCCCTGGTCTGTGGCGAAAGCCGTGGCCTGGTTGTCCAGGTCCGGTTCACGCCAGAGGACGGTCTGTCCACCCTCGGGCAACATTTTCAGCAGACTCTCCTCGTTGGGGACCTGGTAGACGATGACCGTGCCCTGCTGAGGCCCGAATTGGAGGGACCACTGGTCCATGGCGTGGATGAGCTGGGCAGCTCTGCGACCCTCGGACAGATCAGCCCGGGTGACGAAGTACAAGCGGTCACACATCACGCGGCCTCAGCCTGCTCGATAAGCGGGGCATCGACCGCGACGAGCTGAACACGATCGGTTTCCCGATCGTACTTCAGCCGGACATTGCCGTTGTCGAGCCATGCCTGAGCGAGCACGTTGGCCAGGGCCTTGTCTTCGCTCGGGAGGAAGTCCTCAATGTGGAACCTGATCGTGCGGTATCCCGGCTTGCCCGTGGCCTGCTCGTTGTAGCTCCGTTCACACCGGAGGTAGGTCCGGCCGTTGAGCATTGCAGCAGCGAGGTGCAGGTGGCGACGATCACACCGGGTGTCCTCGCCCGTCATGATCAGGTACTCTGCATCCTGGTGCGCCTGCCAGCCCTGCTTGAGGAGCTGCACTCCCTTTTCAGGGTCGGGTCCACCATTGCCCTCAGCCCCCAAGGCACGGCCTTCACGGCGGAGCTTGCGGCCTTTAATGAACAGGCGGGTGGCGTCGTGACGCTGATCGTGCGTCGTGGTGGCTTGGAGATTGATCTCGTTCTTCAGTGCGCTGTGATTCACGGTAGACTCCGTTTGTTGGTTGGTGAGCGCGTCAGGGGACGGGGCTGATCAACCACGGAGGGCCGCGACAGGGCGGGACCTAGAAGAAGTGAATGCGTGCGTTGCGAGTCATCATGTCCCCTACCATAGAGTCTTCGATCTGAATGTCAAGCCCTACTAGCAGTTGGGATTGTTGTTCTGCGTGGGAAATCCTCGCTTGTTCTTCTATAGGAGCGATCAGGTGATGACAGGGCGAGGAGTTCATCTGCATGGCCGAGGGAATCCAACTCCGAATTACTCATGCGAGGCGGCTCCTGCCGACGCCACCGTATAGTACGAGTACACGACGAACCTCATCCATCCTCATCGACGACATCAAGAGTGATGAGGCTCGGCGGGGCCTCCGGTTGCCGGCCCAGTACGTCCCCTACGCCATGCCTGGTGGGGCTCCGGGCTACATCGACTTGGTGTTCACCTCTCTAGTGGCCCAGAGCTTCGAGACCGGGGACATCCGTGGACTCATCACTGATGGGGAGGTCACGGTTGAGTTCCTCGTGGGGAGCCTCATCAAGCAGGGGCTGGCCACCACTCGTGTGGAGGCCCTCATCACCCCCTACGACGTAGATGCCAACACGGACGTGGTGCTGGTAAACCCGGCGGTGGCTGGTGCGTTCACAGTCAACCTACCTGAAGGCTCCACCCACATCAGTGGCATCATCACCGTGAAAGACAAGAAAAACATGGCCCTGGCCACACCGATCACCATCAACGCCTTTGCGGGTGACACGATTGATGGTGCTGCAAGCACTACGATCTCCAGCAATCGCGGTGCCTGGACCTTCGTGTTCTCGGGCACCGAGTGGAGCATCGTCTGATGGCATACAACGTCACCGAAGAACAACTCCAAGAGTTGGTCCAGCAGGGGCTGGTGTCCGTTGCTGATTCCACGGAACGGCTGGCCATTGATCCGGCGATTGTGGACCAACTGGTCCTTGAAATCGACACGGGTGCCATCTACCGCTGGCACGCAGCCGTCTGGGAACTAGTAGGCTCTATCGCTGGTGGGGCTGGAGCAACTAACCTCGGTTACACTGCCTCGACCCGAGCCCTGACCTCATCGAGCGGTACAGGGGTCACCCTTCCCGAGGTCGTAGCAGCCGGTAACTCCGGGTTGGTGACTGGTACAGACAAAACCAAACTCGACGGGATCGCCGCAGGCGCTCAGGTCAACGTCGGAACTGATCTCGCTTACACCGCATCATCCCGGCTCCTTGCGAGCAGCACGGGGTCCGATGCAACGCTGCCAGAGGTCGTAGCAGCCGGTAACTCCGGGTTGATGACCGGTACAGACAAAACCAAGCTCAACGGGATCGCAACCGGGGCTCAGGTCAACGTCGGAACTGATCTCGCTTACACCGCATCATCCCGGCTCCTTGCGAGCAGCACGGGTGCTGATGCCACTCTTCCCGAGGTCGTAGCAGCCGGTAACTCCGGGTTGATGACCGGTACAGACAAGACCAAACTCAACGGGATTGAGACTGGGGCGACGGCAGACCAATCTGGGGCGGAGATCGTCACTGCTATCGACACACAACTGGGTAGCACCGACTGGCAAGGTGGTGGTGGTGGTGGTGGTGGTGATGTGGTCGCGACCAGCCTCACGGTCAACGGGCTCACACGTACCAAGACCGTGACGGTCACGGGGCCAGCCTCGGTGATAGGGGAGCCCGGTGTGACGTATCACGCGGACCTGAGAACCGGTGATGTGACCATTACTGCCCCTGACCTGCCGATGGCAGGGGACACACTTCGAGGCCGGCTCATCGCCACGGGACTGGGCACTTTCACCATCTGTGGCCTCTCAATCGTGCCCGGTGGGGGTACAGCGGAGTACATTGCAGGAGCTAGTGGCGTCCCAGCAACCTGGCGACTCGGAGGTGTGGGACCATGACCCTCCCTTTCCAGTCCCCTGATTTTGATGGGCCATTCATGCCCGACCCCTGGGTGGATTCAGCCCGTGCCGAGGCGAGAGCAATCACCCTTTCCACAGCCATTCCACCGGCTCCTGTTGGGGCAGCGGTTGCGGCAGCTACCGCAACTACCCTTTCCACAGCCATTCCACCGGCTCC